CTGCTGAATACAGTGTCCATTTGTATTGGAATTGACCTTCTTGTTTGTTAAGATAGTTTAAACTCTCTACACCCTTCGCAACGTTGCTAGGAATACGTGACTTATCTACATATTCATCAAAACGTTGCTTACCTACATAAGTTGCATAGAAACCACTTAGTGCAGGAAGAAAGATCGCATAATCGTTTTGTGTTGCTGTTAAGTCTTTATTCATTCGTTACTTGCTCTGTGCTGGAAGAATGTAATCGTATTTTACCATGCCGCTATCTACTGAAATCATCATAGCACCTTGATCCGAAATGCTCATAGTAATATCACCATCTAGATTAAGAATACTTTGAACTTGTGCTACTGGCCAACTCCAAGTGTGTTGAAGACTACCTTCTACACCGTGCTGGAAAACAAACTCACCTGCGTGTGTGCTTGCATCACCAAAGCTAAACACTAGATTATTATCCTTAGTAGTAACATTAAATGTAGGCTCTTCACTGTGTGCCGCACTCATTAGTTTCATACGTGCAATACTTGCAACACTAGGACTAAATGTTACATTCCATGATGCACCTTTGAACTTAACAGTTTTAAGTTTTTCCTCAATAATTGCTTTGTTCATAAAGCGGTAATCATTTTGGAAATCGCCTGCAGCGTTTTCAAAGTGAATGTGTGTAGGAACAACTTCACCGTTACGTTCTGCTTCAACTACTTCTAGTTTAGCATCTTTTTGGTATTCAGGATTTTTTAAATGCAATGCAAGTTTATCCAAATTAGGCATACCAAACGTGCCTTTAAATTCTGCTACAGGTGCATTTGTTTCACCTGATAAGATAACAGATCTATCATCTGCCATGCTTTCAACTGATGTACCTTCATCACTATTAATTTTAACTAGATTCAAAAAACCTAGTGCATGTGTATGAGCTACAATGTCTTGTAAAATATCTTTCATAAGGGTTCTCCATTTGTAATGTTTATTATATTATCGTTGCCTTGCTTTGTCAAGAAGTTTTCTACCGTGTATTTAGGTTTCCAACCAAGGGCCTTAATTTTTTCTGTGTTTGCGCAAGTAAACTCACGCTCTCCAGGGGTATTTAGACGAATGGGTAGTCCAGGTGCTAGGTCTTGAATCCTAACTGGAACACCAGTTCCTATATCTATTATACCTTTGACGTATTCTGCTTTGATTAATATTTCAATAGCATCGAGTACATCGTTTAAATGAACAAAATCTCTATAGTGTTTTGTTACATATTCTAAAGTTCCGTCTCTTAGTTTTTTAAAAAACATATTTTCTCTTGTACATGTATCCGAATAAACTGTATGAAAACGCATACCTAATGTGTTAGGATAACGTTCTGCTAATTCTTCTAAACAATACTTAGAAGCAGCATAAGGGTTTAGGTCAGGCTCATATGCACTAGAGCTACTTGCGTAAAGAATGCGTGTATCTTCAAACTTTTCAAAAAGACGTCTGCTTGCTTCTATATTATTCATCCAATAGCCTGCTGGATCTTTTAAACTTTCACGTACACCACTTTTACCTGCAAGATGTATTACAAGATCGACACGTTCCGGCCATTTATCAAAGTATAAAAGATCTTGATCGGCACCATCAGCAATGTCTATTGTATAAACTATATGCTTTTTACGTTGTAACCGTTTCAGCAACATTGAACCAATGAAGCCTTTATGTCCAGTTAAAAGAATTTTCATTTGTTTTCTCTTTCTACAACACTTTTTCTTAGTCCACTTGAACTAAATCTATGATCTCGTTTGTTAAAATATAGTTCTATGTCTCGTTGACGACAAATATCTTTACCAGTAAAATCTTTATCTCTATATTCTTCTCCAAGTATGCGAACGTGTATCTTATAAAGTTGTAGAATGTCTTCTAAATCTTGTTCTGTTCCGTATGGAATAATTTCATCAACATAACCTACAGCCTTTAGTTGTGTATAACGTTCAACAATAGTTTGAATCGGAGGGTTCTTATTAGGTCTATCGACACTAGGATCCATTTGTAAACCTACCATTAAGTAATCACATTGATCTTTTGCTTCCCTAAGCATTTGGACATGCCCAGAATGTAGTAGATCAAATGTACTACATGTAAATCCTACCTTCATGTTACCTCCTCTTACAGCCATTTTCCTGTAATCATGTTTTTAAACTCTCATATCTTATACATACCGCCTGAGTACCTATTGGAAAATACTCATCCTTAGCACCTTTCTCAAGTGCTAATTTTTCTCTAGCAATAAAACACTCATTGACAGTGTCAAAACGACCATACTCTTTTGCAATAGGGTGTCCGTGTGCTGTTAATGCAATGTAAACTAAAACCCATTCCATTAGTCTACCTCATAGTTTTCTGCTAAAGCTCTTAGCATTTCTATAAGCTCTCGTATAGTTGCTAGATCTTGATCTCTTTCTGTATCAATTTCTATTTCCATTTTTACTTTCATATTACTCTCCAAAGTCAAACAAACTGTTAAATGTATTGTGTTGCTTTGTATCTTCTAGCGGATAGTCTAACACACCAATTAAGTTTCCAAGTTTGTTATCGATAATTGTTTCTGCCATTGCTGAATCATCAAATGGCAGTTCTTTAAACCATTCAGGAATACGCAGCTCATCTGTTGGATAAGCGACACTTGTATAACCTAAAGGATTCTGTTTTAATTTGCATACAATAACTTTCATACCATCTACAATTTCTTGCGAATACTTGTCACCGTTCATACGTTTTAGTGTATTCCAGTTGATGCTTGCTCGTACGTGGCCTGGCATATTTGCCTTGCCTTGTTTTTGCTCTAGTCTCTGATAGTGTCCAATCTTGTTTGCACGTTTAGGCGAACCTTTCTCCCAACCTGGACGATTTTCAAACTCTTTTCTAAATACAGTTATACGTTCAAGTACTTCTTCTTGTGGAACATCTGTAAGCACCATAAGAAGAATTTCACTTAGAAACTCTTGCATAAACACAGGAGTATCTGAACGCCTCAAGTCTAAGCCCATTGCTTTTACTTTGCCTGGTTTTCCATCTGTGTCTGTTCTAAAGCCTTCGTTATCATAAACTAGTGCCGCATAACGCTTCTTAGTAATATACAGTCCGCTTTGTGCTACAATTTCTCTACCAGCGGCAATAACTTCTGCACGACTTTTTGGACAATGAAATGCTTCACCCATAAAGTCTGAAAATGTAGTATTAGCCGCTTCGCAAACTTGATCATACAGTGTTACCACAGTATCTTTATCAAAAGGAATTTTTCCTTCGTCAATATCATCTTTTAATACAGGATATGCACTAAAGTAAACCGAGTCTGTATCACCGTATATAATTGCTTTGCCTACATGATCGTATTCACCTGTAATTACTTTGTTTACTTCTGCACTCATATGTTTAACAATAGTACGACCAGTAAGTGTAGTTGATTGTCCTATCCTTTTGTCAAAAAATCTGCAACCAGGATTAAGAATGGCCCCGTAAAGAGAGTTAAGATTAATTTTCTTAACAAGTTGCCGTTTGTCCCAAAATGCAATTTCAGTTTCATTGCCTGCGTCTTTTGCTTTTTTGAGCATACCTTGTAGTTCTTTACGTTCTGCATACCACCTCTTTAGTAGTCCGGGAATAACTCCTTCGAACTCAGTTGTAAATATTGTACCATTAGATGAAAGCATCCAAGGTTGATTACTATCGAAAATTAGTTTATATAATTCAGCACCGCTTAATACATCGCTGGTTCCGTTTTCCCAATCCACAGTTAGTGCAACATCACGCTTCTGTTCCATAACAGCTTCATATTCTTCTGTGCTAAATCGTCCTTCCCAACTACCTGCAAATGACTTCTTTTTAAGTGTCATATCTTCGTGTACACGGGCTTCTGATATCTCTGGACGTATTTGTCCTATGATTGTTTCTGGAGCCATGTTCAGCGCACGAATCACACTAGGATATAGACTGTTCAAGTCCATTGACCCAATCCATTTATGCAAGCCTTTTTTAGGAAACGCAACATATGCACCTGCGGCTTGTGTGTTCTCATCATCACGTCTAGGACGATTAGGAACTTGTAAGCCTCTGTTATGTGCTTCGTTTACAATCGCTTGCTCTGTAACAGCAACAGCACCCATTGTAGTTTGTAGTAGTACAGTATTTGCATGAGCAAGTTCATTGCTAAGATCAATAAAGCGTAGCTTCTTGTCTAGTTTGTCTAGTAGTGCGGTATCTTGTATGTTATATTCGATAAATTTGCGGAAGTCATTGTTGTATAATTGATCTAATGTACCTTCATATGGTACTTTGTTTTCGCCTACTTCAATCTCACCAATAGCATCCAATCGATATGAGTGTCGTTCTTCGTATGTGTACTTACGATATAGTTCTAGACTGTCTAAATGCACACGACCTACTAAGTCAAATGTTTCTGCTTGCTTCCCATATTTTTCATATTCACGCTTCTTAGGAAGTTGTCCCCACAAACAAAAACGTCTTGTATCATCTTTGCTGAGTACACGACTTGTTCTGTTTACAGTGTAAGGAATATCATAACCCTCACTGTTCCAACCTGACAAAATATCAGCATCTTCAATCAGCGTTAAGAACGTGTCGATCATATCACCTTCACGTTCAAACAGCATTACATTTTCGATACCTTCAAGTTCTTTCTTTGCCTGCTCCATTGTAAGTGTCTTAGGCGGAACAGCAAGACAAACCATAGTTTCCATCCATTGCAAGTATACAGATATGGATGTAATGGGCATAAACGGATCACTAGGATCAGCAAAGCCTCGCTCCGGGTCAAAGTCTGTTTCAATATCGAAAAACGCAATGTTTAGTTTAGGAGCATCTTGGTTGAGATAATTCTCACTTAGACATTGAAAGATCGGATTAATATCGCTTTCAAAAAGTTCTTTGTTTTTATTGATGGCAACTTCTTTGCGGAAGTCTTTTGTGTTTTTACAAACAATACGTGTTAGGGGATCTCCGTACACACTTTTGTACTTACCACGCTCGTCTTTGTAGTAGAATGTGTACTTTGCTTGATACTCGTGAAAGTGTCTCTTTCCATCTTTACGCTCTACAACTCTGATGATATCAGAATCGCGATCAAACATAGCGTCAACGTAACTCATTTATTCTCCTTCGTTGCTTGTGGCCAACTTAACCTTCTACTTGCCAGGCAATTGCCTTTGGCGTTATAAAATATATAGTCTAGATAGGGCGATACTGTTCATAATTATGAACCATCCAGTTAGTATTAATACCCAAGGTAACTTACGTCTATATGCACCATAAAAACTTGCACAACTACCTACAAAGTAAAAGGGTAAAAATATATCTGGTCTAGGCACAAGTACAGTATATGTAAGTATAGCACTACCTATTATAACAGATATTGCACCTACCATTTCTGCATAGTGTGCAATCGGATCAGAATTCAAACTTTCTAACCAAAATTCCCTAATACTTTGCACTACTTGTCCTTACCGACTGTGACAACTAGTGTTTCTAAGTCATCAAATTCGTCAGACACTCTTTCCCAATCACCTTTTTGTGCAATTTTAATTGCTTTATTAATTAAACTTGGCTTGATATCAAGTTCTTCTGCTACGGCTTTTACAGTATCTTTTAAACCTAACTGTAAATCTTCTACTTCCTGTAGTACTGTAACACCTTCATTTACTAGTCTTTCTAGTTTGGCCTTTTCATCGGCACCGAAAACACGACTTCCCATAAGGATCTCCTTTAAATTTAAACACTATTATATTATATTATTGAGGTCTTGTCAAGAGCTTTTTTCGGCTAATTTGCGATAAAGCATTTCTTTGATAGATTCTTGAGAAAAGTCTTTCTTGTATTTCTCTTTGCGAGGAATGACTTTGGTTTTGTCACCGTGTGATCCAGCTGCACCACTTTTACGTAATGCTTCCATATCACGCCAATTAGGATCTCTAGCCTTTATAACTGGTTTCTTATTTTTCTTTGCCTCTTTTTTAGTTTCTGCCTTTTTAATTAAATCTAATAGTTCTTTCTTTAACATCGGATCTGCTAAAATTTTGTTTAGTGTATCCGAATATTTGTCTAATTCTTTGTTAAAATAACTTTGCTTCTTTACTACTGTTTTTGTTGTTTTAGGTTTAGGATCTTTTTTACCTTTACCTGTAAACACATTACTAATACCCTTAGTTAGTGCGTCTGGACCTAGTGCTCCACCAGGTTGTACTGATTTGTAACCTTGCTGGAAAGCATCTAATGGGCCTTCTTCTATGTTATTGTCTAAACTATCACCTACTAGTTTATTTCTAGCAGGATGTGGACTTTCGTTACCACCCGGCTTAGAGCTTTTTGTAAATGCATCTTTGCCTTTAAGTTGGCCTGCACTACCTTTCTTTTGTCCTTCTGTAAGAGTAACACCTGCTAGTTTAGCAAAGTCACTTATACTGTATTCTCTGTCAACAGGCATAGTTCCTTCTGGAACTTCCACACTTTCCTGCACGTAATTTTTGGTATTTTCCACACTTTTCTGCGGCAAAGAATCATTTGCTTGTGCTTGTAACTTAGCAAGATCTTCTGCAGGGTTAGTTGGTTCTATATTAAATAATGTATGTTGAAGTTTATGAAAATCCATAACTACATCTTTACACAGTTATCAACGGTCTTACCGCCTTTTTTCTTGGTGCCCATACGCTTGTAGCCTTTCCAGCATACTTTACCGTCAACACCTTTTTGCTTTTCTTCTTTTACGTTACGCCAGTTTGGGTATCCGCAATCTGAACATAAGTTTTCAACTTTCTTTGGTAAACCCTTATGCTTTGTTGCGGCAAAATCTTTAGCATCTTTCTTACTAATGTCTTTTGCTACTTTTGCAACTTCTGGACTTGCTGGCTCTTCTCCTTTTTTAGCGGAGTAAACCATACCCATAAATTTTTGTTGTGCTTGTGATTTAGCTTTTTCTACTAAACTTTTTTTTTGACTTAAATTTTCTGAAAGTTTATCTGATAAAGACTCTTTATAGCCTTTTTCTTTCTTAGCAATAGCAATAGCAGCCTTTTGTTTGTTGCTTTTGCCTTTGCCTTCGCTTACAGCATTACAATTACAATACTTACATGTTGGAGGACATGTGCAATCTTCAGCTTTAACATCAGAACCACAGCACTTGTCTGAACAATAAGTATCTTTGCCTTCGCCGATAGGAGCCATATCGTCTTGTGCTTCTTGATAGTCGAGATGATGATATACAGAACTTAGATAATCTGCAGCTTTAGTGATTTTAGATTGTACCCAACCTTCTAGCCCTTCAGCTTCGCTTACACCTTTGAGCATCTCATGTAACTTAATTGAATACTTAGCGGCTTTGTACAACTCGGCACGTGCCATTTGTACTTCGTGATCTTTCTCTGCTCTGTCTGCAAGATCAGCTAATCCTTCTTTTACAAGTTGGTCTTTATTTTTTAGTTCTGCTTCTCTCATTAGTAACTCCTACTAAGTATATTTATCTCTTTGCTACTTTGCCGCCCATCAAATTGTTTTTGATATCAAGTGCATTTTTTGCTGTTCCGTCTGAATTCTTTGCTTGCGGCGCTTCAGGAGCACCGTATTTGCCTTTTTTCTTTCCTTTTGCATATGCATATGTAGGATTTACGACACTTGCAATACTACCTGCTGAACTTGCACCTGCACTAGCGGCTTCTGTAATATCTTTTATTTTCATTTTTTACCACCCTTCATGTTTGCACACCAGTGATACATCTTACCTCGTTCACCACTATACTTTTTTGCTTTTTTACGTAAACTAGTTACACTTCCGCTACAACTAGCACCTGCCTTTTTGACTCTGCCTGGGCGACTCTTGCCTTTCACTTTACCGTCTGCAAAGTTTTCTGCAAGTTCGGCAACTTCATCTGGTACTTCAAATTGCCATACAGTTGCTTTACCGTCTTTTGCCATCATTGCTGTAAGTCTTGTGTTTCCGCCAATTAATTCTTTATAACCGTCGCTGTAAACAGCAACAATAGGCATTTCAACTGAACCTTTTTCTAATTGTGCTAACGCTCTTTTTTGTTTGTTTTTATCTAAACTTTTAAATGAATTAATATCTGCGGCATCTGTATTGTTGATATCACTTGCATCTGTAATAGTTATTTCTTTACCCTTTTTTGCAAGTTCTATCCATGCTTGTTTTCCAATCTTGCGAAACTCAGGATAACGCTCTGCTTCGTCCCATTCTACATCTAGTTGTGGTTTTACAAAGTTTTCTGCTATCATTTCTTCTAATGAAGTGTCAATCATCCTAACAGTTGCAAATTCTTCGCCCATAAGTCTTAGTGCATCAAATCTATGATGTCCGTTTACTATACGTCCTTTAGGATCAATAGTTAATGGACTATAGTTACCGTCTTTAACCTTACTTAGTTGTTTTTCTAACTTACGTAAATCTCTGTTTCTTTGTACACTTTTAAGTTTACTAACTTTAATTTTACCTAGTTTGCCTTGATTCTTTATTTGTGGAGGTGCTTCACCACCTGTAGGCTCATCATCAAAATGTGCATCTTGATAACCAGACGCATCTTGAACATCGTATCCTATACGTGCAAGTTGCTTCATTAGATACTTCGTTTCTTTTTCGCCAGCATACGGTGCAATAACAACATCAGGTTCGTCTACATTAGAACCTGCTGGCATTGACTTTAGATTTGCTAAATTTGTACCAATTTTATAGTGATCATATGCTGTGTCAGACTTTGCTAAGAATGTGTTCTTAGGGTTAGGTATTGCTTTTCCTTCGCTGTACTTTGCTTTACGCTTTGCAATGGTTTTCTTACGCTTCATTTGCGGAGTTTCTAATGCTGCAATTACTTCGTTATAACCTTTAAGCATACTCATAAAGGCATCATAGCCTGTACCACTTAGAACTTTTTCTACACCGTCTGCATTGTAATCTAAGTTATCAATAAAACCTTCTAGTCTTTGTTTTAATCTATTTTTAAGACCATTTAGTGTATATACACCTACGCCTTTAACCCATACTTCTAAGTTATCTGGGTCAAAGTCTTTAACATCATGTATGTCAGCATACTTGCCTTCGGCAAGTCCTAAATTAAATAGTACATTAGTTGACTTACCTTTTACTTTACTACTAAGTGTAGGAGGATTGCCACCCTTGTCAACCTTGTTACCAAACTTTCCTGCTTCTTTAGGTATTTGATTTACATCCACATCTACTGTAGTGTTTACACCTTTTACAATTCTACCATCTTCTGCAAGTTCTTTAAACTTCATTTCTTGCGTCCTCTGAATTGTACTGGTCCAGTCATGTACGGTTTTGAAAACCATAACTTAAACCATTCTGCATCACCAGGTTTTACACCTAGTTTCTTTTCTTTCTTTTTTAGTTCTGCGGCTGTGATAGATGGATTTTCATCTATCTTGTATTCTGAGTAGCCTTTGAATTCGTTTATGCCTGCTAACTTTTTGAGAACTTCGATGTCCATGCGTCTTTATCTCCTTTAGCGGCTGCCTTTCTTCTAGCGGCTATTTTATCTTTAACAGAATCTTCTTCTGGTGGTCTTTTCTTTGTTACAGTTGTACGTTTAGGTGTCTTTGTAACAAAACCTAGTATTTCATTTATATCTTCATCAGTAATAGTATATGCTCTATCACCTCTAGTTTTAATTTCTTTACCTACAAGCATTTTAAGAACACGTGATAGTTTATCTATATCTTCTTCTTTTTCAATAGCGTCTTGTATCATTTTAGTAAGAAATGATCTTAATGATGCTTTATTAACAACTAAATCACCTTCGTCTATATCTTTACCTTTAGCACGTTGATCGTCGACCCAGTCTTCATATTCTCGAGCACTTTGTACTTTGTCTGAATCTGGATCATAACCCATTGCTATAAGTTCTTCTGAGCTTTTGTTAGGTTTTTCAGGACGTATGCCTTCTGTTGCTGGCTCTTTATCTTTGATACCCATACCGTTACGCACAGCATCGTACATTGTTTGTGCTAGTTTAGGATCTGGTACACCTTGTGTAAATGCTTCTAGATTACCCTCAGCGGCAGCAAGTCTCATCTTGCTTGCACTCATTCCTTCGGCACCTTCTGCATCTGGGTCACGTGCTCCTGCACTTACAACTTTCAGTGTGTTAAATTCAAATGGTATTTTGCCTGATTTATCTGGCTTGCCATTGTATGTATCGAACATAGTTTGGAAGCCTTCTACTCTGTCGCTACCTGCAACAAATATAAGATCAGTATATCCTAAACCTTGGAGCATTTCTAATGCTTGCACTGGTGTACGAACACTTTGGTGCCCTACATTAATACCAGGAAAAAACTTTTTGGCAAACTTTAATTTAGTAGCAAAATCTAATGGATCTGTTTTTGGCTTTTGTGTTTGCGACAAGAACAAATAATGATCGCCGTCGTGCTTTTTTATTTGATCCACAAGTTTGCTATGACCAATTGTTGGAGGATTAAGTCGACCAAAAGCAAGAACTGCCTTTTTTGCTGGTGCTTCAAACAGTTCTCGGAGAAACATTAGTATTCCCCTTCTTCTATGTTCTTAATTTCCTCAGACTTAATACGTTCGATAATTGACTCTTGATCTACATCAGTAAACACACTTTGTGGAGGATCTAAATCATACTTTTTACAGTATGATTCCATTGCTGATTTTACTAAAGGCAAAAGAGCTTCATTAAAATTAATATCTTCACCAGCTCTAAACTTATCTGAAAGTAATGACATTACAGGATAGTATTCTTTTCTGTAAAACATGGGGTCGTTTTTCATATAACATTGGCAATCTTGTGCAACGTCATATGGTAAAGTAAATTCGTCTTTTTTATCTAGTTCAAAAAGTTTCATATTACCACTTCCTACATGACCAGTAACGTGCCTTAGTTCTTGGACCCGGGTTATCACAGTTGTGTCTAGCACGGAATGAACGTCTACGTGCTGGATTTGACTTTTTAATCTTCATGTTAGGATCGCCAAAATTAACTTTCTTTACATTCTTGGTCTTTGGGTCCTTAACATATACTTTGAACTTCTTAACATCACCACGCATTGGCTTGCCTAGCGGAACCTTACGTCCTTGATATTCTGCTTCGTCAATAATATCGTCATCATTATACCACATAACGCCATATTCTTCAAAAAAGTCATCACCGTCATATGTTTCTTCTGTAACAACAGCATCACCATCAGTAGATATTTCAATATCAAAATCTTCATACCCTTCACTGAACATAAGATTTGCTAGTCTATTAGCATACTCGTCTGCTTCATCTTCTTCTAGCAATCTTGGTAAGGGAATTTCAATTACTGTAGCACCTTGCTCACTTTCGTATATCTCTTGACTAGGAAAAATAGACTCGTCTAATCTATTAACTTCTTGTTTTTCCATTACTATTCTTACAAAATGTTCCATGTTGTTACCTTAATGATTTAAATTAATACTATTTACAGTGCCATCAGTCCAATTACTAACATAAGCTCTTACCCAAACATAGTTGCCTGTAAAGTTATATATGTGTGAGCCTGTATTATAAACACCGCTATCGTCGGTGCTAGTAAGTTCTGTATTTGAAATAGTAAACCAATCATCTGCGCCAGGATCAACAGCAAGTGTACCCTGCATTTGTATAGTTCCTTGGAACCCGCTCACTGTATATTGTACAGTGTGAAGACCATCACTACGACTATAGTAACCGTCCCCTTTATATTTGTCACCAGTATGGGTCTGTACGCTACTATCCCCTACGTGTGTTTGTGTTGATAAAATTGTTTCACTATTGCTCGGCATATAGTTATTTATCTATATTTTGCGTACTGATAACTCTTTGGACAGATTGGAAATTATGTCCAACAAGTAGACTGATAAGTTGTAAAACTTTTTCATCTCTAACATACATATACAAGTTGGGGGCAAATCCCTTTTTTACTTCTTCTAACGCTATTCTACCAATTTTTACTTTGTCCGAGTTGCGTGTAATCCAATTATGAAAGTTCTCATCTATAGTTCTTGCATTAAAATAAACTTTATATTCGTAATCAAACGGTCCGTTGACTAATAAAACATTTTTTTCAAGCAAGTTTAAGTGCTTTAAATTTGGTTGCCATAGTTCGTCTATCGTGATTTTACTACAAACATTATTAATAACACTATTACTGTTAGTATATAAGCACATATCATTGCGCTCTATACGTAGTTTATACTCGTCGTGATCAAAATGCGAAAATAGGTTTAGTAAGATTTTTGCATCATCAAAATGCCTACGGTCAATATAACTTGTCCTATTAAACCCCCAAGTTTTAACAATTTGATGCTTATCGTCTACCATTTGCTGTAGTAGATCTATTTCTTTGCGAGCATAATTTAGATTTTTATCTCTAAAAATAACAGCAAGCTGGTTGTGTATTACCAGCTTGTACAGGTACTTGTTATAGAAAAGTTTTTTAGTTTCAAAGTTCAACAAGTGATTCCCCTAAACTTTCCAAGTATAGGCTTTCATCATCTTCGTTGAATTTAATTGTTACACTACCGCCAGATTTTAAATTACCAAAGAGTAATTCTTTTGATAGTGGACGTTTGATTTCATTATCAATTACTCTTGCTAACGGTCTTGCACCCATTTTAGGATCGAAACCTTTATCTACAAGATAGTCTAATGCTTCAGAATCAACTTCGATCTTGACTCCTTTATCTTTTACCATGTCTTTAAGTTCAACTAAGAACTTACCAACTATCTTCAACATAATTTCTTTAGAAAGTTTCTTGAATATAATAGTTGCATCAAGTCTGTTACGGAATTCTGGAGCAAAGAATTTCTTAAGTGCTTTATCTTCATATTCTAATTCAAACTCGTCGTTGAATCCAATTAGATTTTTCTCTGCATCACTTGCACCTAGGTTAGTTGTAAGGATAAGAACACAATTACGTGCATCTGCTTCTTTACTGTTACTACCTGTAACTTTACCATTATCCATTAACTGTAGTAATATTTGTGAAACATCTGGGTGTGCCTTTTCGATTTCATCTAACAGTAACACACAGTTTGGATTTTCTTGTAGTTTTGTAATTAACTGGCCAGCATCTTCTTCGTAACCTACATAACCTGGAGGCGACCCAATTAGTTTAGCAACACTGTGCTTCTCTTGATATTCACTCATATCAAAACGGACTAGTTTTACACCTAGTTGTTCTGCTAGTTGCTTGGCTGTTTCTGTTTTACCTGTACCGGTTGGCCCCATAAAGATAAAACTACCAATTGGCTTATCGTCAGGTTTAAGACCTGCTTGTGCAACAAGAATTTTATCAACAATTTTATCAATTGCTTCGTCTTGTCCATACACCGCTTTTTTCATGTTGGTTTCTAGATGTGCTAGATTACTTGTTTCTTTCTCTGCAATATTTTCAACAGGCATGTTAATCATCTTAGCAAGTTCAAATTGAATTTCTTCCTCTGTTACTAGTTTTTCAACTTCAGGATCTTTCAAATTAAATCTACTACATGCTACATCAATTAAGTCAATAGCCTTATCAGGAAGTTTTTTATCTGTTTGATACTTTACACTTAATTTTACAGCAGCTTCAATTGCTTGCTCTGTGATTTGTGTTTTGTGATAGTCCTCATAGTACTTTTTAATACCACGTAGAATATCTTTTGCTACTTCTGCATTTGGCTCGTCAACTGTAACACGTTGGAAACGGCGCATCAATGCACGATCTTTTTCAAAGCTCTTACGGAATTCTTCCCAAGTAGTTGAAGCAACAACTTTTAAGTTACCTTTTGCAAGTGCTGGCTTTAACATATTAGCCAAATCGTTTGATTTGTCTTGCCCGCCTGCTCCTGCTCCGCTCATCATATGAGCTTCGTCGATAAACATTACAGTTTTGCCTTTTTTCTGTAGTCCTTTGATGACTAACTTTAGACGTTCTTCAAAGTCTCCACGATATTTAGAGCCAGCGAGCATAGCACCAATATCTAGATTGTATACTTCATACTCTTTTAGGAATTCTGGTACATCGTCATTTACAATTTTAAATGCTAAACCTTCTGCAATAGCGGTTTTACCAACACCTGGATCACCAACTAAAAGTACATTATTTTTTTGACGGCGTCCTAGTGCAAGAGCAATAGCATCTAGTTCTTCTGAACGTCCGATAATAGGATCTACACGTTGTTTTCTTACTTCGTCGTTTAGATTAGAAGTAAATGCACGAAGTGCTTTTGCGGCTGCACCGCTTAATTCTTCATCATCAAAGTCTTCATGCTCATTCGAAATGTAATCTGCAAATCTGTCTTTAGAAATGCCTGCTTTTTCTATCCAATATGTAGCAATAGATTTCTTTTCATTTAGTATACTAATGAATACATCGCTTAGTTCTATTTGATTACGACCGCTAAATAGAACTTGAGTAAACGCTCTGTTTAGAACACGTTCAACAGCCTGTGTTTTTTTAGGCTTGTGCTTTGTTCCGTCAACTTTAATATCATCTAAAGCGGTTTTTAAATGATTTTCTAAATTAGATTTTATAAAGGCAGGGTCAGCACCATAACCTGTAACTATGTTTTCAAAGTTTTCTTCGCAAAGCATAGCGAATAGAATATGTTCAACTGTAACATACTCGTGTTGAAGTTTTCTAGCATCTGCGATTGCTTTTTCAAATACTAATTGTAGTTCTTTGCTTGGTTCAACCATGTGGATATTTTTTCCTTAATTTTATTTGCTTCTTTCTTGCCATATCAAGTTTAAGGCGAGATACACGACTAGTAAATTCGATACCCTGTAAGTGATCGTATTCATGTAAAAAACATCTTGCATCTATATCGTATAATTCTATTATACATTCTTTTTGCTGTGTGTCAAGATATTTTACAACAATACCTCTAGGTCTACTAACCTTTAAAAACAAATTTGGATGACTTAAACACCCTTCTGGCATAGATTCTGCGTTTACTGTTACTTGCTCTATGCTTGGGTTAATAATTGTAAGTGGACTATTATCTTCTAGCAAATGCGGCTTCATAACAAAAATTTGTCCATTGAACCCAACTTGATTTGCACTCAATCCTATTCCGCCTTCTTGCTCCATAATTTCAAGCATTTCTTTGGAAATTTGTTCGGCATCGTGCTTTTCGAAATCAAAAGGATCTACAACCTTTTCTAACCACGGATCTGGAGATTTAATCAGTTTCATTGTTTATTATCTTTTTCATACTTTTTATATACTCTAACACCTGTGGGTTATCTATTTGTGGTATATGAGCATTTATTATTATATATGCGTTTCCACGCACACCATTACGTCTGTCTGGTAAGCCATGTTGTGCTATATTAAATCTACATCCTACCTTCGTTCCTTTAGGTATTTTAAGATCTAACTGTCTTCCTTCAAGTGTATCTACTATTATACTAGTTCCTGTAATTAAGTCAAGAGCATTTACAGAATATTCTCTATAAAGATTTATACCATCTCTTTGCCAATCTGTGTGAGGTAGAATTTGTATTTTAACATGTAAATCTCCTCTAGCAAATTGTAAGAAATCATCTCCTAAGCCTCCATATCTTATAGTATCACCATCTCTAATACCAGGAGGTATGTTTATCTCAACTGTTTCGGTGTTGCCGCTTCTTAATTTATAACTTGCAATTAGATTCTTACCTTTGAGAACATCTTCAAGTGTTACTTTAGCGGCAATAGTAATATCCTTGTTTCTACGAGGAGGTGGTCTAAACGGGTCTGTACCGTTTCTAAACATTTGACCAAACAAGTCCTGTATGTCAGGATTGACATTGTTAAAATCAAATCCTCTCTGATACTGTCCAAATTGGGGTTGAGGATTATCGTACTCAGCTCTCTTTTGCGGATCAATTAAAGTTTCATATGCATCTTTAATTTGCACAAACTTTTTACTATCACCGCCTTTGTCAGGATGATGCTTTGCCGCTAATTTTCTAAAAGCGGTTTTAATTTCTTTATCGGTAGCTGTTTTAGATACGCCTAGTACGGAATAGTGGTCCATACTATTACTTATTGATTATGCTGTTACTTTTTACTAGTTCCGGTGTATAAACCAAACCATGCAGCACCAGCACCTACAACAATACTTACAAGTCCTGACTGTTCCATTGTAGGATCTTCAATACCCATGTACCAAATTACAACTTTGTACAGCAAGTAAATGTATGTAGTTATAAAAATGCGTGGAAAAATTCTCCAACTGTCAACAGCTTTTGCTAGATCAATCCATGATTGAAATCTATTTTTTGAACTGTCTACTGTATTTGTATCTACTTCTAGTTCTATGTTTACTTTTTTTGTTTGAATTTCGTCACTCATTTTTTCTTACCCTCTAATTTCTTAATTCTAGCATCTAGTTCTGGCCAAACATCAAACTCGTGTAGTTCTTTACATGGATGGCTATGCTTTTCTAGTTTAATAATTCTAGTTTCTAGTTCGTCGATCTTACGGGCTATATTGGGATTTACTTTACGCCAAGCATGCGGATCTTGGTTAAACCAAGTCCAACCAAACTTGTCTCTAATGCTATCAAGTAACCAATCCCATTTACCGTATGCCCAAAGCGCAATACGTGTATCTCTAATCCATGCAATGAATAAAGCACCAAAGATACTACCAGCTATTGCTGTATAAATCCATAGACGATCACTCGCCATGCGTTCTATCATTTCCCACATAAATGTGCCCTCTTTTGTTATACTGTATTTATTAAAAAATAAGGGTATTTAGGTAGAAGATAGCAAACATTGCAAGTAATGCTGATATTTGTATAAGGGTAGGAATAGCAACAAACAGTTTCATTACACTAAAGTCACTTTTTCGGAAGTAATCGGTGTTCTCCCAATTTTTGATATCCTTGGGTGTTGCTTCAGTATAATTCTTTGTTGCCATTTTTTAGTTGTACGTTGCGGCGTACATAATTAATAAAGGTAGTGCAAGTGGTGTTGTTAACATGAAAACAAAATTAATTGCTTCACAAAATTTACAAACCTGCTCGTTCTCCTTTAGTTTCAATATTAATGTGCTCATTATCTCCGTTAGTCCTGTGTGTTTCGTTTGCCATATTTCTCATAGTAAGGACATAGTGTAAGTCATGCATAGGTGCATACTTCAAATAAAAGTAACTTACTACGATACTAGCAAAACTTATTAAAATAAATTCCATTATATGTTTACTCCAAATAATGAAATCACAAAAATAGCCACAAGAAAAGTTACTTCAAGATGATCTCGAATTTTCTCATAGTCATATTTTTGAAATTTCACTTTATAATAATATTAGTAATTTTTATATTATAATATAACAATATAATATATTTGTCAACCTTATTTATCAAAAAGTTTAAAAAGTGGGTATATTATGATTTTAATTAATATGCTCGGAGCGAGATTTTTTTGCGGTGTGTGTAACACCTGTACGTGTTACATATGAATCAGGAAGAATACCTTTACTTCCGCATTTGTCATTTAAAACGTCTATCAAGAACCACATACTTACAAAACAAACAATAGCTAGTAAGACTGTAAGTATTATGATAGTCATCATTCGTATATTATTTTTATACCTCTACGAATAAGTTCTCGTCTAACTTTATTTTTAATTTTTGGTTTAGCAGATAGACTGTTTAGATATTCTATTAGTTCTTCTTTAGGTGTTTGTTTTAGATAGAAATGGACCTCTTTGTTTTTACCGGTTGCTTTATCCCTTATTGAATGACTGGGCTTGAATTTTTCCGGCACTATTTAGGTCCTCCGTTATGGCCAATCATGCTGTCATCTTTTTTAATCATGCTGTCTAAAAAAGTGCCTTTTCGACCTGCTTTCTTTTCTTCCCAATCTTTAATAGCACGTTGAATACTATCTTCTGCTAGTACAGAACAGTGTATTTTGATAGGCGGCAATTCTAATGCTTCAGCAATTTCTTTATCTTTTATCTGCTTTGCTTCTTCGATTGTTTTGCCGATAAGCATTTCGACAAACATACTACTAGATGCTATTGCACTTCCGCAACCATAAGTTTTAAATTTTACATCTTCTATAACTTCAGTTTCTGGATTAAGTTTTAGATCTAGTTTCATAACATCACCACATGCAGGAGCACCTGTCATGCCTATAGCAACGTTTGGATCGTTAGGGTCAAACCGACCTACCCCATGAGCGCCTGGGTTATTTGTAACCTGCTCAAATCGGTCGATTACTTTTTGTGAATATGCCATAATGTATTGAAAATTAATTAGTGTATATTATATAACACTAATGTATTTATGTCAACCTATTCAGGTTGTGTTTCTTCTTGCTCACTTTCGTAATATTCTTTGTAAGCATCTATAATTCTATTTTGCTTTAGCATGTATGCACGTATTTGTGCATAATTCATTCTAAAGTTTTCATAGTTTTCATCGGTCAAACCTATTAGCACAGGGTCAATACCTTTTGCTTCTAGATCTGCAAAAACCTGCTCTGCATTTTCTCTGTTAATTATAATCCAGCGAACTTCTTCCAGTTGTGCAGGTTCGGGTAGAGGTAAATTTAACGGCTGTCTTGCAACTTCTGTTTTTAATACTTCAACTGGCTTGATAGTACTACATCCACTAATAAGGGACGTAGTTAGGATTAGCAAGCTCAGGACAAACAGTGTTGATCTGTGACTTCTTTGTAGCATTTAACTCCTCTTCGGTTAATTCGGCGCCACCTATTATTTCAAAGCAACGTCTTTCATTAACTTCATCTTTATTTAATATACGCTCTATACTTAATGGTCTTTCAACTGATAAAGCGCCTATATCTCTTTCTACTCCAGACGCATTCAACTGGTTAAATTTTTCATTTAAATTATTGATATTTGTCTGTAACATTCTATTTACATCTTCTAAGTCATTACGTACCTGAGTAATGGCTTCAAAGTCTCTTTGTTGTTGTTCTATTAGTGCTTGTTGTTCCTGTATTCCATCCTCAAGTTTTACAATATTCATCTTTGCTGTGTCAAGGTCGCTTTGTAACTTCTTGACATACCAGAAGCCACCGCCTGCACTAGCAAGGATAATTAAAAATATTGCAATTCTTAGACTACTAAACATTAACGTGTTTGCCTACTACTTCAATTAGATCTTGTACAGTACCAATATCAAATGTTTCCTCTTCTGGAATTTCAATATCAAGTTTTTTAGTAACTTGCACTACAACATCAACTATATCTATCTCATCTCCGTCTAGATCATCTAAAAAATGACTTGCGGGAGTGAACTCTTTTTCAGCACCGAAATGATCTTTCAGTACTTGCATAATAACATCTACATACATAATTTTATCCTAATAGTTCTCCGAGTGTAGCAGGACCAGCAATGCCGTCAGCTACTAGGCCTTTGCTTGCTTGCCACTCTTTTAATACACGTTCTGTGCCAGGTCCAAAAATACCATCAGCACTAATACCTAGTGCTTCTTGCATCATTTTTACACCTTCACCTCTGCAACCTTTGCGGAGCACTCCGATATCATCAATATCAAAGTCATCGTCTCCATTATCATCTGCAATACTTACAGGGTTGCCTAAAATTTCCATTGCAGATACATAACGTTTTTGACGATCGGCTAACCCAATGTTACCACCGTTAATTTTCTTAGTCATTTTAACAACGTCATCAGTATCAGCAATGCTGTTTAAGTTGTTTGTATCCCAGAACCAGCATGCTGATTCAACAGCACCTTTTTCTGTAGCAACATACACAGCTGCTTCTTCGGCAGACATATTAACTGATGCTCCAAACCGTGTATAATTCTCACGTCCAGTTAACTGTTTTAAACCACGACCACGGAACAACCAACCGTCGCCTTCTTTAACATTGCCCATCTTGTATTTACGGAACTCGTCCATGTATACATAGTTTGCAATTTTCTCTGGGTTTCTTGCATATTCAGCAGCATTACGCTTTGGCGGCGCACCAAAGTAGCGACCAAATACAGCATTTAATGCTTTTTCACTATAATTTAGATTTTCTTGTAAACTTTTGAAGTTTCCACTTTCATGAGCACATTGACTTAAAAAGTGTGCTACTCTTCGCTTAGTATTAATTTCATATTTAGGCATAATTGCTATCAAAGCATCATACCACTTATCCACATCTTTATTTCCTGGGATTATTTTTGCAAGGTGATCTCTAGTGAATTCAAAGTCCATATTTCTTCCTGTTAATGCTACTTACGTAGTCTTTCTACAACTAGTGTATTGTTACTATTATCTAGCGATAGTTTATTACCATATTTAGTAATGTTGTAATCGCCAAGGTATTTACTTAAAAAGATAATTTCAGCAAAATCATCTGTATTAACTCTTTCGTTTATGTTTGCGATAGTGTTTATCGTTTCTCCAAAATCAATGACTCTAAATTGGATTGGTTCTGCATACACTTTTTTAAGTGTTAGTACGTCACCTGTCATATACGATTCTTCTAAGTAACTTTTGTTAAAGAAATCTTTGTAATTATTTAGACGTGTTTCTTGGATTTTAATATCGTAAGTATTACTGTCTAATGGAATCTCTTCTGCAAGACTATCTTGCGTAAGATCTTTTGATTTAAAATTTTTGTAGTATCTAAATTTTAAACTTTCTATGTCAGACAGTTTACAAACACCGTCTGCAATTTCCATAACTTGTTCTGGAATATGTTTTGATCTTTCTACTTCTACAAAAACTTTATATGTGCCATCACTTTGTTCGCCTGGTGTAGCATCAGCATCTAAAACAAAGTCATACCCTTTTTCTAAAAAATTCATTAGATCATTAGCCGCTTCTTTTTCCTTAACACTAAATGCTAATGTTACTATGTCTTTATCTTCCCCCATTTTTGATTTGAAACTATCAATTTCAAAAATGTCGTAGACCATGTTTTTTAAATCTGATTTAAGTAAACCCATTAGGCTAATTCTCCTGCTGGTTCAGGTGTTGCTTCTACGTCGGCTTGCTGTGGCTCTTGTTGTGCTGTTGCTGGAACAGCAGGTTCAGTAACTTGCTCTTTGTAACCACCGTAAATATCTGCAAGTAAACTCTTAGGCATTTCAATGTTTACAATCCATATAGGTTTACGATCAAGTTTACCTTTTTTAGTGCCGTCACGCATGTCGCTAGGTTTCTTAATTTTACGGGGTACAATTATATCATCTTTTTGATAAGAAACTTTGCAATCATAATCTACTAAACGCTTGCCACCCATAGGATCTGGCATGTTGTTCCGATCCCACATAAACTTACAAGATACCCAATGTCTTGTTATATCAGGACCTTGTAATAATTCACCATCTTGCCAGTTATCATATACATACAGGTCTAGTTCATCTAGCACTCTTTCAAAGTCTTTTAAGATTTGAAACGCCGAATCGCTATTATATATGTTTTCAACATTTTTTATAATATCTAAAGTATCTTGCATTTGTACTCTCCGCTATACTTATTTATCGTATTTAAGATCATAACAGACAGTTTTTCTCTGCTGATCAAATGGTAAATACTTTTGTACAATATGTCATTGTACACTATTCCATAGGAGGAAACTTAATGGGAGCAAAAAGGAAACAGCGTAATAACGCAAATCCAAACTTTCAAAATGTCGTAGACATTAATTTTCACAAAAAACAATCTAAAGAAATACAAATATTACCCAGAAATAGAAACCAAGAAGCATACGTGTTAAAGTTGCTCGACCAATCAAAAGACATAGTCTTTGGCGTAGGTCCTGCAGGAACAGGCAAAACTCTTTTGGCTGTGCAAGTTGCTGTAAAACTATTTAAACAAGGCGTAATAGATAAAATAATTGTAACTAGGCCCGCTGTAAGCGCAGACGAAGATCTAGGATTCTTACCAGGTACATTAGAACAAAAAATGGCACCTTGGACAAGACCTATCTTTGACGTACTAAGAGACTATTTTAGTGCGAGAGAAATAGAAGGCATGATCGAAGAACAAATTATAGAGATTGCGCCTTTAGCATATATGCGTGGTCGAACATTTAAAAGGAGTTTTATATTAGCTGACGAAATGCAAAATACCACACAAAACCAAATGAAAATGTTACTTACTAGACTAGGCGAAGGCTCAATGATGGCCGTTACAGGCGACTTAGCACAAGCTGATAGGCTAAAGGACAACGGTTTATTAGATTTTATGAAACTGTTGCAAACAAGTAATGTATCTTATTTGGACATAGTCCAGTTCGAACAGGGAGATATAGAAAGACATAAAGCTGTAAAAGAAGTACTCCAAATATATGGAGACGAATAATGAAAGGGGCTTTATGCCCCTTTCAATTCTTCAGCTAGTGGGAAAATTTTTGCAATAACTTCTGCACAAGCATGAGCAATTTCCATATGCTCTTTTTGTGTGCCGTTAGCACCTCTTAATTCTATGTAGTGAATCCAGCTACGTAGTGTACCATTCATATACAATCGTGTTTTAGTAAGTCCTTCTGGTAATACTTTGCGAGCTACTTCTTTTGCAATACCGTTTTCAATAGCCCAATCATAAGCTCGGCCTGCTGTGAATATTACATCCTGTTGTAATTCTTCCCATTTTACCATAAGTTCAGCCATACCTTCTTGTGCCATATCAAGTTCAATAGAATTTTGTCTGTTTTTATTATCCTGCAACCGAGCTTCACTAGTAATAAAGACTTCATCGCCCATTTGTCCCGGCTCTGCATAACGTTGACTAAACTCTTGAAAGGCAAAACTACGATGACGCACAATCTGATGTGCAATATCACGAGTAGTATCTATTTCTAAACAAGCATTTACCATCTCAAGCGGTGACCAGTGTGCATGTTTAATTAAATATTTTACAAGTTTTTCACTTGTTTCTGAGTTCATTTGATTTGCAGGGTTTGAAACCCTAGCACAAAATGCTACAAGGTCTAATAAATCGTCGCTGTTCATACCTTCAGCAACAAAGTCTTCAGTTGGTTTTGTGTAACTAACTAGTCGTACGTTCATTAATTTTATCCTCTCCGTATCTTCCACGATCGCGATTCCCGTCGCTATTAAGTTCAGTTATATCTTGCTGTACTTCTTTATAATTCTTTTTACCAAAAATACTATTCCAATTATCAGTCATTTGTTTATCGGAAATGTTTTGGGGCCTACGATTACTGCCTTTACTCATGTTATGTCCTTAACCGGTATAATACCGAATTCTTCGTATTTGTTAGGATACTCATCCCATTCTTTTGCATCTGGTAATGGTTCCTTTTGATCTATTATGTTTATGTTCCAATCAGAAACACGTCTATTAATTTCATCCCACTTTTCTCTAAGTTCTGGACTAAGCTCTGATTCAGATACTATAGCATTAGCAGGACACTCAGGAACACAAACACCACAGTCTATGCATTCATCCGGATTAATTGCTAAAAAGTTTTCTGCTTCATAAAAACAATCTACTGGGCAAACAGCTACGCAATCGGTATGCTTGCATTTAATACAATTATCTGTAACTAGATAGCTCATTATTTTACCAAACTAGTTAAAATAATAAAACCAAGTACTAACCACATAGTAATACCAATTTTAACTAATTGATTAGTTTTCTTTTTACCTGCAATTAATCCTAAAGTTTTTAGATCTTTTTTTACACTCATAATCTTGCTAGTCTAATTAGCGTTGCCGCTAAGTTAATTTCTGGATCAACGACCAATGTATGATCTACTAACCCCTGCTTAATAATTAGCACAGCTTGGTCTTGTTGCTCCTCAGATCCGAACAACTCAATGTTATCGTACAACCAACGATAAATTTCTTCCATCTCTTCTGGACGTACAGCACCACAAAGCATTTTACGTGCTTCTTGAATTTTGCCTGCTTTAAACAGTTCGACCATGTCTAGTTTCCAATCAGCTTCGCCCGTGTCACCTTCATTAGGCTTTAGCAAACTGTTGTCTTGCACATTCATTTGTACTGTGTTAATACACTTACGCAAGTCTGGATATGTTGCTTTTACATAGGTATCGAGCGTATCCAAATCAGGAGTAACACCTTCGGTAATAAGGATTTCAGCAACTCTAGCTGTGAACTCAGTTTGGTCAATTTTAGCAATGTGGAAACCTTGACACCTACTATGCAAAGCGGGTATAATACGATTTGGATAGTTACAAGTAAGAATGAAACGAGAAGTAGTATGATACTCTTCCATAACACCACGCAACGCCGCTTGAGCGTTGGGAGATAAGTAGTCAGCCTCATCAAGTAGCACCACCTTAAAGTCCCCAAATGGGATCATCTGTACAAAGTTTACAATTTTATCACGAACATCATCTACTGAGTTTGTTCGCGATGCGTTAATTTCTAGTATGTCTAGATCATTTACATCAAGTTCGTTAAAAAGTAATTTAGCAAGAGTAGTTTTACCAATCCCAGCATTGCCACTAAAAAGCAAGTGCGGAATAGTTTTATCTTTGATCCACTGTTGTACTTGCTTCTTTTGTGCGTCATCTCTAAATACATAACCATCTACATTTTTTGGACGATATTTTTCTACCCAAAGTTCTTTCATCGTTTAAGTCCTAATTCTTTATATGCTAATTGCACACCTCTAGATTGAAAATAAGCATCAGCAAGTGCATTGTGTAAATCACTTTGTCCTAGTAGTTTTCTAGGATCTGTTTCACAACAACCAAACAGTGTTCTGCTATCTTTAATCTGCCAAAAATTCCAAGGTATAGGTTTTCCAATATTCCTATACATATCTTCAATAATAGTTATGTCAAACCCATAACCATGGCCCCAAATTGTGTCTACACCTACTGACCATTTGCTAAGTTGCTTCAGTGCTTCTTCAACAGTAATACAGTTTTCTTGATCAAACGCTTCTTCCATTACTTTAGGATCTTGTTTGCTCCACCATTCAATCGTACTGTCAGATACAGTTCTGCCAAGTTTATCTTGATCGTCTACACAAATTTTAAAGTACATTTCGCTGTGTGGTTCTGCATCACTGGTAGGATCAAACTTCACGGCACCTAGACTTAAAACTGTGCAACTTGGTCTAGTGTCAAGGGTTTCTAAGTCGATCATGCCATGAATCATTAGTTCATTCTCCTATTTTCTTGTCCGATACCTGAAATAATAAGCATGATATAAAGTAGAGGCCATGCCCAGCCTGTGATATACCCAGTAATATGCAATACCATAAGACTTACGCCTGTAAGTCCAGTAGTGCCAATACCTGAGCTTTGATTAGGAATCCGCATTAGTTCTCCTTGTAAACTTTTATTGTGTTAGTATACAATATAAATGCGGAGTTGTCAAGTGATTTTTTAGATAAATTTAGTAAGTTCTGGCGACTTCCAGCCTTCTGGCTTTAGTACCTTACCATCTTCTCGTTTGATAACTTTGCCTGTCTCTGGATTAATCTTAGCAAAGTTTGTATCCATTACTTCTTTCCAAGCATCTTGCCCTTTAAAGCCTCCTGCTCGAACGGCGCCTAATGTAACAACAAGAATGTCAATTAATGCATCTAATTGTTCAACTCTATCATTTTCTGCAATAGCTTCTTCTAGTTCGCCTACTTCTTCTCGAATTAAATCAAGATACATTTTGTAGTTTGCTTCGCTCGGTTCTTGATCGCAAGCCGTTGCGAATTTATTAATGTCTTCAAATACGTCTGTCATGTTATGCCTTATTGGTTTATAAATGATCCAGGATCGATTGTTGCAGGACCGTCTGAGTATTCTGCACCGATCTGTACACTTTCTGGTTTTTCATCTGAGTAAGCAAGTACAGCGGTTTCTTCAATCATACGAATTTCTCGTTCGCCATCGTCGGTTTCTATTTTCATACCACGTGTCCACCGACCGTGTTCGATTAAAATCCAGTCTCCTACCGAATACTCATCTTTGTTGTCAGGGCCTTTAGAATAAACACGAGCCCAGCGAGGATATATTCCTCTAGTTTTACCATCGTCGTTGCCGAGGATAATGCCACCTTTAGTAACCTGTTCGCCAAAATGCATATCAGTTACTAGTACTCTTTTCCCAATAGCTCTTGGGTTGCCTTTTATTGCATTTATATTTTTAACCATTAGTCACCTTTTTGCACAAAATTGCCGTCTTCGTCTTCTACCCAACCATCGTCCATTTCTTCAAACTCTTTAAGTTCTGCTTCAGATGGTGTAGCTTCAGCCTCTTTTTGCTGAGCTCTTGTAGTAGTTTTAGATTTGACAGTTTTTTGAACAACAGGTTCTTCTTTTACAACATCAGATACAGTAACCGCAGGTTCTTCTGATACAGGCATAGATCCCTTATAGTAATCTTTAATTACTTGTTCACGCTTACGAACAATTTTACCACCTGGGCCAAGCTCATCACCTCGTGCATTTACACGAGCATTGCCTACCGCAGGAGTTAATTCATTCTTCTTACGCAACAAATCCATATCAATCTGTTTGCCTTGCATTGTTGTATAGGTCTTTTGACCTTTTTGTCTCATTGCCATAATGCTTCTCCTATTATGTACGTATTTATCTTAAGAACTCTCGCCAATCCAAGTCATATTGGATTGAATTTATCTTATGAACACCTATTAAGTATAACACATAACTTGCTACACTTGACCCACGTCCTACACCCCATACAATGTTATTCTCACGCATAAAGTCTACTAGATATACCATATAGCGTAGTAGGTCATACATACCACGCTCTTTATACGCTTCTAGTTCTTGTTCTACCCGCATCCATTCTGTAGAGTTATATACAAAATCAACTCCGGCGTGTTGTTTTTCTTCCATTACTTTTGCAAATAACCATTCTTCAATCGCAAGCGATTTATATTCTTCTGGCATAAACCATTCGCCCTGACATACACCGTCAAATGTTTTTTGATCTACATCTAGTGGAATATACTTTTGCAATGGATTCATACCTTGTTCTTCCATTGCTGTATTAAACTTGTCTATGTCATCGCTAGGATCGCATAAAACCACATGAACTTTATCCGCATCTCCATTATAGATCATATCTATAAGATCGCGATTAGAGAATCTTGGTATTCCTAGAGAATCTGTTTTCATAAGCATATATGTATTTTAACTGATATTAATCAGATTGTCAAGTCCATTTTCGCTGTCATCATTTGCTTTTTTCATTGCTTGTGCTCTACGTACAGAAAGTTCTTCTGCATACATATTCATAATGACTTGAATCTGTTCTTGAACAGAGGGGTTTCTTGTTAGCCAGTATTTTCTTCTAAGATCTAGTAACTTTTCTTCAACTTCAGTATCTGACAATAGAGAAAAGTCGTCAACTAAAGGATTAAACATTTACTCAAACTGTCCTAGTACTTTTGCAAAAATAGTGTTACCACCATCGTTAGTCCAAAATTCTAAGATAGTTTGATTTGTATCGCTGTCTACATCTATACTAACACTAGTTGCTGTGGTAGAAGACCAAGAGTCAGTAGTTAATTTTTTCATAGTGTAACTTCCTTCACTACGGAACGTTACTACTCTAGAAACACCAGGTAAATCTGCAACAAGTTCTATAAGCATTCTTGCATAACCACTAGCAGGCCAGTCTGCTAAAGTAAGGTCATCGCCACTATCTACATATGCTTGAGTTAGTATTCCTGATTGATAAACCCCGTTAAGATAACTTATATTTGTTGCGTTGTTAATTGCACCTGCTTCAAACACGCCATCGGCACAATTTTTAAATAATGCTTGTGTTACTTCGTTACCGCCAAAGTTGTTGTCTAGTTCTTCTTGGCTGTCTAACTTATTTTTTAAAACAGCATTTGCTTGAAGTTCTGTAATTTCTGCTCTTGCCGCTGTAAAGTTTTGTTTAATAATATTGAAATTATCTCTAAAACCTTGACTATCGTTATCTACGCCTGCGACAGGAAACGTATCATCAATTGTTGTATCTACTATATTACTGGCCATTTTGTTCTCCTGGTATATTATTTATCTAGCATTAAACATTAAAAACATAATTTGGAAAGACAATATATCTTTCTTCTTGAACTCCTGTTGCACTATCTACAACATATCTGTCAACATCGAAGTTAATTGTTTTAAAATCAAATACTCCGTTATTTAATGCATTTTTTACATTTGTCAGCACCTTTTTCGATTCTCCAGGTTTAACATATGCTAATGGAATTGCTGTAACATAGTCTAGCTCTTGTATACTTCCATCTTGACCTGTACGCATCCATAAAGGTAAGTATTGTCGTTGACTTTTTCCTATTGCTTCTAATTGTTCACGCATGTTTGTTGTGTTACTAATGTACATATTAACTTCGTTAGCATCATTTATAGTAACAGCATCACTATCTGCTTTAATAACGTTTTCTCCACGTTGTCTTAATCTTTGTCTAATAGGTTCAGCATCACTTAGGTCTACATCTACATGTACTTCTGTACCATCACGTAAGAATACATCAATATCGTCATTGTCAACATTTTGAATTAAGTCACCTTCTCTAGTGCCGACAGTCATGCCTGCACCTTGATCTAGTATTATTTCACTATCTCTAAAACGTCCGTCAATTTGTACAATATCAAAACCTGTGTCTTGTGCTGTTTCATCGTCTAATACTTCAAAAGACACAGCATCTGCGGTAATTGCTGGTTGGGGATGACCTATAAAGTTATTTGCAACTTTTCCTTTTTTACTATCTCTCGGATCCACTATTTCTAAGTAAACTACTTCGTAAACAATATCATTAGATCCTGGTTCTTTTGCAATAGCCGTTTTAATATCACCTATATGATACTGACGTCTTTTATGATTCTTTGCTGTTGCTGCTACGTATTCGTCGATATTTTTAGTTTCAATTCCAGCATAGGCAAGCATACTAATTTTTGTTTGTATTCCAAAGTTAGGATCACTTGGTCTATAAATGCTATTTGTTGGGAATATATCAGGATCACTTACAAAACGTTTATATTCTTTACGTACATTAGGGTCTAACATTGGCCTAATATACAAGTTACTATAAAGCGTATTGTCTTGATCGATTATGTCTATTATAAATTCACGTTCAACAGCACTGTATCCAAATCTATCTTCTGCTCTAATTGTAAACTTATATTGTCTGTCTATTGATGTAGTACCACCGTCTAAACTAAAGTCAGCATTGTCAAATGTTGTTAATCCTAAATTTTCTAGTGTACCAAACTGTGTTACTTTACCTATTATTTCGCCTGTATACGCTAATCTAAGCCCGTTTGGCAAACGGCCTTTTATAATACTATAAATTAGTCTAGTATCAGGTACATTTGTTTGTGCGGTGACACGTTTGGTGCTAAAGAAATTGGCTGTAATACTTCCAAGGTTAGCAGGAGTAATCCATGTAATTTCACTATCAACTTCTCCTAATATTCTTATAGTAAATGTTTTAGGAGTCGAAGGATTATTTACGTCTTCATTTGCATAGGTAAGCAATTCTTTTTCAAAAAAGCCGTCTGCAAATAATGCAATACTAACTGTCTGTCCTGTTACATAATCTCTACCAATTTCAAGTGGTCTGTCAAAGTATACTAAATCTTTATCTTTATCTAAAAGGGTACGTTTAATATCGGCACCTGGGAATATAGTTGTAATCCTAGAAGATTTTGTTAGAGCATTATCAGGCGCCCAAAAAGTAACGCTTCCTGTAGTTGCGCCGGCTTCTACATATACAGGTAATTCATTGCCTTCAAATACTCTTATAATAGTTTCAGTAAATGTTTCTGTTTCACCAATTGGTAATTCAGATGCTCCTGCAGCCTCAAGATTAATTGTTATACTATTAGTTGGACTTGTAATCTGCCATTTTCTATAACCATATATATTTTGTATTGTATAACTTTCTGTAATTGTATCTCTAATATAATTTATTTTTTTATCTTTAAATTGTTGTCTTTCAAATAAATTTAATTTTTCTACAAATATGGATTGTGCTTGAGATACTGAATCTTCGGCAAGTGTAAAACTTATGAATGGACGTAGTCCTTCTGTTAATGTAATAATATCAAAGTCTTCGTCTGAACCATCTACTGATTCAACTTTGTAACTACGACCATTTAGTAATAGTGTTTGGTCTTTTAAATCGTTTAGATCATCAATGCCGTCATTTAGTGTAATGCCGTCTTGAACATTTAACGGAAGTTTAAATACCTTAAATGATCGTTCTCCTGCAAGAGTATCTTCATAAAATGTACCTGTTACTACAGCATAATCTAAGTCATTTGTATATCTTGTTGCTCTGATAGTAAACTTATAATCTTTAAAACTCTGAGGTTGGTATGGTATTGTTCCTGTAAGCTCACCGGCAAATACATCTAGTTTTAGTCCCGGCGGCAACACACTTTCTGAGTTATCATTGTTTAATTCGTCAACACTGTATAAAACATTTCCGTCTAAGGTATCTGAATCATACACATCTAGATATATTGTAGCATTATTGTTAGATTTTTTATATCCTAAATCAGCAGGTGTTAACCATTTAGGTTGTCGAATATGTGTGTTATCTGCTTTAAATACACCATTAGATACTTTCATAATAGTGTTATCTGCTCTTAGATAATCATCGCCTACAACATAAATCTTAAATTTTCTTTTTGGTGGGTTTTCAGTTACACCGTCATTGATAGTAACTTTAAACTCATAAAATCTATTTAATTTCTTTGGAACTTGCGGATTTGATTGTGTATCGTATCTTACGTTGTCATAATAGAAACTATCAAAGCCTCTATCTGGTTTAATACTAAAATCATTTGGATATGCATCATAAGGTGCTGTATCAAAGCCGCCCTTTTCAGATTGTTTATCAAGTGCAAGTAAAGGTTCTACAACTCCTTGAATTCTACCTGTTGATGTTAAAGACAAGCCAGGCGGTAGGGTGCCCTCCCCCGGTACTATATAGTATTCTAATATTTGCCCTGCGGCTGTGTCTGCATCTAATGCTAAAAATTGGTAATCTATTATTTGGTTATCTAATACAAATAGGTTTTCATTTGCTCCTATTGGTAGTAGTCCCGGTTGTGTAATCCAAAAAGGTTCGTCTGGTCCTGTTACGTCTATAGTAAATGTTCTATCTTCAACAACTGTGCCTAGAGTTGCTCTAAGTACAAATTTAAATGTTTTAGTAATTTCGACTTCAAAAGGTGTACCAACAATTTCTACACCTTCTAATCTGCATCCAGATGGAAGTTTTCCAGCAATTAAAGTAATATTCGCTTGGTTATCTACAGGTAAAATAAAATCACCTGTTTCTAATTTTACTCTTTCTACAAGTGTTCTTAGTTTGTAGTTATTTGGTTGTGTCCAGATACTTGCCATATAAAATTCCTTACATAGCTATTTATCGGAATTTACAATGTTGGTAATAGTCCGTTATCCGTGTTTAATAGATTAGGACTTGTAAGCGTACCGTAATCAGCATCTACAAGATCTTTTAAAAAGTCTACAAAATTGTCAGTGTTACTTTCAAAATCACCAAAGTCTAAATTAATGAATAAGTCATTTAGTGTTCTTATGTCAACATCGTATACATTACTTTGTACGTTTGTACCTGTAAGTGTTCCTACATTTAAAATAGCAAAGCCGTTTGCGTTTAGGTTAGCATTTAGGGTTGGATTTGTGTCAGTTTCTAGTGATGCATTTCCGCTAATGGTTACAGAGTTGTTTGATTCGTTTGCCTGCGTAGTTATGCCACTACCGCCCTGTATACGCAAAGTGCCTCTCGCAGGAACAGTTATAGTTCCTGTATCTGCAACTATAGGTCTAGCAGCCAGTGTTGGATCTACTGATAATGTTATATCATTAGGATTTGCTGTAACAGTAATGTCGTTTGATCCTACAATGGATTTAAATTCTAAATTATAACCAGTGCGTTGTTTGAAAACACCGGCACCTGAGCCTAGGTTTTCGCCTTCTGTTTTATCATCAATACGTAGGTCTAAATCCTCAAGACTTCGATTAATTTTGATAAAGGCTTCTCTAAGGTCATCGCCTGTACCATCGTTTGCAATTCTACCTATGTTTACTAATTCTACTGCCATTGTTGGTTTCCTATCATATATTGTATTTATCAAACCTGATAAATACTGTAACAAGGAGTTTTACATGGCAAGACCATCTTTTAGAAATATAGGACTACGCAGAGATTTAAACCTTTCTGACTTATCTAACAAAGATCAAGCACTAAACAATGTGCTAAACAACCTTGTTGTAGGTAGTGATAATAAGGTTTTTACAGGCGGCGATCTAGATGCTATTAAAGGAATAAGCAATAGCACAGTAACTAATAGAGATATCGGCCTAATGGCAGGACTTGCTGTAAAAAATACTGTATTAAACGAAGATAACGAACTAGAAGATGTAATAGCATCTCCAGTTATTACAGTAAAAAATCAATTAGACACTATTATCGCAACTACTAATGATCCACCATTCTTTAATGGAGGAGACGGTTTAATTGCTAGATTTTATGAAACTGATCAGATTAGCCAAAATTTAACAAAAAATAGTACAGGTGCTACTATTGTTACAGGAGATCCTACGGTTACTAAGCCTTATTGGAATAATGGTGTTTTTGAATTCAGTAACAAATTAGACGATACACTCGGTGGTGCAAACGGACTAATACAATGGAGCGGATATTATGTTCCGGATGCAAGTGGACCTAGCACATTTAGTTTTTCAACAACAGGTTTAGTTATGTTTGAAGTTGCAGATGAATTTGGAGATTTACAAGTAGTTCAAAATACATTTGCAGAAGATAGACCAATTGAACATTTAAGTGCAATGACAAGCCAAACAGATGTTACAGTAGATCCTATTGATGCAAGAACTGTAGTTATTGGCGACCAAATAATTGCGGCTGTAGATGATCAAGGTACTCCTATACTCGCAGCTGAAATTAGTAATGGTTTATTTGTAGATGGCGTAGGTAATAGCACAATAACACTTAACCAATCTGTTACAGCACCTGCTGGTTCTACATTTACGTATAGCATACAAAATAAAATCGGAAGTGAAAGTTTTAGTTTTATACATACAGAAGCAAATCTTGAAAAATATGTTCCTGTCCAAATCAGATTAACATATTGGTATGCTTCGGAAAGTGCAAATTATTTTAACAAATTTATTGATTGCAATTTATCTACAAATATTAAAGATAGTGGAGATTGGCCTTACTGGTATCTCTATCAAGACGTACCAGTAGACTTTGAAGAAGACAGTTTTAAAGGATTTTACGATAAAAGATTACTTGTAGGCGGAGGTACTATTGGACCTGAAGATGTAAACTTTAGTACGCAATACGCAAAATGGTTAAGTATTTCACCATTGACTGTTACATATGCGCCACCATTAAGATATGCTGACGCACTTAAAGCAGAGTATACCTACACGTTAACGCAAGATAGTAACGTTTTAGCAACAACTTCGACAAGCCCATATACTGATAATATAGAGATAGGCAATAAGATAATCACTCCTGCTCTTACAAAAGGCACTAGCGTTAGTGATATTTCAAGAAATAATATTGTAATTGCTAATGCAACAGCATCGGCGGATGCTACAGTTCCTGTAAGATTTATGGATCATAGAGGATTTTTAGATGTACAAGCAGGAACGTCGAATAATTTTAATGTTACTATTACTACCACTGAAGGGTTAAAAGTAGGAACGGTAGTAGTTGCGGCAAGTAATCCTGCAGGCACAGATTATATAAGAGTTACTAGCATAGTTAGTATTCGTGAATTTACTACAAACATTGCTATGAATTTAAACGGATTAGAAGAAGTATTTTTCTATGCAGATAAAGGTCTTCTTAACAATAGTTTAGATAATTTTTGTGTAGGAACATTAGGACGAGAACTTACACAAACCGCAACAGTTGGTTCTAATCAACTAGTTTTAAATGATGTAAATGGATTTGGCCTAAACAATGTTATACAAAGTAGTCCTTACCTACCTGCTGTAGATGAAAATGATCCTACGACTTTAACTAGAATTACAGCCATAGATACTAACACAAATACAATAACGATTAATAAAACAGTTCAAGCACCGGACGATATGGTTGCTGGTACTACTGTAGTTATTTGTCCTACTGACACAACACAAAATAAAGAAGCATGTGTTATTCCTTTAAACACAGCGCCACCTTTTGTAGGAACATTAAACGGACTTAGAACTACAGATGGTCTAGGTGCTACAGTTGGACTACAAATGATTAATGGTAACAGTGTGTTAAAGGTAAGAGATCTTGTTGCTGAAAACTGTAATGTTACACAATTAGGAATAGGGGTAACAAATAATTTTGATAGAACTGTTCCTATTACGTTTAATGGTACAGTTTACAAAGTATTAGCATCAACTAGTTAAACACAAATAGTAGTCAATACCATCAATCTTTACTTTTGCTTTATGTGTAAAAGTTGTATTGTTTACAGTTCCACTTTCTGTTATAGGTGTAACACCGTCAACTAATATACCATTGTTTAATTTAAGATCACCGGTTTGTGCAGAAACGGCGTTAGTTGTTAACTTAGTATTAACACCAGTGCCTGTAACTTCCCAAGGATTAGACGTATCACTAAATGCTCTAATACGCTGTATATTTGTAACAGGGCTTGATGGATTTGTTATGTAAAGGCCTGGACTAGATGTTATTACGCCTTCTGTAACAATCATATCTGAAGGATCTTCGATACTAAATGTACCCTCCATTTTAAAATCATCATCTGTGGCTACATCTCTATCTTCAACAAATTTTTTGTTTGCTTGATACTTTGCAATGTCAAGGTATTGATAAATTTCTAGAAATTGATTTGCATACGTGTCTTCAGGTTCAATACCACCCGCTCCTTCCGGATTTTCGCTACCTGTTGAAAGACCACTACTAAATCCTGCTGTGTCTTCAACAGCACCTAAGTATGTTAAGTTTGATAATACAACGGCGTCTGATCTAACAACTTTAAACCCAGCACTAGGTGGTGCAAAAGTATATTGTTCTTCTAACTCAACATCAGTTGCAAACCCAAAAGTTTTTTCACCATCACTATCTGCTGCGTAGAGATCGTCTTTTAATACATTATCGTTTACATCTAGAATTTTTATAGGGTCACCATTTGTAAAAACAGCACTCCTAGCCGCATTTTTTGCAGGAGTGTCGTTTACTAGTGTAACTAATCCTGTAATAAAATTGTATTCTAATGCGTCTATTTCTAAAACACTAACGTTTTGGTTATTGTTAATAAACAAACTTATATCGTCTGCAATAGGTGCTTCAGCAAGGTTATTAAGTAACTGTCTGTCCTGTGTGTTTTCTAATAAGTTAGCGGATTGTAAAAATCCTTGTATACTACTTCCTGCCATTTTATAACCTCATATTCCACCCTTTAGATCTAAGGTACTCAATTTGTTCTACAGCGTCACCTGTTGGTGTTGAGGTATTAGCAAGGTTAATGCTTATACCACTACGAGGATTCGCTTCATAGTTAGCAACTAGATCTGCAACAATATTATTTACCGCTCCAGTTGGTAAGTTAGGATTGTTACTTATATCAAATCTATATAAAGATCTGCAACTTACTAATGCACCTGCTACATAATCTGTAAAGTTGTTGTTGTTTAGATAGAAGTCGTAACATAATGTAAGATTATTCATATCTGGAACAGCGCCAGTTATTTGATTGTAACTGATAAACAAACGTCTAAGATTAGGTGTTTCAAGTCCGTTAAATGATGTTAATTGATTGCTGTGTACATAGTAGTATTGTAATGCATTGCTTTGTATAACCGGAATAGCACCACTAAAACTATTTCCATATAAGTGACAATAGTATAATAGTGGATTATTAAAGAAATTAGGCAAAGGACCTGTAAAGTTATTTTGTAACATTACGATATAACGTAGGTTCTGCATTGTATTTAAACTAGGAAATGCTCCGCTTACACCTGCATTAAACGATCTAAATACGATACCTATCATGCCTGTTGGTTTTTCAAAACAATCAGGGTGCATAGGAGCATTTAACAAACTACTACTTGCTACATGGAAGTAACGCATTGCACTTGCACAGTCGTCAAACACATCGTCATACAAAACGTAGTCTTGTTCTGTGTCAGATCGCCCGCCTCTTAGTCTTGTATACTGAGCTTGTACATAGTAAAGTCTACTGTTACCTGCAAATTTAGGTATAGGTCCGTAATAGCCGCTTGAGTATGCATATATTAATCTTAAGTTACCACAGTTAGCAAACTTATAACTTCCGCTCGTTGTAGTAAACAAATTAGAATCTGGTGCTATTCCACTACCACTATTATAGTGAGCATAAAATAAATCCATTGAATTTTTATTGGCTAAGTTAGGAACGTTTATACCCGGGTTACCACCTATGTTTACATAGTTGATTACAGGACTTAATATTTGGAAGTTATTATCGTATATACTATTGCTATATAAATTAATCTGTCTAAGGTCAGGCAAGTCTTTTACACTTTGCGGAACAGTATTAAAACTGTTTCTGTACATGTAATAGTTTTGAACTGTATTTGCTACTTCGGGAGTTGAACCAGTTGGATCGTCTGCATCTTGATCAAAATAATTAAATGCACCACCTCTGCTGTGTCCGTTTAGATTTAATGTAAGCAAATTTGTTAGTGTTGTTAAGTCTGCTGTAATACTTCCGTTAAAAGTATTACCAAATCTAATCTCTCTAACAGTGTTTGGTATACGTGCTAATACATCATTATTAAATTTACGTAAATTAGGTTCGTCACCTAGTGTGAAATTATTTTCACGCACATCTAATAATCTGCAATCGGGCACAAAAGTATTAAAATCTGGAAACGTTTTTATAACATTTCCATTTAGATATAAATTTTGACAATTTTCTAGTTGTGCAGCAGGTAATTCACTTATTCCTACTCCTGATAAAGGTAGTGTTAAAATATTATTTGGGTTATGATAAATTTCTATGTTTTTAGATGCCGCCCCTGTATCTCTGTATCTTAAGAAACTTCTAGTAGTATTAGAGCCTCCAACATTTTCATACTCCTTTGTTAGGTAGTCAAACTGATTATTAACTATTCTCCAACTAACCGCGCCTGCTGTAACAAGTCTCAAGTCACTATCTAAATTACGGAAAAATCCTTCAAATATTAAAGGTATTCCTTTCATAGCATACAGATAAACTGTCTGGCCATTTATAGTTGCTTGTATTTTATGAGTAGGTACTTCGGAACTTCTAAATCTAACAAGGTCTGCTGGTTTAAGTATTTCTAATGTTTGTGTTTCAACAGCACCATCAACTTCTATTTGACTACCATAAAAAATTGGACTAGTATCTGTTGCAGGGCTGTCTGTACTACTCCAACTACTTACACGGCTTGTGCTTATATCAGCAAACTTTAAAGTAGAATTATCATCGTCTACGTATTGATACTTAATTGCACCTGCACCTAATACACCATTTACAGTTAGATTTCCTTTTAGTGATTCAGAGGTGCCTGCTGTTTCATCAATGATTGCACTATATTGTAAAGTATCTTGATAAAGTTTTACTAGATATGTTTGGACAGGAACATTAAGCCCACTTAGAGCTTTTACATCATCTGCTGTAATACCTAAATCGCCAGCTGCTCCTCGTATAACATCAAGGTCGTTAATATCGATGCCAATGTTAGCTAAAGCCGCTAAAGGATCTGCAACATCTGCAAGACTTCTGTTTACGTTTAGACCGAATTTTATTTCCGCCATTTAATCTTCCTTCGTTGTAATACTTGCGCTAACTAAGTTAACATCATTGTTTATAAGACTTCTTGCCGTAACAAATGTTGCTGTTGTATTTAATATTCCCGGAGATATTACAGTCCTATCTGGACCATAAACGCTTCCTAAGTCAACAGTATTATTCCTGTTTGGTGAAACATACAATGTGTCTTTAAGTTTACCAGGTCTTAAAGGTTGTGAATTTTGAACATCAACACTAGTACTTGCTAGTCTTTCTTTTGGAAGATAGTTTGCAGCAGGAACACCTGCACTTGATCCTCCTGAGAATACAACATCAACACCTGAATCGGTTATCCATTCAGGACAAAATGCTCTAGTAGTTCCGTTAATGTTTTCAGTAATAGTAATATTATTCATTCTAGCATTGTCACGCATGAATACTACCAAGTACAAAGGTTTTGGCTGGAAACTAAAAATTTGCACTTTGTTAACTGATTTTTCTGGGTTACCTGTTATCAGTCTATCAGTAAGTCTTATAGGACTTAGTTGCAATGTAAATGCTCCGTTGTTTGGAGCACCGTCTATATCTATATAATATTTTTCAACATCTTCGTTATCAATATAACTCTTTAATTCTGATGTAAATCTAATTCCGCTTGCTACGCCTGATTCTCCAAACTCACCACCTACTAGCGAAAAGCCGTTTATTATTTCACTCGGCTCTTGATCAAATATTATTATGTCTGAAGGAAGTCCTGATACTGGATCAGCACTTGCATATGTAACACTAAATTCTAATCTATCTTCTATCTTTACATCTATACCGCTACATATTCCGCTATCTGTACCTTCTGGTCTTGGTAATCTATAATCAATATCAAACCTAATGCCTAAGGGTGCATCGCCTTCTCTTTCTTCAAAACCGTCTCTATCTCTATAGAGTGAACTATGTGTGAACTCTGCATGCAATATGTTTGCTAGGTCTGGCTCTATTTCTGTTATACCATCCTTTGCTAAAAACTTAACTTCATTAACTGGATTACCTAATGCATTTGTTCTAGTAGAAATTATAGGTTTGTTTTCTGTCACTCCAATTAAGAATTCACAAAACTGTGTGCCTTCTGTAGTTACAGGGTTTAAATAATTACATTCAAATCCGTCACCTGTAATTGGATATGTTGAACCAGCAATATGATCATAGTAACTTGTAAATCTAACAGCGTCAACTGGTACACTTGCTAAATCAGTAACTACACCATTTAGTAAAACTTGCGGATCGATAGTTCCTGTAGAACTTTTCTCGTACAGAGCGTCAAATCCAATTCGTTCAATATTTGCTGTTGATTCACTTGTAATAGCCGCATAACAACTGTTAATACCAGGAACAATTAATTTACTGTCGTCGTCACGTGTTCTAAAAATAGGATTGCCGTCTGCTGTTCCGCCACTTGCATATGCTGTAAATCCAGACGTGTCAACAGCATTTGAATAGTCAGCATCTGAATATAATGCAAACTGTGTCGCAGATAAAACATCTATGTAATACTCTTGAAAATTAACTTCTGTCATACCAACTACATTTTCTAATGTAACTTTTTGTCCAATAAAGAATCCATGATCTGTATCTGTAGTAACAATTCCTGGATTTGCTTGGCTTATATTTGCAATGTTTACAGTTGGTTGTGGATTAATTGTTATTTCACTACCTGCACCATTAATATTAACACTTCTAACTATACCATTCTGTGTAGCATGTAAACTAGGTGCATAGTGATGCCCAAATGCTGGGCACCCGTTAATTTCAACCAATTGCACTTCCGATAGTTGATCACAATCTATTTTCAAATCCACTGGAAAAACATTTTTCTTATTAGGCTTTTCTACACCGTCACTATTTTTAATTGTACGCTTTGGATAAATCCCCGCAATAGATGTTTGTCTTGCATTATTTACAGTTTTGTCATCACTAGTATAACTGTAATATTTTCCTGCACTATTATCGCCACCGTCTATATAGCACGAAGCACCATATTTGTAAAGGTACTGTGGTTCTCTAATGTTACTTGTGTTTCTAATATCTTGTAGATATCTAAATTTAAAATATGGGTCTTGTAAACAAGGCTCGCCTAATTGGTTTTCAATTGTTAGTGTATGCATAAGCACCCAACGTGCATCACCTGTGTCTGTTGGAATATAAGCATAGAACTTAGCACCAATAGCACCATACCAACCAAACTCAATTTTGTACATAGTAACTTTGGTTGGGTCGAGTAAGTAACCTGATCGACCATTACCATCTAACGCATCGCCGTTGAAAAAATCTCTAGTAATTACTAGTTCATAAAATTCATCTTCTACGAAAGGTTCTCTACTAGAAACTACTTGTTGATTGTTTTCATTCATGCCCATTCTTTGTAGAACTTCATTTGGCAATCTAACTGTACTACGTCTTACGATATTAAACTGTGGACCTCTAATCTGAAATACATATTCATCTGTAGGATTTCCGATACCCCACTCAATGATGTTGTCTATACTTGCTTCGTCTCGGCTTGCTCTAAAACCAAAAGTGTATCCTGATATACGTCCAGGCTGATATCTATATGCTTTTTTACTTTGTAGTAAGCCAAAGTATTGTATATTATCTGTTTGTCCTGGTCTAGTATTTGTAGCATCATATCCTACAGGAAATTTAATTGGGGTATTAGTATTAGGATCAATAAGCAATCCATCTCGCATGTTCATCCATGCTTGACACCAATTTTCAATTAAATCATAGCCTAATTGTTCATCATCAGGATATTCTACATCGCCATCTTGTACAAAGCATATAGCAGGATTTAAAAAGTTTTCTTCTGCAAATTGTTCATTGGTACCAATATATAAATTATACATATCGTTACCAAGATTAATAAATTGTAAGTATCTATTAAATACAGCCTCGTTGTATCCGCCATTAATGTAATTTGGGCCTGGTGGAAAAGTAAATGCTACTGGAAAACTTTCTACAACTAATGCTTGCTCGTTTGTTTCTTCAACTAGTCTTGTATAAAAATGATCACCATAAACTCTATTACGTCTACGATACCATCCATCAGGACGACCAAATACTCCATTATACTGAAAAAATTCCCATTCTTCAGGATTAAGACCGTATGTACTAACATCAGAAAACAAACTTAATTGTACTTCAGCTCTAGGTATGCCTAGTAGTGTCGTACTAACTTGCGAAGTTTCGGCAAATTGTTCTTCTATAGAAAGTTGTGTATTATCTACTACAGCATTATTAATAACTACACTTGTACTGTTTTCTGCTTTAGATAGAGCTTCTACTGGACCTTCATCTTCGGTAACAATTATTTGCCCGTTTGAATCTCGTAGTGGTACCCCTTTTACAATATCATAAAGAGGTACAAATGACTTTGAAGTAGGTATAGGTATTCTGTCGAATCCTATTTTTATCTGAGGCATTTATTATTGTTCCTCCCATGTCAAGCTGGCACTTAATGAAACCTGTGGACTAGTAGAATTAGTGTTGTTACTGAATGTTGCTAAGAACAATGTTTCTAACTGGTCAGTCAATGGATAACTTATGTATTCCTTGTTGTAGTCAAAATATGTTGCTAGGTCAAATTCTTCAGCACCTGGTGCAATGTAATAACTTGCTAATTCAGTACCTGATCCAGGTATTGGAGTCTGCGCTCTTAGAGCAACTTCTACTGAGCTTAAACGTTCCTTTTCAAAAGTAGTTTCGCTTGAAGTCAAACTATTACCTTGTGGATCAAATACTCCTTCTTTCAAGAATGTTGCACCTGATGCAACTTCTAATGTTCCATTATATATCTCTGTTGGATAGAAGTAGTAGTTGTCATTGCTTTTTTCTAATCTTCCTAATACACTAATCAAAGTTTCACTACCATTTAAACTTGCACGGAAGTAACCATATAAGAAGTCTCCATTTTGTGATAGATAGTCTGTATCAGTAGTTGATAGTAAGTACGAGCTGTTTAAGTCTACAGATGCATTTAACGCAAAACTTCCAGTGGTTCCTATTGCTGTTTGGAACTTAGGTGTTTTGAGCAATGTCATTTTAGCATTTACAGTTCCGTCTGCTCCTGCACTTAATCTTGTTGGATATACCTGTACTCTGTTTCTAACAGCGTCACCGTTACCTGATGTAATGTCGTCTTTGGTTTTTAAACCATATAGTAATGCTGGTCTATCAACGATTACATTTAATGTCGAAACAGCACTTACTGGTTTATTCAAATATAAGTCATTACCATCAACCCAAATTACTTTTACGTTTTGGTCTTGTGAGTTACCTGTTATTACTCTTGCATTCATATAGAATGTATTAATTGCGGGTGCAGAGTTTCCTGTAGCATCAGGATCAAGATTTGTTACAGTCATTATAGGTGTAACAGGATCTGTAGCATTTGTACTATCAACTCCTAGTTTGTATCTTGAACCATATACATCAGTTGGTGTTTCCGAACTGTGGTTAAACAATCTTACAGTACCGCGGTCACCACCATCAATGTAGTAAGAAGCACCATACTTGACGAGGCTTTCTGCGTAACTACCATATGGGTTTTGCAATCTATTAGCATTTGGAACACCAAATCTGTTTTCACTTCCTCCGCCGTAAACAAGATATGTAATTGGAAGTGTAGCATTACCTAGTGAAGATATCTTCAACTGGTTTGAACAACGTAAATGATGTACTCTTACCCAACGTGCTTCGCCGTTGTCTACTGGAACATATGCTAAGAACAATGCACCAACAGCACCATACCAACTAAATTCAACTTTAAGCATGGTCACCTTACTAAAGTCCATGTCCCAAACTGATGTTTGTTCTTGTGCTGATACGCCTGTGCCTAAGAATAGCTCACCGGCTTTTTTATCTAGTACGTTATCACTGTATACACTGTTACGTGTTGTACCGTCTAAACTGTCTCCGGAGAATCTTGTTCTACCTACTCTATATTCATAAACACTGTAATATCTAGGATCGACATGATCACGCACCCAAGTCTTATACTTGAAGTTTAGGTCATCAATTTGTGTTCTTAAAGATGCAGCATCAACACTAGTGTCAATTGCTGTATCTATGTAACCTATTGTAACATCTGCTTGTTCTGCTGGTAATACACCAGATGATGTATACAAGTATGGGAACATGCCATCATATCTTTCTTCAACACCTGCTAAACCAAATGATTGATTATATGCATCTGGGAATATAAATGGAACTGGAGTTTCGATATAGTGTTCAGTTCCTGCTCCTGTTAGTGTAATTGGAGTGTTGTTACTAGGTGTTACGTCAAATTGATCAAAGTCTGCAACCGCAGGATCCATTAATGTAATTACATTACCTTTAGGTCCTTTTACTTCACTTACCCAATATGTTTTACCATCAACTAGTTCTGGGCAATCACCATAATAGTTTACATACTGTCCTATTATAACACTTCCTTCTGCAAGTGTAAAGGTATTATTTGTTGTATCAATTTGTGCTGGTGTTTTTAGTCTTGGCTTTAATAGTGTAGGATCGTAAGCTGCAGCATGCACCATAATTAATCCATCCCTTAAAATAACAAGATCGCCAAACTGTCCTGCTGTACCATAATCTACTGAACCGGCGTATTGTGTAGTAAAGTTGTTTATAATAATGTTAGCGAGTGTATTCAGCTTGTCTGTTTGCTCTGTTGTTAAAGCAAAACGTGTTGCTAAACTTGGTATAGCAACATTTTGAGAATCACTACGTGTTACATCTACTGTGCCTGTTGCTGTTAATAGATCTTTCAAAAATGTATGTCTATTAATTTCAGCAACTACACCACCATTTGTTTGTGAATAAACTTTTAATGCGCCGTCACTGTAATATTTAAATGCATTGTATGCTGTAGCTGCGTTGCCACCGAACTGTAAGTCGCTTGCATATCCGTTAACAACATACTTAACATCTCTAATACACTTAAACTTCAATACATTTAAGAAATCATTAGGATCTGCTCCGTCAGGCAAATGTGTTGCTGTATCATATGTTAAACTCTCACTTACAAGATAACCATAGTAAAGTGCATATACACTGAATATAGTTTCTATTTTACTACGCTGGCCATATGTAGCACTAGCAATTTGTGCATTTGTAATAAATCCTGTTGTTCCATCTGGTCCTTGTTGTGCAGGGTATGCACCTGAACCATTTGCTGTCACAGCCTGTATTTGGAATTTAGCAAGATTACCAATTTTAGTTCTTGCATCTAGTTCGCCAATTTCTGCTAATTTTTCTCTTAGCTTATTTCTGAAATAATAGTGAGTTTCTCCCTCACGCTCTGCGTCTGTAAGTAATGCTGTATTATAGGTTGCCGCGTTTGCAATTATATGTCCATCACCGCCCCATCTTAAATCGTTAATGTAAGCATCTAGCGCAAATTCTAAATCTCTCTTACATTTTAAATCATCTCCTGTAAATGTTACTGGAGCCACAGTTTCTACTATTGTTTGTGTAGCAGCTGTAATAGCCGCTTGTGCCGCTGTCATTGAAGCTGCACCCCAAGAAGTATCTGGAACTGTTCTTGTAACAGGAAGACTTAACAGTATGTCGCCTTCGCTAATTACATCTTTAATTACGTTTGTATATGTAACAGCTAGATCTGCTTCTGTTTGGTTTGCAACACCATTGCCTGTAACTTGTGTTTCACTGTTACCTGTTGTTTTAACAATAGTAACGTCTTTAACTATGTCGTCTATAATATCTGCAAGTCTACCATATGCTGCAACAGTTTGTGTAATATAGTTTGCTGTTTGGTCGCTCTTACTAAACCCATCGTAAAAGAAGAACCTGCCAGCATCGTATGTAGCACTGTTTCCGCCATATAATATATCATAACTAACAGCGTTTAGAACAAACAATACATCTCGTGTACATTTGTTTACATTGTGACTAGCACTTGGATATTGATCTGCTACCCAAGCATTTATTTCTGCCGCTATAAAGTCTCTGTTTGCAACTAGTTGATCTTTTACAGCTTCTCTACTTGCTGATCCGCCGCTAGTTGGATTAGTAAATGTAACAGCCTTTAGGAAAGCAATTTGCTCTGCCTGTGTTGCACTAGCATAGTCTACTCGTGTAGCAGGATCAACAGCAATAGCACGTAAATTGTTATACCATGTGTCTACAGCCGCGTCTGCTGTGTTATCAACACCTGCTAATGATTTAACTTCAGTTTGTGAACTGTTAATTGCATCAGTAACACTTGTTGGTAAAGGATACTCGTTGGAGTTTGACTCTGCAAGTCCTTGGAATGTACTACCGTAGTTAGTGCCAAGTGTAATGTCTGTTCCTATTGCTTCAAGGAAGTAACCTAAATCTCTTTGACATTTAACAGCACTATTGCTTAGTACACTTCCGTCAATTAGATCAAATTTGTTTGCTGTCAAGTATTTGGTTGCTGTAGGATATTGGTTATATGTGCTTGCTGGTTGTCCGGGAGCCTTACCACCTAGTGCATGATCTTCTAATTGCTGTCCTGCACTGTTACCAAATTCTAATGGATTTTTTCTAATAATAGACTGTGTACGTCTTACTACAGCAAATTGGTCGCCTTGACCAGTATCTCTTGTTTCCCAATAGTAGCCATCAAACTTATCAAAGATACCATATTTTTTAACGTCAGGGTTACGTGTTGGTGGTCTTTGTCCTGCACCTACAACATTGCCTGATGCAAATGAACTCTTAATACCAAATGTAGCTGCAGAAACACGTCCTGGTTGATATCTAAAAAATCTTTTACTTGTTAGTACTGATGTCTCGTCTGCCGGTGCTGTAACCATTGCACCTGATTCTTCTGGTAAGTGCAAAATACCCCAGTCTTGTACTCCGCCAATTCCACTATATTGAGATGCTGTATTTGGAACTTGTGAATATTCTGCTGGTTCACTTGACCATTCGCTTGGGTTAACATCGTAAGTGTTAACGTCTGCAAATATACCTAGTGCAACTTCTGATCTTGGAATACCAAGTAGAGAAAGTGCAACCTCTGATTGTATTTTGTTCTGTTCAACGACTGGAATTGCTGTTTGATCTGTAGCAACCACAACCGGAATACTGTTTGCTGCTGGTTGTGCGCCGGGTGTTACTGGAGTAGTTCTACCTACGTTTACGACCGAAGCATTATTGTTTATGTTATTTAGACTTGACATTAGTTAATTTTCCCTTTGGCTACTACGAAATTATTTTGTAGTGCAACTTGTCCGGAACTCGCCGGCGTTTGAATTGTGGTTACACCAAAATCAATTGTTATAGTATTGCTTATCGTATTTATTGAATTTATGGTTCCGTTCAATCCTCCTGATGCAGGAGTTGTACTGTGGTTCACTAAGCGGACCACATCGCTTACATTTAGACCGTCTACACTATCTAGTGGAAGAACATAGTCGTTATTACCATCTGTGCTACCCAACCCTACAATAGTTTTAGTTGGTACATATTCTGTTGCAACTATTCTATATACTAGTCCCTGTGAGTTAGGATTACTTGCAAGTAAAGTTGAATAACCTGCTCTACTTAGTAAGTCATTTACCTTTCCTGTTACTATTCTAAATTGGAAATTGCCGTTAGCATCGCCTGGGGTAGTGAATGATATGTAATCTTCTCCTCCTAGTGTTTGGCTGTAATCCGGATTAGATCCACCTGGAATAACAAGCTCTTCTACGTTATTCACTTTGGTTAGTTCATTTATAAGTCCTGTAAGGCTACCTTGATTTGCTGTAAAGTCAAAAAATGCGCCGTTTTCTTGATAGACGTATGCAGGACTGTTAAAGTCTATATTTGGTTCTAAAGTTATGTTGACACTATCATACTCTGAATTAAGTACATCTGGATTAGCAATAAATTCGCCTGCTGGACCTAATAATACGTTTGGTGAAAGTACTATCTTGGTTGCACCATATGCAAATATTCCTTCTCCGCAATTATCAACAATGTTCGGAGAAACTATACCTTTTTGTACAGCACTTACACTTATTGGTCCTGGGAAATCTCTAAATGTGTTATGAGCTATTTTAATAGTTCTACATTCATCTGCATATAAAGGTTGATAATCATAACTATATGTCAGTCCACCGCTTGTAATTTCACTGTTAAGTATTGTTAAGTTATTTGTAATTGTTGGATGGTAAGCATATATGCCGCCACCTATTACGTTATCTAACTCAATGTTTTCGTAAAGTAAGTCATTACCATATAGATAAAACGCAAAGTTTAAAAACTCTGAAGTTGTGTCAGTTGACAAATATTGGTTTTGTGCATTACCATCTATTCTTAAATCTCTTATTGTTATATTACTATAACTTGTATACCCTGACTTAGGTCTTATTATTGTATTGTCACCTGTTGATGTTTCAGTTGACCAATATTGCTTGATAATTCTAGTTTGGTCGCCACTTCCTTTTAGTGTAAATCCATCTGGAATTTCTAAACGCTTTATAAAGTATGTTCTATTTTCAAGCTCATAACTATTTCTATTTTGAGCTTTAGCAGAGTCTATTGCAAGTTGTACAGCTTCTGTATCGTCAACAACTACTTCTATACTAGTTTGGCTTGCATAAAAACTATTTGCTACTGTTAAGTTATTTGTATTAGGATCAATTTGTGTAATTTCTGTATCAATCCAACCAAGTTTTGGTGTTGCTGATGCTACAAGTGGAACATGCACAAGTCCACTATCAGTTGTAAACAATCCTTGTGTAGTTCTTTTACTCCAGGGTGCAACATCAAAGTCATAATAATCTGTCCATACTACATTGCTAAGAGCAACTCCTAGTTCTTTTGGACCTAATACTTTTAGAAGTGTATAGTTAACTTCGGAACCAATTTTTCTATAAATTAAAATATTGTGTGCCGAACTTACACGACTTACTACTAGTTGTAAGTTTTTGTTGTTGTTAAAATCGTTTATTTCGTCCGGTTCAATAGTAATATCTACAGCACTAGATACAGCACTTATCTTACCTGATTGTGTATCCATTTGTGCAACTCTATAACTAAATGTAACTTCGTTACCACTACCATCTGGAGTAGCAAAGCCTACTCTATTAACCTGTATTCCAAGATTAGAAGTATCTTGATCTATGTTATCCGCACTTGCACCAAAAATTCTTATTTTTTGACCTGTATTAAAGTAATCTATATCTGCTGGATTTACAGTTACAATTGAAGTTTGTGTTCCGCCTGACAATGCTGTAGCATTTACTTTTACACTTGTATTGAATTCTTCGTTTACAGTAATAGCACCACTAACAATAAGGTTACCTTTAATACTAACACCGCCGTCAACACTAAGAGCACCACTATCAAAATCTAATGCGGACTGTGTGCTTCTAATCTTTACACTAACAGCTGAATTTAAATCTAGTAAACTTTCTGTTAATGTTGCACTAGTTTGACTATTAGTAATAAATCTTAAAGTATCATCGCTTGCATTTGGAGTTAGTTCAGCACTAACATATGTTAGTCCATCTACTGATCTTACGCCGCCTAAACCATTCCAATTACTACCATCATACCCTTCAAATATTCCTAGTTCTGTATTCAAACGCATAGCACCTGCAACATCAGGCGCCCTTTGTGCAGAAGTACCCTTAGGAATTACAACACCGTTTGTACCAATAATATTTACATACCCGTTGCCTTTTGGATCTATAGCAATGTTGCTGTTATCTGGAACAGTTCTTATTGTTGTTCCACTAAACTCTATATTTTCAATAGAATTAAATGCTGTAAATGTATAAGTTCCAGCGCCGTCTGTTTTTAAAACATCGCCATCGTTACCTTCTGAAATACCTAAATCAGTAAGTGTAGCAGGAATAGTAGGTTTATTTTGTACATCGTCCCATTGTGGATTAGTTGTAGGAATATCTAAGTATTCAAAGTCACCACCAGCTGCTACTGTTAAGTATTGTCCTGGTGTAGGTGTTTGGCCGTTATCTTTTAATTTTTCAGGAGTAATAAAATCATCATCAATTTGCGATAATCCAATTTGTCCTGATAGCCCTAAAAAGCTAGTAGCGCCACCGCCGCCACCGCCGCCGGACATGTCAATAAATTGTAAATTGCCTGAACCGTCTGTAGCAAGAACTTGGCCAATAGTTCCGTCATCAACATCTAATTCGTCTATGCCAATTGTATTTGCTTTAATTTGTGCATTACTTGCAGAGCCTTGTAAATCCCCACCCATGGTAGGATCTTGTGTAGGAATGTTTTGGAAACTAATAGTTCCTGTGCCATTTGTAGTTAAAAACTGTCCTGATGTTCCGTCCCCAATTCCTAGTTGTAGTATACTAGTTGGTATTGTTGGAAGATTCTGCAGGTCGTTATAGTCGTTTCTAAATACTGTACCATCAACAACTAATTGGCTTGCTGTAACTGTTCCTAATGCTGTAATATCTAAAGCATTTACAATGCTACTATTTGTAAGTAATAGATTATCTCCGTCTGGTAATTCTCTAAACTGGTTACCTGATGTTGTGTCTATTACTAGTGGAAATCTATTGGCCATTTGCTTATCCTATTTACTATATTTATCGCCTAATTTTTTTAAGTGCTTCATCGGCTTTTCCTTTAGGATCTCCAATGACCTTTACTTGTAATCTAGGACCACGATTGGCGATCACTGTTAATCGTCTTCCATTTTCATTAGTAAAACTTTTTCCTTGTGGGCGTTTCTTTTCCATTATACTCGTCCTACTACTACTTCAACAATACCTTTGTCATCAGTATCTTTAGTTGTTACAGCCTTACCAATTACACTACCAACTCCTGGTGTGTTATTAACAATAGCGTAACCAGGAATTGCACTAGTTACAAGCATGTCACCTTTTTTAACAGTGCCTATAACTTTACATGGTACTCTTCCTTGTAATGCAATGCAGGTTGCAATGCCTGGACATTCTTGGTTCATTACGAACGCTGGATTTTCACTTACTACGCCAGCAACTCTTGTGTCGCCTTTAGTATTAGTAAGTGTAATTTCTGCTTCGCCACCAAACACAACCACAGTTCCTACTTCATACTCTGCATCTGCTGAATACATCTCAGCCAAGTCAGCATATGTTGACTGTAATTTAGATCCTGAAGTCAGTGACCAGTCACCAGTTATAGTACCTGTTGTTGTATTTGCACCTGTGGTTAAACTTCTTGTAAACACATTTGCCCAATAATCTGTAGAATCTCCTAAGTTACGTGATGTACCGCTTGGTATAAAATTAGAGTCAACTTTTGCCGACACAGTCAACGTGTCACTGGCTATAGCATTGCCTATGTCTACATCACCTTTAAGAGTTGATGTACCTTCAACTGTAAGATTATCGTCAACTATAACTGTACCGCCAGTACTGTCTAGTGTAAGATCACCATCCGAAGTATCAATTTCACCATCAGCGGTTACACCTACTTGGATATTACCAAATGTACCACCACTAGAAGTAATATCTCCATCTACATTTACAGCTTTAACATAAATTGTTTTGTAACGATAGTTAGCGTTACCGATATCAACAGTGTTGTCATCTTCAGGCCAAATAGCAAGAGTATCTACTGTTCCGTCACTGTCGCTATCTAGCATACCAAACGAAGCAACAGTTTTCTGTACTGTTCCGTTAGTTGCAATAATACCAACATTACCTACATCAACTTTCCCGCTGTATGAACCTAGAGCAATACCTGCTGATGTTGCGCCTTTTTCGTCTACTGATTCGATAAAGTTTGTGTACATCCATTTAGAAGCAACAAATCTTGATTCAGTACCTGTTATACTGTTCGCTGTATCAAATGCTGTATCAGCTGATACATGAAGTGCGCTTCTATCAAATACATCTGGATCTGAATCAGCATCAGCACCATCTGGATCTGTTAGGTTACCAACATTCAAATCACCATATACAGTTGTGTATGCTGGGTCTGTTGCACTACCACCTGCTACAGTTATACCTACCCCTGTCTGTATTGATTTAACAGTAAGTACGCCATCACTGCCTGAACCTGATTGTGTTATGATTGTGTAGTTGTTTAATTTATAACCTTGTGCATCTATATTACCGCCAGTATCTGTAGAAACAATTTTACTTGCTTCACCTGTAGTAGTTGTTGTGGTTACAGCATATAGCTCAGCGTCTGCTGTGCTATCTGTTCTAAGCATAACTTCTTGACCAGCCTCAGCGTCTATCGCTGTGGTTGAAAAGTCACCATGTTGTATACCTTTACCGTCATTAACTACTGTCTCAAATGTCACTTCTGCAACGTTAGCTGTGTTTGCTGTTGAGTTACCTAGCACAGTTTGTGTAGCAATTTGTTCTATCTTTGTCTTAGGTATCCCGTTATCTTTAAGTTGTACATGTCCTCTTGTAACTTTAAAATTTGCACCATCAAAACTTGACAATCCTAGTGTTGCTTGGTTGTTTGCATCTGTATCGTCTGCTAGATCTTTAACAACAATATTGCTTTGTAATCTTTTAACAGTACCGCCACCTGTTATATTAGGATTACTTACGGTTGCTGTAAATGTAGTTCCTGCTGTGCTTGCACTAGCACCTAATGTTGTAAAGTCTGTAGTGCCTTGAAGAATAATTTCGTAATTAAATCCAACCACAACTTCTGTTGCTGGAATTGTTATTTGATCGTCTGCTGTTGTTACAAAAGTATCTGATTCTTGCATATCCAGTTTAGATTGAACTATGCCTGCACTATCATTTACGTCAGCATTTAGAATCACACCTGGATTAATTTGCATATTATAGTATGCTGTAGGATTTGACGGTGTGCTAGGAACAGCATCGTCATTATCTAATCGACGTGTGCTTAAACTGATGTCACTTACTGGCGTAGCATTTACAAAAGGCTCTTCAGATATGTTAATTATATCTTGGAATGGGCCGTTTATATATTTTGCATTTCCGCCAACAACGCCGCCGTCTGGTTTAGAGTAAATTGCTGGTGCACCACTCTTTAAACCTGCTATTGTAGTACCATTAAATCCTAAATTAAATTCTGATAGTGTAGCAATATCTGGTCCAGCATCAAAGTAAACAATATATACATCACCTAAACCGTTATCATAAACTTCGTCATCATAACCGCTTATTGTACCATAGTTTGTTGTACCGCCACTGTTTGTTAAAACTCTGCCTGCTACAAACTCTGATTTATTGTTAATGCTATTAGCATCAAGCCAAATACTGTAGTGTCCAGTTAAACCTAAAATATCACCTGCTTGTCCGCCACCAATTGATGTGTCACGCAAGTCTTTAAACTTCTTAACACCTTCAGCTCTGCTATCTACATAGTCTTTGTTTACAGCGGTTGTGCCTGCTGTAAGTGTAAGATCAACAGGAGCAATACCTGTAATAGTATTTGAGTTTGCTTGTAAGTTACCTGTTAAAGGAACACTACCATTTTGCTGTAGAACACTTGGTCCTAATGGATTTGTTACAGCATTACCTTGTTGATCGTAACCTAAGCGTCTGTTTACATATCCTCTAACAGCACTTTCAACCGGAACAGTATCGTTAGCATTGTCACTCATTGCATTGTCTGTTGAGAATTCAGTAACAACAACACCACGTTTAAATCCAATACCGTCAACATCTGAAAGTGCAATACTTGCAGCAAATGTAACTGTACCAGTACCTTGGTCAACTGTAAAGAATCTACCAACACGGAAGAAACCATCTTGGTCAGTACTTACAAAGAACACTCTACCTTTGTTACGTTCTTGTATTTCATTATCTTGTACAGCTTCTCTTGCTGGGAAACCTAAAATAACATTTGGATAGTTTGTTTGGTTAAATGAACCTGTACCTATGTCTAGGAAGTCGTGTCCTGTAGCTCTACATGTACTAATTTGTATAGTAATTTTTGCTGGAGCACCGTCTTGTAATCCTGCTCTAAGAGCAATTACACTATTAAAGCCTTGGCTAAGTGGTTGTGAAATACCCGATGCTACACCTGTAACGTTTGTGTCTCTAATTTCAACTAGTGTTGGAACAAGATTTACAGAATTTGTAGCCAGGTCAGTCATAGTTGTATAAGTTGCGCCATTGTCAATACTGATTTCTAATGCACCAGTTGTATTAAAGTTTACGCCTGACCAGTCATATAAGTCTAATACATTTTCATTGAATTGTGCTACTTTAACTTTACCGCTTGCTGAAGTATTACCAACTTGTCTAACAAGAACAGATCTTTGTGCTAGATTGTAGAAAACATCTCTTTCCCAAGAGCCATAGTCATTTAGAGTAAGTTTAACTTCTTCAATTTCTTTTAAGTCAACTACCGCATAGGTGTTTTCTTCTGAGAAAGTTGTTTTTATGTTGTGATTACCACTTTCAACTTTTACTTCTCTATAGTTATAAACAATATGTTTTTTACCACGCCAAGAAATAACTTTGGGTAATTCATATGTTATAGTATAGTCTCTACCAGTGTCGTCTGCCGGAATAGTTTGGAATTGTGCATCTGTATCAAAGTTGTTATTTAATTTAAATATATCTTTTAATTCTGAAAGTCGTTCAATCGCAATAGTAGTGTCGCCTTGTGTTCCGCCTAGAGTTGTTGAACTAGATGGAACTGACAATGTAGACCCTGCTAAGTTTTTATAACTATCGTTAATTAAAAGTTGTACAAAATCATATGTTGCGTCAAAGCCTGTTAAAGATTCGTCATCTAAAAGTAATCCACCTGCACTATCGTTTACTCCAAAACTAATTGATCTATAAGTATCTAATGGATCATCGTCGAAGTTTACAGCCGTACTAGGTCTAATTGTTAAACTACCTACACTTTCGATATCTCTAAATAAGTGTGTTTGGTTTTGCCTAATATCGACAGGTTGGTTAACTGGAATATCCTGGAATAATCCATCGTTATCGAACTGGTCATTTGATGTACTAAAGTTAAGTTTATAAACTTGTCCATCTCGCTGAGGTGTAAAGTTAGGAATAATATTAATAGCACCACTAATTGACATACGTCTAATGCTTCCTGTTTGGATACCGTTATCAATGTTTACTGTGCTACGGTTAATTTCTGTTACTGTTACTGTTGCATCATGTGTAGGACTTACACCACCTAGTTGCGTTCCTGATATTGTAAACGTGTCACCAATCTTGTAGTGATCTCCACGTTCTGTACCAAATATATTAACTTTATAAATTCCTGATTGTCCGTTTACAGTTTGTTGAGATTTAGATATAACTATAACAGCTTCTGTAGTTTCTGTAACAGGATCGCTTTCATCATTACCTACTACTCCATTTACATTTGTTGTTCTTGCTACAGGATTAAAAACATACTCTGTGTTGTCTAATGTATAACCGTCAACTAAAATACCATTCATTGTTTGAATGTTTGCAAGCTCATAACGTCCTATTCTATTTAAAGGTGATACAGGATCATCATCATGGTAATAATCTATTTCACCTTTATTAGTAGGAATATGTTCTAAATCGTATACGTGCATACTAAGTTGTGTTGCTACGTTAGTGTAACCAGTTGTATCTACTCCATTAAGAGCAATATCAACACCCGAGTCTACACCATTTACAAAGATACTATCGCCAGGTGTAAAACTTCCTGATGTAGTATCAAGATATAGTTTCTTGCCTACTGTTGCAAAAACTGATTCGCCGCTTGCACTTGGTGTAGAACCAGCATTAGCAATAGCATCGCCTGCCGTTACACTTAAATTTGCTGTAAGTTCAAGAACTGTAACAGCACTAAATGTTTTTGCTGACTGTACCATGTCATTCTTAAGAACAACATTGTCTGGTACTTCGTTAGGGTCACTACCTTGTGAAACAAGTCCATATACACCATTTGCGTTAGAACCGTTTAATGATCTAATTTGTCCACCATTACCTGCATAGTATGCTGTATGACAGTAGTATGTAAACATACTAACCATTTCACTCAATCCGCCGTTAATAGTAACAAGCCCATAACCTAAGTCGTTAACTTGTGTAAAGTCGTTACCTAGCTGAGATCTGTTACCCGCTGTTTGAAGTGTTATAGCATAGCCGCCGCCTGGTATAGGTAGTTCAACTTCATCCCAACCTATGTTAATATCTGGGTTTGCGTCACTTACTGGTCCAGAAGTTGAGTCAAGTATTAATCTTGCTGTTGGAGCAAGTAATGCACCACCGTCATTGTAATCAGTAACATCGTTTACCTGATATCTAATACCATTAATATAAAATGGGCAAGGTGTTTGCGGCTTTCTAATAGACAAACCGCTTCCTGGGTCTGCTGTAACTAATAGCTCAAATCCGTTAGCTTCAACACTTGTAACTTTAACTGGAGTGTTAGCACAGAACGCATCAACTAGCATCCCGCCTCTAAATGCTTGTCTATTAAGTGATTGCGAGAAACTTGACCCTGTTTGAATATATGGTGATTTAGTAAGAATTTGTCCTTCTGGATCTAGCACACACATAAATCCGCCATGACCTTGAACAGTCATATTACGTAGGATAGTAGCATCATTCATTAAGAAAGCATCTAGTGCTGTTGATCGTTTTGCTGGGTTCCAGTCATTGTTTGGACTTTCGTCGTTACCCCATTTAATCAATTCAACAATATCATACACTAAGTTACCATTGCCAGCGACATCTGCACCACCTGTCAAGTTTGTATTGATGTATTGAGTTGGATGATCTGAACCTTTAAAAGCTGCATAAAGTATGTTATTGTAAGCATTGTTTATAATTACATTTTGTATAACATCAGCCGCTGATATAATACTTTGGTATCTTGGGGTTGCCTCATTTGTATAATTTAACCCATCGAAGAAAATACTACCTTGGATATGTAATGTATTAATGCTACCACCTGCTCTTAAATCAGCAGCAATAGCGTCACATAAACTTCCTATTGTTCTTCTATATCTGTCTCTAGCCTGATCGTCCCATACAACACCTGCATATCCTGTATATCCTGGTTGTCCTTGGTTACTTTGATCTTTTGAAAAATCAAGGAATGCAATAACTTCTGCAATTACAAATTCTTTGTTCTTTTCAATTAAAACAGCTGCATCTACATACTGTCCTGGATTTGTAATAGCAAGGTTGCCGCCATTGTCTACGTTTTTTGGTAAATTGGGGTTGTATAGATAATGTCTACCAAAATATCCATCTGTTTCTCCTGTAAGCGGATTAATATATGCTTCACCGTCTACTGGTAAGTTAGGATCTGCTACACCTGTGACACTATCACTGTCACCTGTTAAGCCGTCAAATTCTTTATCTCTATAAAAATATGTTCCAGACCATGGTGATTGAGAAACTTCATCTTTTGGACGAATAATAACTCGTCTAAATTCATCACCAACTAGTGATACGTTTGCAGGAACTCTAATTGGATAGTCTTCAAAATACTGTCCTGTTTCTATTCTAATAGTGATTTGTCTATTGTTAACAATGTTGCCCATTTCCAGTTTTTCACCTATTGTGAATTCTACTGGTGTAAGCAATTCTAGTTCTGCTAAATCGTCAGTAGATCCTGGATTGTTAATGTTATCATCGCCTGTAAAATATCTAATAATTTTACCAATAGCCCCAGATGTCTTACCTCTAATAACTTTACCTACTCGTAGATCTCTGTTTTGTGGATCGCCTTGGTCAACTTTACCTTGGCTTATTCCGTTAACACTGTTACTAAAAAATAGTTCGTATCTGTTACCGGTCTGCGGAGTCTCTGCAGAGAACACACCATTCAAAACAATATCTCTTTGTATTGCCATATTACCTGATATGCCAGTTACTGAAGCTGCGTCATCGCTGTCTGGCTGGTTAGAACCAAATGTAATCAATTCTTGTGTGTAAATTGTTTGCGAAGGAGTTACAGGTGTATTTGTAATAATACTTGCTGTAATAGTCCTTGCTTGCTCTAATAAATGTGCATAAACAGTTTTTAGTAGACCATTTTGTGACCTACCATATTCGTCATTATAAAACTCTACACCAACCCTTGTAGATAGTGCTGATGCAAGTGTACCTGCTACGTGATCTAACAGTGCTGCATCCAATGCTATGCTCAAATCAAGTTCAAGAGCTCTATCATTTACAACTCTATCTGTCCAGTTGACTGTAGTTGTTCCAACAGTAGTTGTAGCTTTATTTTCTATTTGTTCATTTTTCCATGCTATAACTTCAGCAATAATAAAGTTTTTGTTAGCATCAACAAGTGACTTAGTGTTACCTCTACTATCAAGACCTGCACCTGTTGCATAGCCTCGTTGTGTAACTTGTGAAAGTTCTACAACAGCGGGATCGCCTTCGTTTATTACTCGTGATGTAAATATGTCCTGCATATAAGGACCAGGTTCAAATGGTGAAGCAATTTGTATCTGCTCTGCCTTACGTGCTGCTGCGCCTATTGTTCTATACGCATATGCTAGTGAACTACCTTCCTTACCTGGAGGAGCAACATTTTGTGCATCATTACCTACAACACTAACAAATATATTTGCACTTGATTCTGTTGATTGGCTATCTACATATAACTTTGATACAGCCTGTAAGTCTGCAATACCATTTGGAGTTCCTGCTCCTGCTAAATCACCTGGATGGTCATGGAGTGTAAGCGGACCCTCCATAGTATCGCCTTGTCTTCTTACAATGCTATCACGTGGCATTACCTGATGGCTTAAGAAAAATCCTTCTAGGTCTTCGTTGAAGCCGCCGTCTGTAATACTCAAACCTGCCGAATCAGTTGTTGTTAATTTGTATCTTCTTCTATTTCTTTCTACAGAGTCATTTAGTAGTGCATCTTCTGGATTAGCAAAAAATCCAATATTATTTTCGTCCAAAATACCAAGATATACTACATCGCCATTTTCTAAAGGACCATAAATTAGTTGATTGTTGTCGTCCAAGTCTGTGCTAGAAACTAGGGTGTCAGTTGCTGGATCAATTCTACTCCAATTTAATCCTGTACCTGAAGTATTAAAAATGTATGCTGCACCATCAGAACCTCTTGTCAATCCGTGTTGTGGTATAAGTGCTGTCCCAACACCAACCGCAGATGATAAACTTACTGTAAAGACTTTTGTATAACTTGATCCGTCAGCAGGCTCTGCTGGTACGTTAATTGTTTCTCCTGGATCTTGTCTACGGATGTAGTTTTTGTCAGCAAACTTCTTGTCAATAACTATATCATCGATAGAAAAAGATGTACCATGAGTATTGTTAAATCCAGTTACGTCATCTAGTTCAGTTCCTACATTTGCTATAGCAACGCCGGCGGCATTTAATGGACCACCTAATACTGGTTTAGCATCTGATTGTAATGTTATACTATTTAATTTTAGAATAATTTTGCCGTTAGTAGCAACACTTACATCAATAGTGTCTACATTGGCGGGATTCTCGTCGCTGTCAGAGCCTAGTTTTCTAATTTCAATTTCTGTGCCGTCTTGTGATACTATTGGCAAGTAAGCATCAACGCCGTCACCTTTAAATGGATTTAAACTGTCTGGTGTGTCAGCAAGCAATGTAAAGGTTATTTGTCCACCTTTACCTACTACAGCATATATCTCTTGAAAGTTTTCGTTTACCTTACGAAACGATTCTCTAATACTATCACCGGTTCCGTCATTACCTTCAATGCCGATGTCTACTTCTTGTCTTGCCATTTTATTTTAGCTCCAAAATTTGTATATTGTCTTCTATGTTATCATTAAAATTAACGCTTACGCCGCATCCGCAACTACTTTGAGCGTTAGGATTATTAATAACAAATTGGGTCTGGAATACATCTTTAGAATAATCTACTTCACTTCCAAATAGATACATTAAACTAGTTGCATCTACTACTAGATTTCCATTATTTGTAGGTATTATTTCGTCATTTACACCTACGTCTTCCTTATTGACCATGCTCCACTCGTATTCAAATCCTGCACAACCGCCTCCTTTCAGTCCTAAATGCACGGCAAAGTGTTTTGGCTCTACATTGCATAGTTCATCTATTTTTTCTTTGGCTGATTTAGTAAGATTTAATACAAACATCTGTACTCCTTTAATATATTTATCGATAAGTTTTATAATCCTAATGTAATAAATATAATTATGTTCATAAAAGAATTTGTTGTACAAACAAGACATGTGAGAACGTCAAAATTAGGTCGTACGCACCCTTACACACGCAAAAAGACCTACGTGTTACTAAGATGTGATAACTGTGATAACGAGTTTGAAAGACCTAGAGGCAAGATGGATGCCAAGCGGTTAAGCAACAATTATTTTCATGTGTGTAATGATTGTGATAGCAAAAAATTTGCACAAAAAAAGGGAGTAGAACAAAAACAGAAATGGAAATTTTCTGCTAGTTCTGATCTCCCTATTAGTAAACTTTAGTCTACGTAACTTGCATTAACATAGCAACAACTAGGACCGTCTTCGTGATCTAATCCTTCTTTTGCATGTTCAAATACAGTTTGGCACCAGTCATCTCTATCATAAGTGCTTACAACATCAACTATTGAGATAGTTTGTCCTGTTTCTACTTTAGTAATAGTAACATTATACAGTTCTTTAGTAACACCTTCAGATACTTCTCTTGTATTTTCAGATGTTTCAACAGTCAATATATACTCTCTAGACATTTATTAATCTTCTTTTTTGTAGATAGTCCATGCACCGTATGCAATAGCACCGTATGCAACTAAACTAGCAATTGGTTTGAAGATAAGAAATGCTACACCTGCACCAATAAGTACAGCGCCATCAAGCGAAGTTCTTTCGCCTAGTCTGTCTATAATCCATTTTTTCATTAGAACTTATATCCTCCTGGTCTAGTATTTTCAGTTGTTTTCATCGACCTTTTTTCTTCAGGTAGTTTTTGCTCGGGCTTTAGTTTAATAGGTTGAAAAGGTTTCTTATCTATTCTAAGTCCGTCAATCTTTTTTAGTTTTAAACTTTCTACCATAATTAGTCTCCTATATAGAGTATTTATGTAAATATACAAGCAAATATTTTATTATGGAGAATAATTATGTTTAATTGGTTACGCAATCTTTTTTCATCTGCACAGCCAGAGCCAGTAGCAAAGCCTGCTCCTGCGCCTGCACCAAAGAAAGCAGAAGCTAAAAAGACTACTGTCAAAAAAGCAGACTTAGCAAAAATGACTAAAGAAAAACTTGAAGCATTTGCAAAAGAAAATTATAAAGTCGATATTGATAGAAGAAAGAAAAAAGCAGACCTAGTTGACGAAGTATTTAAACTTTCTAAGAAGTAATATTTCTAACACTTAGTCTTTCGATAGCAGACTCACAGCGAGCCAGCTTACGCTCTAATACAGTGATAGCGGCTCGCTGTTTTCTTGACTGTTCTTCCAAACTACGAACATACTGTAAAGTAGGAAGTTCTTGAGTTGAGCCATCTTCTCCCAGCAACACCATAGTATCTACACCTTGGGCTTTTAACCCGCCCGTTACACGATTAGGATTTTTTGTAGATTCGCTAGATGATGATTGGGTCTGGGCCGGATTTCTTCCGTACATTTTGTTTAAATAGCTCATTGTTTATCTCCGTACTGTATTTACTCTGCTTGCTCATAGAATTGTGAACGTCTTGGATCATGCTCATATGTTGCATTTGAAGTATAGTAGAATAGTATTAAACTATCTCTAGTTATTGTTTTTGGACATTCTATAGGTTCGGGATGCCCATGAACTAAATCATAACCATAGTCCCAAAAAATTAATCTATTAGGCTTTGGTGCAATTTTTTTAACACATTCTGTTCTTTCATTGTTCCAAAATTCTAAATGTCCATTCCACTCTTCTTTCCAATCTTTGTTAAGATAGAGTATGGCATTCTTTTGTCTATTTAATTTAAGACCGTTATTCCAATTAAAGTCTGTATGTAATCCTAATGATGTATTTCTGCTACTTCTACAAAACCCACCGCCTAAGAAGTGAGGATCTGGAACAAGAGATTCTGTACCAGTACAAACTTCTAACCAATCTACAAACAATTTACTGTTAAAACTATTTGCAAGGGTTTGTAGTAAAGGCGCCTCAGCAAAGTTTCTACATTCTCTTCGTTCGCTATACTGATTAGCAAAAATTTTATAGCGTTCTTCCGGGATATCTTCAAATGAATTTATAATAGTATTGTACAACCATGGTGGCAAAAAGTTGTCTATCATATAAAATGGAGTAGGCTCACCTTTTGCATATTCTGCAAAAATTGTTTCTGGATTGTAAGTTGTACTTAGATCTTGGAAAAAATTATATATTTGTTCATGCATAAAACTATTTATGCATATATTTTTCCTGCGAAGTCTTTTGCCATTGAGTTATAATCTTCTGTTGCTAGACCATATTTGTATAGGTCAATACTAGCAAGATTCTTAGACTTAGACTCGACCATAATGTCTGCGTAATCTAAAAATTCTAATGCCCAGTCGTTAACAGCATTATTCCACATAAAGTCAGAATGTGCTCTAAGTTTTTGCTTCTTAAAGCCTTGCTCTAATAGCGAATCCATATTAGGTAAAGAGTTATCATCATGGTCTACTAGTAGATCTTCGCGTGAAACTGAGTAATGAATAACAGGTCTTACTCCACGCCAACTGTCAACTATACGTAAAAATCTATCGTCGGTGGGCGATATGTATTCTCCACTAGCAACCCAGTGGTGGTGTATGTCCAATACGAGAGCGACATGCTTTTCAAGTTCGAGGCTTGCGTCAATGCCCCAAGACATTTCGTCGTTTTCGATTGTGATTGCGTTTCGCGCTTCTGGCGAGAGTCTCGGTAAGACGTCGATGATGCCTTGTGGACCTTTTCGACCCGATATGTGTACGTTGCATTTAAAGTCTTGGAAGGTGCGGCCGTATCCCATCCAGCGCAAGACATCGGTGTGATATTCAAATTCTTCTATGCTCCTCTCAACAATTTCCGGATTATCCGAGGCAAGTACAGTAAATTGTCCCGGATGCATTGATAGTCGGACGTCAAGGGCTCTTGCGGTTTCTCCAACTTTTGCGAATTCTTTTTCACAGTATGCAACCACATCCGGCTTGCGCCAAAAATAACACCAAGTAGGCTCGGTATAAACAGGAAGTACATCACTACCCAATCTGACCATTCTAAGTTGAGGGGGAAGACTTCCAACATATTCAATCAACCTTCTGTATGACGCTATGTTGTGGACCATAATGTCCCACAAGCGTTCTTCAGCAACATCACGTGTTTGCCTATTGAGCCACGCAACTGTTGTGCTACGAGTATTTAGTGGTCGCTGTATCTCCTCAAGCAATTTCTTCTTCTGTGTTTGATCAGGATACATGTATTTGCATGCAAAACCTATGCGTTTTTGTTGTGCTTTCAAAAAGTCACCTGCTGTTGTAAATTTTAAATCCATTATATTTCTTCTAGTAATTGCCACGTTTCTTTATAATCTTTAACATTATAACACATACCTAAGTCACTGTCAATGATCTGTTTTTTAAGAGGATAATCATTTCCTGCTTTATCCATCCTATCACCAAAAAAGTGTAATTCATCATTTATATCAAAGTCGTGTAGTATTTGACTTTTATCACTACCCTTGAGTCCAATATCAATACCTGTTTCTCCTCCAGGTCTTGCTTCTAACTCTGGAAAGAGCAAATTAAACTTTCCAGCTATTTTATTTCTTTCGTTATGTTCGAGATCATATTTTACATACAATTTGCGTTCGCCCAGTGTAGCATTGCGCCCAACTACGCTGTAATTTGTCATTCCGTGTCTATGTTCAAAATGTAGCCCAGTTCTTAACGGAAAAGCACTACTAGTGAGCTCAATCGACAACCATTCGTGTGCATCTTCTGGTAATGTCCATTCGGAGTGTTTAATATTAACTTTGCCTTCCCAAACATCATTACCGTTACATTGATAAACACGTTTGCACAAGTTATAAGTTGGTTCTGTAATCTGTTCTATAGTTTTAGGTTTATCACTACCTGTTACAAGATATACGTCATTGACCATAGAGAACGCATTAAAGAATGCTCTAAAGTCATAGTCCATTCTACCTCTGCTAGGAGTCAATGTTCCGTCTACATCAAATATATATTTTATCGCCAATTTTCTACTACCCATGGATCTTTGCAATGTTCTGGATTTGGATCTCCGTGGAAAACACACACGCAACATTCTATTCGAGGTACACAGTTTTCCACTACCTTAAATGTTCTTTTTCCTCTGACGCCGCCTGGTTCAAAATCTCTACTTTGTCTTACTTCCCATTTCCAACTTTGTGTCCAACTATCTGGATATAACATTGCGGCTTTTTCTTTATGTGTTACATCATACAAGTAGTCTTGATCACCAAAGAACAGTTTTTGATATTTTTCTGGATCTTGTTTATACTTGTCCCAAACAAACCCCAGTTCTCCTGTTTTAAACTTTATAACCGAACTGTTATACTTTTGATAACTAGGACGCATAGCTCGAGTGTAGTCTTTTACAATGCACCAATGATTAGGTTGCCAAGTTAATAACTTATCTATATTACCGCTTATAACAACATCTAAATCTAAGTACAGTATAGTTCCTTTAATGGGAAGATCTTTAGAAAACATATAAGGCTTGCACCACCACCCATGTAAGCCTTTTGGTAAGTTGAGTATTTGTATGTTAGGATCTAACCCCATTGGATCGTCTGTAAGACATGCAAACTTATAGTCTAACGTACAATTACGTTTTACCATATTATACAATTTGTTTACATAATCTGCAGAATATTTTGTGCCATGTTTAAGACATAACACAAAATAATCCTGCGGAAGTGTAGAAATAAGTTTACTAGCCTTTGCTTCTCTGCGTTCGGCCTTAATCTTTAACCATTCTTCCTTAGTGTATTGACTCTTATCAATCTTTGCCATCAGCAAACGACATCTTTTGTGTTTGATATGGAGTATAAATTGCTGAGTTAGCACCGTGCTCTGCACACTCTGCACTCTCACACCAGCAACGTCCGTCACTCATTTCACGCACAAGATTATCCGCAAACTTCCACGCATGATATGCAAACTTTTCTGCACCTACACCGTCAAAAATTCTTAGCTCTGCTAGTCCTTTTTCTTCTAGTGCTTTAAGCGTTTCAAGTTCAGGGTCGTCTGCATCTACAGCAACTTTATGATCAAAACTATCTTCTAGCCAAGCCTTCAAAGGTTTTAGTCCTCCAAAGTCTACAGCCCAGTTTTTTTCATCTAGATCACTACAGCCAAATACAAATTTAAAAGCAAGACTGTAGCCATGCAATAAATGACAATGTGAATGTAATGCTTTTGGTTGACGGAACACCGCTGAAAGACCGATGTTGTGTCCGTATGTTTTAGTACTATAAAATGCCATATGTTTTCTCCTATAATATGGCGGCAGAATTAGAAGGGTTGACGCCAAGTCCTATATTAATATTAACTATTATACGATATGTTACTTATCGTGTCAACCATTACGTTAGGATAAATCCAGGATTCTTTTAGTTTTATATGTTTATTATAGACTATAAATTTAGTTTTAGGAAAACATTGGAATACTTTTCCTATTTGGTGTATCCAATATCTAGGATCAACGGCTCTCTTATCTGCTCTATCATAGTTTCGTGTATCTTTGTATATGTTATTAACTGTGCTAGTGTCACTGTACATATCAAAGCCTATTAAATGAACTGTTTCTTTTTTGCTCTTTAGAGCTCCTAAAAGAACAGCATAAGGACCACTACCCCATTGAAATGGTTCGTCCCATCTCTCATTTCCTTCATAAGGTAAATTAGGAAGTAATCTTATGTTTTTGTGTTGTTTGAATCTAGGATACCAATCGCTTCTTGTGTAAATTTTTGTTTCCTCATTTATACCAGCGTTGATAGATTCTTCAACCATTCGTTTGTCAACACAGATAAGATGATCCATTTTATAATCACGCATAATGGCATTGCACCCTATTTTAGTTCCAAACAGAGAGTCAATATCAAGCCGAGAACGGCTTTCACCGTTACCAAATACATACATACAATTATTTATTGTTGTTTATATCTTCTTTTAAGACAGTAATGTCTTGCTTAACTTCTTTAAATTTTTCAGCCGCTTGAGACATTAATTCAACAACAGAGGAAATTTTATCTATTGCCCACCACCACCAAATTGCGGCGACGAACATAAAAGTACAAGTGCCTGTTAAAATAAGCCAATAATATGTTTCATGAGCTCCTAGCCAATACGAAATCGCTAGAGCTATAAAGCCTGTCATGGGAAGTACACTGCCTATTATTTTCCAAATAAGTGCCTGTTTTTTAGTTTGTTTTTTTAATAAGTCAAAGTTAGTCATACTAATATTTATAGGGTACTCTTACTTTATTTTGTTGGTAGTTTATGAGCTGATTTGACCGAAAGGCTTCCATTCTCCTGGAGTGCCTTCCAAAATGCATACCCAACCTATATAGCCTGTTGGCTTTGGGTCATCATTCCAAACTATATCGCCTTTACGATATTGTCCACTAGTGGGTGAACCGGAACCTACTTGCATTTTTTTGTTTTCAAATTTTATCGGGCCTGCAACAGCAAGATCGCTGTCGTCTGAAATTGTGTTTACACCAACACCTAATTTACCATGTACTGTAACCCTTGCTGAGTCACTGTTCTTGTTACCTAGGTGTATTTTACCATTAGCACTTACACTAATTCTAGTTGTATTGTCAGTTATAATTTCTAGGTCATGTGTTGTATATGTTCCTAATTTGATCTCTGGTTGATCTATATCAATAACAAACTCAGAATCAAAGCCCATTATACCAACAGCACCATTAGGTGCTTCAGTACCAATACCTAGCCTATCAGCATCGCTGTTCCAAAATAGATGTTGACCAAAAGAAACATTGCCTCTAACATTTAACTTATGAAGTGTACCTACTTCTCTAAGGCTACTTGTTTTAATATCAGGGCCTAGTGAATCTTTGCTTAGAACATAGTTGCCGTTTACAAAGTATGCAGCATCTGCATGTAAATCTATTGGATCACTACTCCAAAGTCTATCTGGATTAGGTCTGTACACAAACTGTTTTGTAGGTTGTCCTTTTTGCACCCACAATAATCCTTTATTATAGATGTTACCATCTGCATCATTGAATTCAAGTGGTCCAGATCTTTCATTTCTAACGTCTGCTGTAACTTCGTCAACATGAAGTTTTTTTGCATAAACTTCGCCGTCTACATGTAAATTACCAGAAACATTTGTGTCGCCTACTAGTGTTTCTACGTCTATTGTATCAGTTAGTATTCCATCGTCATTTACAAACACTACAAGTCTAGTTGACTCGTCTTTAATACCGGTGCTTTTAAACTTAGATATTGTACCTCCTTGAATTAAGTCTCCACTTAGGCTGTTATTTGCTAGTTTTGACATGTCAGGAGTGTTGTCTATGCTTGCTAAAGCATCAACAACTTCTGCTAAAATAGGTAGTCCTTCTACAGCAATACGGACTTTATTAGGATCTGGCTTCTTCATGTAAGTATTTATCAGTTTACTTTAAGAAGCACTGTATCCGGATTACAACGTCCGTTTAGTTTTGTATCAGTAGTTTTTATCTCCTCTAGAAACTTGCGTAATGCTACTTTACCTGCATTTTTAAACTCTTTTAGTTGTTCTTCTGGCTTACGTAGCGTCTTTTGAATACTTTCTTTTTCGTCAAACCCTATTATTGTTGTGCCTTTAACACTAAGTCCAGTACCGTCTCTAGCAAGACCTTTTGGATCTATATTTGATGCAACATATTTGCCTAGTTTACGTGTCTTACTGTTAAACACCCACAGCTCACTAGCACCTACAATAAGTGTAGGATCAATACTTGCAAGTGAATACTTGTCATCTGCTTTGTTAAACTTCAACTTCTCTACAATTTTACTTGCAGATCGTTGCTTAGGCTTACGTGGTTTACGTGTTGCCTTAGCTTGCTCAATAATAAAGTCTAGCTCTGCATTCACGGTTTCGATTGCTTTGCGATATTTTGCAATATCAGATTTTTTGTGATCTGCGTAACCTTCTTTTAGTTGTTCCCACATATCTCTTTCGTGTTCGTCCATTTTTGCCAACTGTCCTTTTGTTGGCATTCTTTCTAGGTCGTCAAAGTCTACTAGTTCCGACTCCCAAAAAGATTTCATTTTGCGAGCGTGAGCTTGACTTGGTTGAACTTTTTTAAAATATGCTTTAAAGTCAAACCCTTTTGGGTCAAACAACTTTGGGTCTTGTACCCAAACTTCCAACCATTCGTCAATTGGTTCAGACATATCATATGCCTGGTCTCTTATACGTTCTTGTATTGTAGGAACGTAGACGTTTGCTTTTGCTTTTTCTTCTTTTGTTTTAACTTGAACAGCCTTTGAGCCACCTTCAATGTAAGTTTCAATTCGTTTTTTAAGGAATTCGCTAGGACCTTTCTTAGGACCCATTGTGCCAGCAAGACTTTGCCAATGCTCATCTTCTCTCTTTACATAGTCAGGAGCACCATCTAAAAATGATTGTGCAACAATAGCACTTGTAATACTGATGTAAGTATTAGGCATTGCCTTTGCGTGTTTTATTTGTTCTTTAGTATATTCTCCGCTTGCTTCCATCCATTTGAATATACTAGGATACAAATCAGCTGGCTTATAATTTTCATAGTAAAAAGATCTTACATATTCTCTATGACGGTGAATCTGTTCACCCGTCCATTCTTCCCAGCCATCCCAACTAGGCGCTGTAAGTTTAGCACCGCGTTTTAGACGAGGAGCCGCTCTAGGTTTTTTTCTTTTAGTCTTCGGCAGGGCCATTTAAAATCTCCAAAAAGTTTATTACAAAAAGTATATATGCAAAGATTAAAAAAGTCAATCTTTTTTCAAACGTAGCACAGTTTCATACTTGCCAGCAAATTCTCCTGTTATAGTAACTCTATGTCCGTAGGAAAAATCGTCTGGTGCTATAGTGTACTTAATATTTTTTCCGTACTTCATAGCAAATTTACCTTGCTGAGTTTGTTGCCATTCCCAAATTGGCGCTGTCACGTAAATATGCGGGTCCTCTACATCTCCCATCGTAAACTCATGCAAAACAAACTGTTTCTTCATCTTCAGTCCAATAAACATTCTTTAAATCGAAACTACTAATTAATTGCATACATCCTGGACACGGTTTTGCTAGTCCGGGAACAAATGTAGTTCCATATGGTTGAGTTTTCTTCAACCGTACAATGTACATATCACATTTTGATAATTGATCAACAGAAATGATTCTTAATGCATTTTTAATAGCATCAACTTCTGCATGTAAGTAGATTTGCCCATCCCTGTAACCGTTAGATTCACACATTAAGGGATGGGTCTTATAACTGTTTATACCTGTTGCAATTAGATGTCTTTTATAGATAATACCGGCAGCCATTTTAACACGGCCTTGAACTCCAGGATTATCGTATGCAACCTGTAACAGTTTTTTGCGAATAAGAGAGTGCAACTCATGATGCCTTTATTTTTTCTTGAGCTCGTCTAAGATCTCATCACGTTCTGCTAGAAAGTCATTGTATCTATTACGCACAATATCAACTGTCATATCAACAAATATTAAAATAGGCGTAATAAAAAATCCGTTCTCAACAAGCATTCCAAATACAATACCTAATATAAAATATCCAAGCATGCGTTTGCTGTAAGGTTGCCATTCTTGAAAGTTAAAATTCCATTTAAGGAAATACCAAATGTGTTTCATGTCACTATCCTTCGTTTTCTAAGTCCCAAATACAACGAGCATTTTCATACTTTTTACTTTTTGTGTATTTGTAAAATTTATATTTTTTCGCCGGCTTCGAATCCCCGGAACGTTTTAAATCTTGGAAAACGTAACGAGTAAGTGCCGTCTTGATTTTGCGTAATTGCATCTGCTCGTACCTCTACAAGTTGGCCAACCAAAGACCCACGATTGCTCCAAAAGGTATCGCGATCAGCGTCACTAAACCCGCTACCGCAATTGACCTCAACCATCCGTCCATCATCCTCACCGCGGCATACGAGTGCTCCAAGTCTTCCTTCATTTCTTCCTGTTCCTTCTTCGACATCTACTACCTCCAATGTTACTTCAATAAATGGCTTTGCTTTAAGCCATGCATGAGTACGTTTACATTCATAAGGAGCATCAACGTCCTTAATCATAACACCTTCATATCCACCGTCTACAGCCGCTTTATTAAGCTCTGTAAAGCGTTTTTCGCCTTCGGGAGTACTTAGGTCTACTGTTTCCCAATCAAGTGCTTGTACGTGCTTTAAAACGCTTTTATGATCTTCTACCCAATACTTTACCATAGCACTACGTTCATGCTGTGGTTTGTCATACTTTCCGTTTAAGAAGTTACCCAAAGGTGCCATGTCAAACAAATGTAGTACAGCATCGTTTGCACTTACATTGTCCTTACGATGTACCTGTTTCATTAAGTCTTGAAAGTTAGCACTCATTACTTCGCCGTCGAGCATAAGCGGATACGGTGCAGGATAATCTTTTAGTACTTCTTCTATTTCTGCAATGATGTGTCCAAAGTTGTGAAACTGTTTACCATTACGACTGAACATCTCAACTTTGTTACCACGTATAGTAGTAAGAACACGAACGCCATCTAATTTGATTTCAATTTGTTTCTTGCCAGTCATTTTCTTTTCGTGTTTAGCAGAGTCGTGTGCCAATGAACAAGTGAATACCGGTACAGTACCAGGCACCACTTTGTTCACGGTCTTTTCACTTACTCCGCAACGTAAATCTTTAATAAGGATACGGCGATACCAATCATTCCATTGTTCTGTAGTAGCCACACCCATTGCTAATTCAATAGCATCACGTGCCGCATGTCCGGTTAGTTCACGCTGTTGTAGTTTTTCAGCAAGTTCTTTAAACACAGACCAAGACAATCCTTGTCCAGTTAATATATCTGAACGTTCAGGTACCTGCTTTACTCCAAATGTTACAAGCGGATCTAGTGCCATTGTAAGACCTTCAAAGAACTCAGGAAGTCCTTCTTCGTGTGCTTGTTTTAGGATTGCTTCTTTGCCCAAGCGACTGTTGTCTGCTTCAAGTTGCCTAATAATTGCGTCTGGTTGTGTTCTCATGCCATTGCCCTCTCAACTTTTTTTACAATAGATTTAGAATGATTGCAATACCCATGGTATCCAAAACCTGTACAATCACAGTTAAATCCACGATCATGTAATGTGACGGAATACTCATTCCCTTTACTTCCTTGTACTGGCCAAACAGTTCCTACCATCCAATGTCCTTTTGATTAAAAAGAGTAGGCTTCAAAAACTTCTCTTGAAACCTACTCATCGTGTTACCTGATTTTTTGCAATTTCAACTAACTTTGCATCTGCTTTAGTTAATACATCTAAAAGCAAACGCTTTTCTTCTAAGTATACTTTTGCAAACTTAGGATCATGTGCAACAATACTTTCAGTGTTGTCAATCATGTCTGCAACTTTGATAGTCTGTACACATGCAGGTGCCTTACTAAGTCTATCACGATCCATTGCTTTACGTGCTTTACGATTAGGACCACCTTCAACTTTGGGCGGGTCACTAAGTAAAACAACCATATCAGCAACTTCAATACCAAATGCAAAAGCAATATCTTCTTTTGTAATTTTAGTATCTTCGATGACATCGTGCAACAAAGCGGCCGCTAACACCTTCTCGTCCTTGATTACTGTGCTAACAAGGTTCATTACTCTAATAGGGTGTGTAACGTATGGTTCGCCTGTGTATTTACGAACTTGTCCGATAGCCCCGTGTGCGGCTGTAGCGAACAATTTTGCTTGATCTACTAATGTCATTGTGTGCCTCTACTTTGCCTAATTTATGTATATATTATAGCAAAGGATTAGGGCATTGTCAACCATTTTTGAAAGAAATTTTGGCATTAAATGACAGGCTTATTCTAGTGTCATCTGTGTCATTTGGCCTTACACCGTGATATATCCAACTAGGAAATAGTATAAGTTTCCCTATTTCTGGGTGATAATATATGCATTCATCTGGTGCAAAATAGTGTGAGCTTACTAGGCTTGTAAGAGGATTCATCAAATATAGAGAACCGTCTTGTTTGTTTGTTTGAAAGTAATACACGCCACTTATATCAAAACCACCGTGATTATGTACAGTAGTGTGTTCACCTTTTTGAGTACTTGTAAGCCAAGAATTCTCTATCTTAACTGTATATTCTTCGTGTTTGAACGCGGCTAGATATTGTTTGATGTGTTGTACAAATAATTTTTTTGTAAAACGTAGTTTATACTTGTCTATGTAATTAGTTTTAAATGTTGGATCGCTTAGACTATGATTTGTCTCTCCCCAACCTTTGTGTTTTGAAAACTCAACGCTAGGCAAAGTATCGCTTATTTCTGTCTGCACCTTATTAAGATCTTCACCTTTGATGAAGTCATAATAAGCAGGTGTATAGAACCATGCTTCAACTGGCATATTTACATAGTATCCTTTCTAGAATGGTGGAGCCGACAGGGGTCGAACCTGCGACCTACTGGATGCAAACCAGTCGCTCTCCCAACTGAGCTACGGCCCCTATCATAGATATTTACCTACCAAAAAACCTAAAAGAAATATGAACCAATCAAATACAAAATGCATCAGAAACGAAATTGCAAAAATTTCTTTCCAGTGTACTTTACAGATATCTAACCATTCTGCTATCTTTTTCATACTTCTTCCTATAAATGGTGCCGGATGTCGGATTCGAACTGACGACCTACTGATTACAAATCAGTTGCTCTACCAACTGAGCTAATCCGGCGTAACTTACTCTACATTACTTAGTGGTGTATCTTCTTCCAAATCATCAAACTTGGTTTTGACAAAATCTGATGCAATCATTTTTACATCTTTTCCAGACGCTCTCATTTCCATTTCAGCCTCGAAGACTTTCTTTAAACTTCCGGGCCCTTCCCAAATATCGTTCATAACTTCGTTGATTTGATCTAACGACACTCTTCGAATTCTTGCTTGACCAAAATAATGTTGCAAAAAACCAATTAAAGCTTCTGGAATTAATCTATGGTCTGAAAAAGCCCATGTACCATTAAAACCATTTACTGAATAAGGGTTGTCGATATCTTTGTTGTGAAACTTCATTCTATCTTCAACTGATCTTAATTCTAACATACATACTCCTAATTAAAAAACACATTATAACACATATTTTGTCAATGTCAACCATTTGGAGCGGGATACGGGAATCGAACCCGTCTCGTCAGCTTGGAAGGCTGTCATAATACCACTATACCAATCCCGCAATCTGGCGGAGAGTGAGGGATTCGAACCCTCGATACAGTTGCCCGTATAACACCTTAGCAGGGTGCCGCTTTCGACCACTCAGCCAACTCTCCTAAAGTATACACTCCCAGTTTATCAGTCTGTTGCAAGTTGCTATACTTCCTGCAGAGTGTATACTATCTTGGTAGCCCGTAGGAGAATCGAACTCCTGTTGCATGGATGAAAACCATGTGTCCTAACCACTAGACGAACGGGCCATAATTTTTTTGGCAGGCGAACAAGGAATCGAACCTCAGTTTACAGTTTTGGAGACTGTCGTGTTACCACTACACCATTCACCCAGCGTATATTACTATACAGTCAAGATTCTGTCTTGTCAACCTCGACTTTTGTTACACGATCATATTTAAAACTACGCCAACCCTTTGCATTGATATCCCAAACAGTTACGTTACCAGCTGGTGGTTTTTTATCTGTTTTGGGCTTATGCTCTTCAGGGATAATGTCAAACGACTTAGTGCATGTCATTACACGCTCTGCGCCGTCTAACTTGTTGAAAGTTACAACTAGGACAGTTTCTTTCAACATGGTATTTAGTTCTTCTTCTGTAGGGATTCCTTTCTTATCAGCAACAAACTCTTTTAGTTTGTCAACATGCCAGATTGCACTACTCATAGTTCTTCTACTATTCCTAGAAGTTCTGCAACTAAAAACAATCCTGGCAACCACATAATATTTGCGCCAAGCAATACAGCCACACACCCTGCAATTCTTAAGCCACTTTTTACTAAACTAATATAAAAATGCTTAAGGCCAGGATCTTTAGACGCTGGAATAATGACTTTTTCAGGAATAGGCATTAGCGTTTCTCTACAATTTGATCTACTAAGCCATAATCAAGAGCTTCTTGGGCAGACATAAATGTATCTCTGTCCATGTCTCTTTCAAATTCTTCGTAGGTCTTACCTTTTGAATTATGCTTTACATATAATTCAGTTAAGGTTTCTTTCATCTTTGTGATTTCCTTATACTGAATTTCAATGTCACTTGCCATGCCTTGTGTTCCGCCACTAGGTTGATGGATCATGTGTCGTGCATAAGGTAACATTTTACGTTTGCCTGGTTCACCTGCCTGTGCAAGGAAACTACCCATACTACATGCTTGTCCTAACACAATAGTATGTACAGGCGATTTAATAAATTGCATAGTGTCATAAATGCTCATGCCACTAGTAATAACGCCTCCTGGGCTATTAATGTAAAAGTTAATAGGCTTGTCTGGATTTTCACTTTCCAAGAACAACATTTGTGCTACAATTAGATTAGCACTATTATCTTCAACAGGACCATTCAGCATAACTATGCGGTCTTTAAGAAGTCTACTGTAAATATCGTATGAACGTTCGCCTCTTGACTCTTGCTCAACAACCATAGGAATTAGCGGCATTATTTTACCTCCACTTTAGTTAACGGACGGACACTAGAAGTATCATTATAGTCGCCACTAGGATTATACTCGCGTCTTGTAACATATTCCGTAAGCATTCCATCTGGCTTAACACGAACAGTTTTAATTTCTCTATACAGAACACCTTCTGTATCTTCTACAAGTGCCGCACTAAATGGTCCTTCCATGATCTCTACTTTCTGTTTCATTAAAATCTCCCTTTAATTACACGCTCGTTTGGTCCTTTAGAAGTAAACTCCATGCCGTGAGCATTACCTATATAAATTTTACCATTCCAGCGCATGTGAATTTTGTTAGTTGCAATGAATGCATCAAAAGATTCATTTGCTCTAACGTTGTCAACTTCTACTTCAACTGATTGCTCGTTGCGAGTATTAGTTAAAATTGCCTTATTGTCATATATTGTTTTCATGTCTTTCCTAATAATTTAAGATTTAATACAAAGTTTTCTACTAGTAGTTTAACAATAATTGCGCCATCTGTCAAGTGATTTCTTTCCATTTCTAGCACATGAGTTGCCATCATAATGTAGGCCTGTTCTTCTGTAATCGCAAGTTCGCCCCAATCAATTGGATCTACAGTTTCACACTCCTTAGCAAGGATTACTAGATTACGAACCGCTTCATCGTCTACTTCAAACATATCTGTCATACTGTTAAACTCGCTACTAAATTCATTGCAACCGCTGTGCCACTTATACTTGATCCGATCATAATTGCCCTATCTCCCCAAGCCATGCCAACAAACACCCATCCCATTGAACTAAGGATATAAGACACTTGTCCAATTTGTGTGAATCCTGCACTGATACTAAACACTCCAAATACCGCTAATACCATCGCACACCACTTTACATACCAGTCTATAGTTCCTGTTGGCGTAGTAGGTGTAAGATCTTCTACTTCTGTTTGAAGCTCTGCAAGTTCTGCTTTTAGACGTTTGCGTTCTTTAGACAGTTCCATCGCAAGATTACGAGCTCTTGTCTGAGAGGACATCTCTTTGTATTCTTCTTGCGTTGTTGTGTCTTTTAATTCCATTTCAATCCCAGAGGTTTTCATAATATTTTCCAAATAGTCGGAATCCATTACTTATTCTTTCTTGATATTTCTTTCTACCTTCCCAATTATACACCTTGGTGTGATTAGGTCCTTCTACCATTTGGCTGTTGCCATCTTCCAGCTTCTTCCACTGTAGGTCGCTTTCACCAGTTTCAAACTGATCTTCCCAGTCGTCATTGACCTTGCTGTCAAACGCAAAGATCATTTCGTCTAGCACCCAGTCCCAACGTTCAAAGTGTGTGCTGTCAGTAGTACCGTTGTCACGTTCTTTCTTAGTCAGTTTCTTAGGTTTTAGTTCTGGTGGACAATCCTTAGGATCAACTAAAGGAGCACCGTGCTTGGTTTCTTTTAGTTGCTTGAGCATAGGAAGTACGATAAGAGCAAGAGTATGATCCATGCTCCAAGTATCCCAGCGATCAATGTGTACTTTAACAGTACGCTTCTGCTTACTGTGGATCCACGATAGGAACTTATAGAGCCACGTCTTAGGACGGTCTTCCCACATGTCGTAAACTTCGCCTACTTCAGGTTCAGGCAGCACTTTACCGTGAGCAAGCCATTCGCCAAACTTGTGTACACGATCTGCTGTATGCGGAAAGCCGTATTCGTCTTTTTCTTTTGGTACCCAAAACATTAGCGTTTGAGCGAGCTGATATGGTCCGTACCAAGATTCATAAGGTCCAATCTTAATTTTCATAACTCCATTCCTTAATGGCTTCAAAACTCTCCGCAGGATCCATCATGTCAAACTTGCGGGGATAGTGCTTCAACAGGCTACTTGCCTGTTTACGAACTTCACTTGGTACTCGCGGATACTTCTTAGGATCTCTCAAGTCCATTAAGAATCGTTCTACATTTAATACCGCATTTGTTCTTTCAATTGGTAATGTCATGCTAAGTCCGTTATCAGTTTATAGTTATCCCACACTTTTTGCTGTGCAGGATTCATTTCTTCTGGCGGTACAAAACACTCTAACCAGTGGTAAGGCAGTCTACGTGGATGAGCTCCAAACTGACGAGGTTGATGTAACTTGCCTGCATCATATAAACTTATTAGCAAGTCATGCATAGCCTTTTGTCTGTCTTCTAATCCTGCCCATTCAGGATGACTTAGGCCGCCATACAAGTAACCTTCCCAGATTGCTTTCCAGTGATTATCATTACGTGGGTCTATATCTGTTCGTGATACAATTACTAGCACATCGTGGAAGTCAACACGTTCTTCTAGAATATCACGCACACAGCGTGACAAACTCAATCCAATTTTCATACATTCCACTCCTCTTTTTCTTCTAAAGCAAATTGACAACCGTGAATATAATCTCTATCTTCTTCTGATAGAACAGACCAAAACTTACTTACGCTTTCAATTTGCATAGCAACTAATATTGGTTTTTCTAGATGCATATTGCTCTCCATCATGGCTTGCAACTCGTCCATTCTCTGATCTATTTTAATACGTAGTTTGCTCAATGTATAGTTACCTCATCTTCTTCATCATTAGGGTCTATACCAAATACATGTATACACAAATCTACAATAGTGTCTGGAATAGGTTCGTCCTCTTTACCTTTAGGCATCCACAATCCTTTTAACTCACCTGATTGGCCATCAATAATAAGACCATAGTCATCTTCGGTTAGTGAATCTTCAAATTTTACGTAGTCGTCACTCATATTGATGGTCCTTGTAATCTATTAAATCTTCCAATGTTTTAATATAGAACTTTCCGTTCTTAATTTGCATAGTAGTAGTGCCACCATTACTTCTAATATATTGTCGTCCGCCGTCAATCATCTTGCCTTCTACTACTTTATAATCGTGATGTGATTGACTGTAATAGTACTTACCGTCTACTTCGATCATGCCGAACTCAAGTGATTCTACAATGTCTGCATCGGTAATCATAAGATGACCTCTAACGTGGTCGTGATACAAGCCAAAATAACGGTTACCAAACTCAGGGTGTGGCGTTGCTCTATAGTACACATCAACAGGCACATCACTAGCATTAAGATCTGTAGTGCAAACATATGTCACAGGTACTCCGTCTTTTTTACTATAATGTTCTGTAACAAGTGCTACATCAAAATTAGGATTATGTTCAATGTTCATCTGCTTTTACCTTCTTAGCAATAACTTTATGAATACCGGGATTTACTCGTAAAATATTAGGCATCATTTCATGTCTAATATAGTTACGTGTGAATTTCGTATCTTTATTCGACTTGTCTTCGATATAAGGCACTGATTTTAAATCTGCCCAAAGTTCTAAGTCACGTTTGCGGGTAAGGCGAAAAGGACGAATAACATTACGATTGTTATACGGAATAATTTTACCTTGTCCATGCATGCTACTCCATACCCAAGTTTCTACACAATCATCTAAGTGATGTGCTGTCACAATTGGAGAATTAAAACTATGAAAATATTCATACCGTTTAATTCTCCAATACTCTTCCCAACTTTCTCCAGACGCTTTATTGTACTGTTTAGGGATACTACCATACACGAACCCAACATCGTATGCTACGGCCTGTTCTGATACAAATTCTAATGCTTCTTTGCTTGTTTCAGTTCCGTGATCAAAAAAACAAAGTGTTAGATTATGATTTCTATGCAAGAAATCAAATACCGCCATACTGTCTACACCGCCAGAGCAGGCAACAAAAATATCTCTAGGTAGTTTATTTTGAAGTTTGATCATCGCACCACTCTGTCCAAGGAATAATCTCCATGTTATCGCCGTGGCCTTCAGTCTTCAGCATTTTTTGCTCGATCAAACTGTCGATGATCTTGTCAGTTACATTATAAACCGCATGTTTATATCCAAAATAAAACCCAAGCAGAGTGCCTACAATATATGCAAGTAATAACCAACTAGTGCTTTCACTAAAAAACTCCATTATACATTTTCCTTGTCAATAGGGTTACCATAATAATCGTGTGTACCAGCTCTATACGCCTGCTTCCTTTCATCAAGGATTTGAGACGATACCCAACATATCCATCCACCAACAATGCATAATATAATTCCAAATAAAGTTTCCATAGTTATACCTTATAAAGTTTTACATAATTAAGTCTAGTCTCATCGGCACTAAACAAACGGTTTTTTGTATGATCTTTTACTTTTGCTTTAATCCTTTTCATGGACCCAACTTCGTGATCAAACTTGTTCATAAACGAAACTAGGTTACCGTCAATTACACCAGTATAGTTAAAACTTTCCCACCTTGCACTGTAGCGTTTATCTAAAAACTTTATAACGCCTTCAACAGCAGCACCTATAGGAGAAATGTGTTTGCTATCACGGTACTCTATACGAATCTCTTTCTTTAGTCCACTTTCGTGTTGATCACGTTTGATAAATTCTGGAGCAAATGCAATTCGACCCATACCTTTAAGAGGTACTTCTTCTTTGCTAAGTTCCTCAATCATGTCACGTTTAAAATCATCAAGGTCAGCTAAACCAAGCATTACATATCGTTTCATCCACTTACGTGCTTCTTCTACCTTGACATAGTCTTCTTCAGTAGGCTCAAATGTAGGGAAGTCAGTTGGAACCCAGTCAACACCGTTCTTTTTATCATAGTAATAACGCACAAGATCTTTGTTAGGAAATTGTGTTGGCGCTTCATCAAACCGACGAATATCTTTGATGTAAGTTTCCTTGTTAATACGATAAGCCGCATATGCAACAGCAAGTGCATCTGTAAGTTTTACAGTTTTAAGCGGAAGCGGTTTACGACTAATAGGACGATCGTCTTCGTCTTGCAATTCATACGCTAGTTCCATACGCTTAAATTCAGCTTTGCTCATTGCACCCCAATCAAGAGTGTTTGGATCTGGTAATGACATTTTTGTGCCTCTCATTTGCCTAATTTATGTATATATTATAGCAAATAGTGCTAAGGTTGTCAACCTATTTTTTAAACAAATATATACCCTCAGACTTGTATGCATTGTTTAGTTTGTCATTTCCTACACCTGGTCTTACGTTAAGAATCATATCTATTTTCTCTAAATACTTAAATCCTATACTTTCACTAATCTGTTTCCATCTGTCTACAATCTTGTATTCGTTCGGTGGAATTTTGTAGTCAGCAATATTAACAGCATAGTACCCGTCTTTTGCAAGAGCTGTGTATAGCATTTCAACAGTAGGTGATACATAGTTATCAAACCATTCGTCTAAACTAGTACAACTGTTCATACACTGTGTAGGTTCGTCGGTATAAGTTTCTAGATTAAAATAAGGAGGACTACTAAAAGCCGCATCATAATGTCCTTCTTTTGGCTTAAACTGTTCACTAGGTACATGGTGCATTTCATATCCGCTTCCTAGTCCTAATTCAGTCATTAGCTCACCTAGTGCAACAAGTCCATTATATGTTTTCGTATTAGGATCAATACCCGTGTAATGGTATCTTAGATTGCTTGTAAGGGCGCCTAGCATGCGTCCTCCGTAGCCTGAACTAAAGTCCAACACATTACCCATAAACACAGGACAGATATATTCATATACGGCTTTTGCATTAAGCGGTTTGAAGTTTGCAATAGTGCCACCACTCACAAGATCTAATGCACGGCGTATGTTCGCAGGTAGCACACTACGTTCACCTTCATCTCTATACTTATAGCAAAAACTAATTGCTCTTTTTAGCCTTTTGTCGTCATAAAACCGGGATCGCATACTAACCATCTTGTCGTTTTTACTATATGCTTCTTGCATATTAGGAAACCAAAACCTACTGAAGTGTTGTCCTTCAGTTTGCCCTACTCCTATCTTACCATCTGCTACGTTATGCGACTTTTTACCAATTTCTAATAATGCTGTTTTGCACCCTTCAAGATTAAAATATGTAATTGGAATAATATTAATAGAACGGTACAGTTCGAACACTTCATCTTCTATCTTCTGTCGGCCTTCTTCACTTTCTAATAGCCAACGTTCTTTACTGTAGGACTTTAGTTGATCGTATACCTGTTCATATCCTGTATATATTAAGTCTGTAGGTGTTACTCCCCATTCATTACAGATATGATTATAGTATTCAATTATAGTATTTGTCATATATCTTTTTTACAGTTTTTTCATTTTTATAATGAGGTATACGTTGCCAAAATGTTGTGCCGTTAGCAGGACTAGTTGCATTTAATGCTAAAACTAATTCTGTTATATACTCACTATTGTAATATTCTATAACTTTGTCTGCTTCTGTTTTGTCTTTTACACCAATCCAAATAGCATTATGTCCTGTGCCATATTTTGGACTTGCATACTTTAGAACACTTTTTTTGCCTCTATTACCGTTCTTACTAATTACTACTTTGTGTTTACCTACACCTTCTCTAGGTGTAATAATACTTTTATCTACACCTATTGTCTTTTTGTATGGTCCATCTGCCCAACCTACTTGATAAATCAGCTCTACATCGCCGGGGTTATTAACAACTTCTTTTGCGTTGGCATAATACGAGCCGTACTGTGCTTCAAATGGATCTAGTTCTAAGTTAATAATTTCTGATGCATATTGATATTGTTTTAAATTTACACCTGGCAAGTAAATTGGATTATTTACAATAACTGAGTGTTCGTCACTTACAAATTCAACTTTCTTACTTGCTTCAGGAGCAAAGTACATTGCACAAAGAGGTACACTAGTATCAGATACTCCTAAAAACCGATAACGTGTAAGTTCGTGTATATGTGTTGTAGCATATCTACACTTGTTTGGTCGTGTAATAATTAGTGTATTAGGAGCAATTCTTCTAAAATGATGTACAAAGTCATTTGTAGTATTAAATTGCACTCCGCTAACTACACAAGTAACTGTAGTCTCTACGTCTTTAAAGTCTGCTTGAGTAATATTAAATTCAAACGTTTTATCGTTAAGTGCCTTTTTAAAATTAGTTTTACATACTAATACTTGCAAACTATCAATGTCACTAGCAAATATTTGTTTTGTAAAAATGTGCTTTAAACGTTCTTTTTCATTGGGAATACTTGGGGCTAGTGCATCCATTAATCGTTTAACAAGATACAATAAGAGTGTTCCACTACCACATTGTGGATCAAGATAAGTGCTTTCTGGATTTTCTAATATACTAGTATCAATTAAATCCAAAGCTCGATTAGCATCTTTTTCTGTAGCAATACTCTGTATGCTACTACTATCATATGCTTGAATTTGCTTTAGTCGCTTGTCTATATTATTGATAATCATAGTATTGCCCTAATGCTCGATTGACGCCTATTGTGTTAATACTAGGCATTATACTATTCCATTCGTCTACAGTCAAGCCAGTTACTTGTTCAACAATATCACTATCAAACTTTGCTATATCTTGTATCTTTTCTAGCTCAAAATCGTTTGCCCATGCAATATCTGCTAACTTGTAAATTTGTTTCAAACTGTATCTAATACGTGACATTGCAATACTAACTGGATCATTTTCTGTAGGTTCACCCTTCTCGCTAGTACCTGATTTACGTTTTTTGTTTGTGCCTTCTTCAATGTCATTACTGTTTATATCTGTGCTTGCTTTGTTAGTATTAGAATCTTTTTGTTTACCCTCTAGCAACAAACATATCGCATCGTTGATCATATCTTTCTTAACACAGGCACCTATGCGATCGATATGATTAACGATATCAGCAAGGAATTTACTACTAACATCTTTGCCTGTAAGCATATTCCAAGTGTTACCATCATAGTCATATACATCACTAACATCTAACCATTCGCTAATTACGCTTTCTGTAGTTGTATCACTTGAGTCTGCAACTCGTTCACAATAATTGTAAACTACACTTACAAATCGCTCTGGTGCATAGTCAAATACTACAACACTTTCTTTGCCATCTGCAGGTGATTTGCAACGGAAACTACCTTGGAAGTAATCTGCTGCACTCTTATCATTATTAATTTGGTGTACACTCCACCATTCAGGTACAGTAGTACCTTCTAGAAATCTACCACATGTAATAGTAATTGTGCCAGCGCCGCCGTCATGGTCATTTCGTGCAATCAAGTCTTTAACCTGCTGTATGTTTCTAACACCTTTACCACTTGCATTTATTATTTTACGTTTACCAAAGAACGGGTGCGATTGTAATGCCTTAACAAATAAACCAATTGCTTCTACATTATCGGGCAATACAAAAAGAGTATGACGGCAAAGTTTGTCTGCTACCTTACTGTAACGCTTTGGTGGTTTCTTGAAGTTTTGTACAAGGAAGTTAATAAATTCGTTTACTCCCATTACATTTTTAAAAGCGCCGTCTTCTGTAGCAAACAATTTGCTAAATGTAAAACCTTCATCTCCTAGATACTGTTTCACTTTGTCTGGAACATTAACTAGAGCATAGTTTATGTCTGCACGTTTACGGAACTGGTCTGTTAAAAAGTCATCATTGTTTAAGTCAAGTAGTTGCTTACGTATTGTTTGTTCGTCAATGTAATCAAAGTTGTAAACATCTTCAGCACTATATCTACCACTTAGCATTGTCTTGTAAGGTGTACCACTAAGTTCGTATTTCTTTTTAAAATTTAGACTTTTCCAAAGACGCTGTGTATTGTCTGTAGTTGTAGCATAATGCTGCTCATCAAAAAATACTGTATCCCATTCTGTTGCTAGTATGTCCTTTAGTAACTGATTAGGATTATCCCAGTGTTTGTTTATAAATTGCAAACTTACAAAAACAACATCAGTACCAGTAAATTCTAATTTTTTAATTTTTTTATAGTTATGATATTTCCAACCTGAATAGTTAATGTGGTTTTCTTCGCCGCCTGGCAATAGAGCAGACCAACTATCGTTTACTCCTACTTTTGCTGTAACTACTAAGATCTTCTTTGCAGATTGTTCTCGTGCTATTTCGTAACTGATGCGGCATTTGCCTGCTCGCATAATAGCGTTAATAAGCATGTCATCAGATACTTTACTACGTTCTACAGCCCAATCAATTATGTCTTGCTGATAAGGAAAACTATCCCAATCTTCTAGTGCTTCTACACCATTTATAAGTTCGTTTAAAACAGACTTAACAACATTACATGCTTCGTTTGCTGTTTCACACTCTGGAAAATCAAACCATTCACGGTTTTTGTCATCTCTACTTTTTATGTAACCTTTACGTTGCAGAGCTTTGTGCAATACTTTGTCAGTAATATGCACAGGAACTTTACGTTCAAAAACTTTTTTTAGAGGTTCACTATTAGATGTGCCGTCTTGTTGTTCGATACGGTCATCTGCGGTAAGCATTGTTTCGCCTACTTTCAAACGTACATTAAAGACTTCACCGTCAATAGTTGCGATTGACTTTTTGCTTTGGCTCTTAGTTGTGTAGTTGTAAATTGTATGCATTAGTCTAACTGTGTCCATTTATATTTTGCAAGATCGTTTGCTTCAGCCCAACGGATAAACAAACCGGTTTCACGCCCATGAGCTTCTATTTCCCACGGATGGTCCCAGTAGTCTTTTACACACTGTCGGTTATTAGATAACCATTCGCCTTTCCAGCGATGCATACCTAAGTTTATTGATTCATATAATTCGCCTCTAGCAAACTGTTTTACATGTACCATTTCATGTGCAACAGTTTCAAGCATTCTACGCATCTTAACTTTTCTATTAATTTCTACGTCGAATTGACGTGGACGTGATGTATCAGCTTCATCAGCAGGTAATGCATACCCATATGCTGAATCTTTTCCAAAATCTTTAAGGACTATGTTTACTTCAAGAGATTTCATTCTAGGCATGAGTTTCTTGATACAAAACTCAGCCATTGACATTGCTAGTTCACGTTGACGTTCTGAGCCACCTTTGACAAAGATCATAGGAAATATCCCTCTATTTGCTTACATGTTATACAACTATTATAGCATGTAAAGTAGGGTGTGTCAACCTAAAGTCTAAAGGTAATTCTACCTTTTGAGAGATCATATGGACTCATTTCTACACGTACCATATCACCTTGGATCATTTTAATTTTGAATTGACGCATTTTACCTGAGGTATAGCAGGTAATTTCATGGTCATTCTGTAGTTTTACAGTAAACATATTATTAGGGAGAACTTTAACAATTTCTCCCTCTAATTCTATTAGGCCTTTATCCTTCGACATTTTCTTCTTTTTTAGATAATACGATTTGACCTTCTGACCATTCTACTGATAAGACATCGCCTTCTTTCCACCCCATTTTTTCTAATATTTCAGGTGGAATTGTCATATTAACATTATTAGGATCATCTGGGATGTCTGTGAAGATGTCCTCTGCTTTGAATGTAAAATTAGCTGTTTCTTCGCTCATTAAGTACTCCTTAGGTAAATATTTATATGAAGGACGAATATGTTAGTGCCTTTAGAGGCGTTGTCCAACATACGCAAAACGATACAGGATTCACGTTACCTATACACATTGAATCTTATATTGTATTGCTGTTAGCAAATTTTGTCGAGAAACCGGATTTCTTGCCAAACACTTCTTTTGCTGAAAGTTTCTTAAACAACCAAAGTCCGAAAGAACTTGCTGATACTTGTCTTTTTGTATCAGGGGTCTTTCCTGACTTTGGCTCCAAACACGGCATATCTCGCAGATATTATCAAGATATAGGTATATCATCTTATGATATAGTATCCAATACTCTTAACACTGACTTGTTTTCAGATCTATCAAAACACTTTGTATTTCTAAGCAATTTTATAGAACTGTCTACTAGAGAAACTGAAATCAAAGATTTATTCTTCTAGAAGATTATCTTCGTAACCTTCCCAAAATCCTTCTTCTTCAAGCATGTCGTCTGTATACTGTTCAGGTTTATCATGCCACTTCTTATTAAAGTATCCGACAGACGCATAGTACCCTTTGCCAGTTGTATCATTGTAATCATAGTTTGGTTCTAGTTCTACCTTGTCATACCAAACATTTTCTACAAGTTCACACAAGTTCATTTCAATTGAACTAAATGCTAATTTCTTAGGATTAAAATCTTCACCATCGGTTTCTACAAACCAACATGCAAAGCCTCCTTTTTCTCCGCTATGGAAAGCAAGAACAGGAACAACTTTATCTAGGTCTGCTTCTTCTACATGTGTAGTAGCACTTTCATAACTTTCGTCATTATGATATGCTTCTCTACCATACATATGATAAGGTTCAAATTCTACGTCATCGTCATATGCAAAGTCGTCTGAACCATCTGCTGGAACTTCTGTGTACACCCAAGTACCGTCAGCATAAGCATTGTTTTGATGTTCAAATTCATCACACTCGTACCAAGCATAAAATTCGTCTCGAGGTTTTGGTGCATCTGCTAGACCCATATCTTCATCTTCCCATTCATAACTTTGAAGAGTGTCGATAAGATCTGATTCATCTTTATCAATAAAAAATTCAACAAATTCTTTGCTGACTTCTCCAATAACAGATTCTCCACCGTACCTGCCAGCTTCAATTCTAAATCTACGTTTTGCCATAATAGGTCCTCCTTAAGACTCTGTTTGGCGCGGCTGAAGAGATTCGAACTCCTGACCCTTGGTTTCGTAGACCAATGCTCTATCCAGCTGAGCTACAGCCGCGTAATTTATTATATTATAATTGGTTTTCATCTATGTGTCAACCTTGTTTTATAAGTTTTAAAATTTCTTTTAGTAGCTCGCCGTTTCTTACAGCCAATTGTTTAACTCTATCTATTTCAGTTTCGCACTCGTTTAAAAGTTTTTTAATTTCTGCAACATCTTTTGCAATGTGTCCTTGAGTAGGATATCCCATTAGTACTCCAAGTCTGCCGCAACTATAAATCTGTCTTCTTCACAATTTAGTATTCCTGGCCTGTGCCAAGTTTCGCCAGGATAGATCATCCAATGTCCGTGTTTCCAAGGTACAAAGTATTTTCCTTCTCCTTCAACTCCATTTGGTGCAAGCTCAGTTCCTGCTGTCTCTAAATCGTTGTCTACATCTACTGGTAAGTGCAAATAGTAAACTCCACTTATAGTAGTAGTAGAAGTGTCGTGATTGTGATGATGCCACAAGATATCTCTATCTTCGGGATCTTTTAGACTAGTACGGTAACTCCAACTTTGTATATTTTTAATTTTTACTTCCTTTTCCATAAAAGCAAAACACGACCATATAAAACTCATTTTTAGATTTGTCCAATAACTTTGGGGCAAGCCAAAAATGTTTATATTGGTTTGATACTTAGGACTGTTTGTCCAGTAGTTACCTTTTGCAATAAGATGATTAATATCTTTGCACATATTAAAACGCATGTCTGGAGTAATCAAATGATTCCAGTTATAAAATTCATGAACTTTCATTAACTTCCTTTTTTACAATTACACTATCAAACGCAATACTAAATCTTGCGTTGCTACTTTCCTCACTGTGGGCAACAAAGTGCCACATCCAAGACGGAAATACTAAAAGTAAATCAGACTTAGGTGGAATGAATAATTGTTCGCTGTTAAAACTGTTAAAGTTTTTTATGTGTTCGGGTCTAATAACATGTGCTAGTTCATGGTTAGGACTTGTAAATCCTAGCGGGCTAGAATTTTCGTCAGCCTGTGGATAATAGACAGCTGAAAAGAATGCCCCTGGATGCCTATGCATCCTTGTAATTGACTGATTGCAAAAACTGTTGACCCAGAACTGTTTGATACGCTGTTCGTAATCGTCGCTAAATTCTAACTTTGTGTGTAGCTCGTCTAAGAACTGTGTAATCTTTCCTCCTAGTTCGAGGAAAACAGATTCACCTGGGTCAACAAAAATTCCGTCATTATCTTTTACTCGCTCTTTACAAAACTCTATAAGTGCTTCTCTATTTGATACACCTAATTCTTTGTAGGCGATAAAATTAGTAAAGACTGAATCAATCTGCATTAACTTGCTTTCAAGTATTCGAGTATAGCTTCTGGGGAAGTTTCACCGTATGGATCAGTTGGACAGTTATCTTCTTGTCCTGGTTCAACAAATGCTTTTTCAACTACTCCGTCGTTTACAACCATAGCATAGCGCCATGAACGATTGCCAAAGCCTAGATTGTCTTTGCATACAAGCATACCCATCTTTTCAGTAAATTCGCCTGTACCGTCTGGAATGAATTTGATCTTTTTAACTTCTTGATCAATCATCCATTTACGCATTACAAACGTATCATTAACACTGATAACATAAATGTCATCTACATTTTGTGCAATAATATCGTCATATAAATCTTCGAAACCGGGAACTTGGTAGGTTGAGCATGTTGGTGTAAATGCACCAGGTAGTGAAAACACTACAATTCTTTTACCATCAAAAATGTCTTTTGTATTGACAGTTTTCCAATCAAATGGATTTTCGTCTCCATTGTCTTTGTTAACATAAGTGATAGGGAACCCGTCTGTTCTAACTCTATACTTAAAATCAACTTCAGGTAGTTGCATACCTTCTTTCATTAATTTACTCCTAATCAAAAAAAAATGTTAGTAAGGCACTAACATTATTAATTTAGCATCATCTGTATAGTATGTCAACCATTTATGGCTAAATATTAGTATGAATGTAGATCCACAAAACATACACTCTCCTAAAATACCTGAAGATACACAAAAATGTTTATCTTGCGGGGAAGACTGTCATTGTGGTGATGTAAGCAAAACAGGATTATGTGGTAGTTGTACTCACACACTACCAGACGACGACGAGGAAGATACATAACGTAGGGCAACGTTCAAAAAAGAGGGCAACAATATGGAGTTTTTAAAATTAGTAGGCGAAGTAGGTTTTCCTATCGCAGGTGCTCTTGCATCAGGCCTATTTGTTTTTATTACACTTAGATTTATTTTAGACAGTGTTACGGGTTCTGTAAATGGTTTAAAAGGCATGATTAGTGCTTTAGATAACCGTGTGCAAACTATGAACAACGATCTAGTTAAAATAGATACACTTATGAGCTATGCACTTAGCGTAAAACCAAATGTAGATAGAATCGCCGCTAATGAAGGCAAAGAGGACGCAAGGAGAGATTAAATGTTATGGGTAGACTATAATATAGAACAGGGGTCAAACGGTAGTTTTACTATAAGAGGTGAATGGCCCGGTGAAGTTATGGGCAAAGCGCAAGATGGTTCACCAAAAGACCATTACCTTTACAAACCTGGTGATGTTTTTATAGTAAATGAAGCAGGTTGGTTAGTTAGAGTAGACCAACTTACTAGCATGGTAATAGGACACGAGCATAAGGATGAGTTCTAGTATAGTAGAAGCAATTAATCAATATGGTTTTCCAATCATTGCTGCCATGGGTCTTGGTTATTTTGTCTTTTACGTTTGGAAATGGGTTACTACTGAAATCAAACCAGTATTAGGTGAAGCTAGTAGTACATTAATTGCTCTTATTGACAGAATTCGTATGTTAGACAATGATATGATTCGTTTAACACAAAAAATTAATATGGTTTTAGAATTCAAAGAGCAATATGAAAAAATTACAGGTAAAAGTTTAGACTTAGATGTAAGCGAAATAGAAGAAATTATAGATAAGGATTATAAAAATGTTTCAACAGAGCAAGTGGAGCAAGTGGTACGAAAGCCAAAACGAAACAACAAAAACGTGGCTAGATAATCAAGCTATATGGCATGACAAAGATATGGTAATATCTGGTTGTGTTGGTTTTGTAATTGGTGTACTGTTTGGAATAGTTATTTCGTTGTCGCTATAAAGACGCCGTTCCAATCTTTAGGTAGGTCTTGAGTTTTCATATACTCGCAACGTTCTATCCACATTTTATAGTAACCTTCCATTTTAGCATCAAAGTGTCTTTTTAATCTCTCACAAATCCAAATTGCTTCATCAAACTTTTGAGCTCTATATGCTTCATGCATTCTATCATGCATTTCCTTGCTTTTAAGCTGTGCAGGTGTTCCTTTTAAATCTAGAACAGTATGTATTCCTATACCTACACTTTTTCCTTTTACAGCAAGATCATCTACTTTCAAAAAGAACCAATCTTTTTTGCACTGTTTAACTGTTGCTTCTCCAACAAGTAACAAGCATCCGTACTCTTTACATTTGGATTCAATTCTAGCCGCTGTTGAAACTGAATCTCCTAAAACATCATAAGAATGTCGCTTTGTACTACCCATTTCGCCAAGGTAACCCAAGCCGCTATTAATGCCAGCACCCATACCGATGGGAGGTCTACCTTCTTCTTTGAGCGTTTCATTAAATTTCTCCACAGCCTTTAACATGCGTAATCCTGTATCCACGGCTGTATCTGGATGATCAGGATCGTCAGTTGGTGCATTATGAACGTGCATACTTGCGTCACCGATATATTTGATAACCATACCATTTGAATCAAGTATAGGCTGTGTAATAGCGTCCATGTAGCCATTCATTATTTGTGTTAAGCCTTTTACATCATCTCCAAAACTTTCACCTAATGGTGTAAAGCCACGCAAGTCCGAAAAGCAAATACTAATCTCACGCTTCATACCGTCTTTAATAAGTGCAGGATTTTCTTGTAGCATACGCACTACAGTTGGAGATGCATATCCTGCAAATTGTTTTTTAATTGCTTGCTTTTGAAAATACTCTGATGTAAATCTATTGAATACAGCATGTAAACTTACTAGTACAAACGCTAATATAGGCATTGTTACATCTAGTAAGTATAAGTACTCTTGCCACGCATATAAAGCGCCGTACGCTAGTCCTCCTGCAACTACTAGTATAGTTATACCTACAGCCCAAAAAGGCGCAAGCGTAGCAACTACAATAGCAAGTAAACTTACTACCGCTGTTGTTGCTAATTCTGCTAGATCAGACCAAAATGGTCTTTGTATTTGGTCGCCATCTAATACAGTTTGTAGTGTTACAGCAGCAGGTATGTAATTATATTGTGGTCCTGTAGGACTTGCAATAAAGCCACCTAATCCTTCTGCTGTTAATCCTAACACAACCGTGCGACCAGCAAACTGACTATAGTCGTCACTGGCCGCACTAATCGTGTCAAACTTTTTATTCCAACGTAACCAAATTTGCCCGTTAGGATCTGTGCTGATTATAGGATATCCAGGTACCCTAACTTTTTCAACACCACCTTCATTTGCCTTTATTTGATATGAAGGTGCCTGTGTGGCAAGTCTAATTACCTCTACAGCGAGTGACGGATACGTATCTTCTCCAATACGCATAATCAAGGGTACTCGGCGTACTACACCATCCACCTCAGGTGCTGTATTTAAAACGCCCACACCCCCGGCATTTTGACCTAGTAGAGGAATAGGGCCCAACATGCCTGGCCATTCAAACAGAAATGGCAATGGGTCGCCTATTTTAGCAACTCCGCGAGGAACGGAATTTTTGTTGACAGATGTAGTTCCTGTTTGTGCAATAACTACACCATTATCTGCAAGTGCATCGGCTAATACTTCGTCTCCACCTAGTCTATCAGGTTCTGAGAAAAGTATAGGTATTACAATAATACCTGCACCTGCTTCTCGAAGCTTCCAGATTATATCTGCTAAGACATCTCGCTTCCAAGGCCATTGACCGTACTTTTCAATAGCGGCTTCGTCAATAGCAACAATGCCAATATCTTGGGAGGTAGTTGGCTGATCTGTGTTTTGAAGTAGATCAAATTGCTTCAGCCGAGCTGTTTCCACTATAGTGCTATTCCCATAGTGTAACATAAAAATTACAAGGGCCGTAATAATACTTACAGACCAATGTGTGATCCACTTGCTCATAACGTATTTATAACATAGATAATGCTATTAAAAAGCCAATGTTCAACCCAATTGAACAAGTAAATGCAAAGTCTTTCCAATAGTTATATTTTACGTATTCATATTCTTCCATTACTTTTGCCTATTAGTTTTGCTTTGAGAGCATTCATTTCTGTTTCTCTGCTTGCTCTTTCAGGTGCTGAACCCAAGTTCGTTTCCTTAATACGTGCTTCCTCGGGTTTGCGTATATTTCTGGGTGTCGAATAACGATTAAGTCGTCTGTTCTGTTCTGCAATTCTTCTTCGGATATCTCGAACTTTGGCTTCAAGATCCAAGGTATTATTTTCTCTGTCATGAGTTGCCCTTTCTGCGACTGTGTTTGTCGCGCCCATATTTCTACAAATGATTTTACACAACCATTCCCTCATGCTGTATTTATTTTATAAGATCCCTAGGAAGGCTAGCCTAAGTAGTAAGAGCCAGGTTACTACGCATACTAGTAACCATAAGTAATGTCTATAAGTTGTGTCCTTATAGTGCCACATGAATGCCCTCTATGTGTATTTATTTTAGTTGTTTCTGTTTACAATTACTGTGCAACCATTTGCGTTTGCACAATAACCAGTTATACTAAAACTATCAGCACTTGTAGTAACATTTTGAGTAAGAGTGTAGTTGTATGCTCCACCCGAGTTTGTTAAATCTATTGCGGCGCTTGCTGAGTTACTTCCTCGTTGATTTACGTCTACACTGTGTCCGTCACCTGTAAGAACTATGTCTGCCCATTTTTGTCCACCATTACCTCGTTGGTATAAATCTACTGTATTAGAATCGCCTTGTATTTCTATGAATCCGTCGTGTCCTGCCTTGCCCATCTGAATGTGTTCTACTGTATTACTGTCACCATTTACTATATTTGCTAAATGATGTGGTGATCCTCCTCCTCCGTCTCTGTTGGTGTCTGTTTGATAACTGGCTACTGTGTTTCCATCTCCAGTCACAGTCCAGTATGCTTCGTGTCCGCCAGTTTCGTCTCCGTCATAGGTGTTATCGTCGTGTATGCCTTGACGTATAGTAATATTATTGTTTGGACCTGTAGAATTTAAACTTATGTAGTTGTCTTCGCTACGTTGTTGTATTTCTAAATTAAGATTATCACCACTTTGTGTAATATAGATTTCATTTGCAAACGCAGCTTGTGTTAAAAGTATTGTAAATATTCCTAAATAATATTTCATTGGTTTTGTTGTATGTCAATCTCATTAGACCCTGCACCCACTCTATAATCTAATATTGACTCTCCTTGTTGTTCCATTGTTATTATATAACCATATTCTTGGTTTAATCTTAATTGCAAATAATTTGTTAATCCTGCATCTGATCTTGATACAAAATAGTTTGGGTCTTCTTTTTCAAATGTAATTCTAGTTTCAGGATCGTACCCAAATTTTTGTTCTGCAAAAAATTGTTCTGTTTGTATATCTAATTCATTCCTAAATAATTGAGCTAATTGTGCATTTAGTTGATCAATCATATCATGTAATAATTCGCCTAAATAGTAATCAGTACCTCGCATTAAATCAGTTACCCAAATATCTTTTATGCTATCATTTAATGCGTCTGCGTCAAGATCATCAAACTCTAAATAATCGATATCTAAAAATTCAAATTGTTCTCGTTGTTTTTTTGCTAGTTCAAGCTCTTCCTCATCATAAGGAGAACGCTTTCTTAGTATTAACAATGTGCCAATTTGTTTTTCGTCTAAATCTAGTATAAGTGGTTTTGTAGGTGCTTGATAAGAAGTTTTTATCTGTGTAGTTTGGAAGGCCTGATTCATAATAACAAAACCTGTATCACTTTCAACAGATATTTCTCCTGTTACACACACTCCATCCTCGTCACAACTAGGCAACAGTGTTACCATGGTTCCGCCAATTTCATCTACTAACATGATAAAGTCAGTTCCCCTAACACCAATAGTGGCACTAGGGGTTCTGATTTTTACATTTTGTTGATATCGTTTTGCTATCTGCCCACTTGCATAACGTACTGTTCCTAATGATGCTTTTAAACTTATAGAACCTACATTATTTGAAGGATCATATACAAATTCATCAATTAGTAATCTACTATGCTCTGTAAGATCGACTCTAGTTTCATCAACGAAATCTATTCTCATAGTTCCTTTTGCTGTAACAGCCGTATCCATACTTTGGACATTAACTCCAGTGTCACCTGGAATAACCTGATTCTCCCTTTCTAGTACACCAGAACCCTTTATTTCGCCTATTGAACCTGCATCAGGCACGGCAAAAGCCGGCAAACTAGAAAGTGCCAGTATGACAAATACTGTTCTATTAATCAGATTGCGTAATGTCAACATCTTGATTGTCGCCACTAAATGTTGCTTCAATTACATTATCACCTAAACCACTTTGAGTAATATCATAAGTACTGCCGCCGCCTGTTACATCAAGGTTAATAGTGTGACCATTAATATCGCCGTCACCATCTACATCAATTGTAAAAGTATTTCCTGTGGCTGCTAAACTTGCTGAATTATCACTTACAAGTGTAAGTGCTACACTTGCACCGTCTACGTTTGTAGTTATAGTGTTTCCATCGCCGTCAATAGTAAAGTTTGCTACTAGGTTTTGTGCATCTGCACTTTCACCAATGTAAATGTTAAATGCATTACTATCGCCGTTTGTTGTGATATTTGCTGTAACAGTTTCACAGTTTGTTCCGCTTGTTTGGTCACAAGACATATCAACTGTATTGCTGTTACCTATGAAACTCCAAGTACCAGTGTAAGTATTGCCTTTGATGTTAGCAGCTATCGTGTTAGAATCACCTTGCTGGGTAATACTAAAAGTCATGTCATCACCATCAAGGTTAACATCTGTAGTAGAGTTACCTATCTGGTTATTAGAACCATCCTGTACAATATCTAAGTCTAAGTTATCTCCAACTTGCGTTATATAGATATCGTTAGCAAAAGATGGTGCTGCTACCATTAAAAGCCCGACTATCGCTGTGCTTTTAATTATGTTTTTCATTTTTTAGCCCTCTTCTGAAACTTCCGTATCAGTTATATTTGTTTGTTCATCTGTTGTTTCAGAAGTCGTTTCTTGTACAAATTTCCATAAACCATTACGTTCGCCCTCGTAAATAAGTTCAATAACACCTTGTTCAACCGCCGCTCTCACAGCATAGTTGACTGGCTCGTTTACTGAAAATCCTGCTTCTGTTTCAACTAATCTAGTTCCCATATCAAGGAACTTGAATATGTCCGCTCCGGATCTATAGCTTGCGATTGTTTTTTCTGTCGCAATGCTCATTAACACTTTCCCTGTGCTAACGCTTACAAGACGCATTACAACAGTTACCGTATCAACACGATATTCTGTTTGTAATCCTATCCCTAGATATCTTGCGCCTGCACCTCCGACTGCCGTATTACTGTCGTAACCAACAATGCCACCCTCAAGTATTAAACCTGCAAATAACATCGGCTTTAAAGGTGTAGGTCCATTTGGAAGTTCTCTTTCATAAACTTCTCTTGTTTGCCTAATCAATTGCCTTTCTTTAATTAAATTGTCCATGCCTACACGTTCAACAACTTCAAACCATGTCGAGTTGCCAACGTCTTGTAGTGCCTTAATTACCCAAACTTCGCTTCCTTGTGTAACAGCACTACTTAAACTGGCTACCATGTCTGATGGTTTTCTCTGTCCTGTTTTATCACTAAACTGATATACAGCAATAGTAATTTTAGGCCCATCGAGGTTTGGTACGTCTTCTAATCTGTCTTGTACAGGACTATCCTGTATTTTAGGCGATGTAGCATGATCCTCCAGTATCTGTAAGGCCGGAGTCATAGCACATCCTCCTAAAAGAAGTGTTAAAAGAAATATGATGCCTGCTAGTCTCAAAAGTTAAACTCCCCTAATCCGGGAATTGTAATTTCTGTAACTGACCCATCTTCTCCAGTAATAGTAAGTGTAATACTTCCTGTTACTGTATCTTTAATCCATGAAATAGTATTACCTTCTACTTCTGCCGTACCTGTATTAGCACAGGTATCACCGCAATCGGCAAACATCGCATCGACCATCTGTTTAGATAGTGTTGCATATATTCTACTTTCTAAATTTCTAATGAATTTGTTTAGGACGGAATTTTCAAGTTCTCGTTCAATACGAGCTGCTTCTGCTTCTGCTTCTTTTCTTAGCTCTTGTTTTCTATTGTGTTGAAGTTGCTCCACACTTAAAACATGAGTAGAGTAGCCGTTACCATAATGGAAAGCAGGGTTCTTGAATTTCCAGGTTAGTTCTGTTGCACCCACTGGGGAAAATCCTATTAGTGTTCCTAAAAGTGCAAATTGAATAAGTTTTTTCATACATACTCCGTTGCGAACGCCCTCACGCTCTGTTAACATTACTACCGTATATATTTATACGGAACTATAGTAGTAATTTATCTACTTTTAGATAAAATGCCTACTTGTGCTTGTCCTTGACTACGTGAATCACTGTCTATAAGTGGTAGTGAAAAACTAAGTCTGTTTAATATTGGGTCAAGGTTGTCTACGTCGAAGTATAAACTTGCTCTTATATTTTTTTGTAGGATTAAGAAGTGTTCGTCTCCTTGTGATACACCATAGTTCTTTACAGCTAATTTTACTAGGTCTGCGGCTGTTACATTGGTTCCTAGTTTTCCTACTTTAATGGCAAGTGGTTGAGCATCAGGGGCTTTGAATATTGCAGATATAATCTTAACAGATTCATCTGGTCCTAATCCGTTTGCTTCTAAGAATTGTGCATAGTTGTTTGCATTGATTTTGTTTACTTTTGCTAGTTCTGCACCTTTTACTGGATCATTTGGAAATAGACTAGACCAAAACTCTTTGTTTCCGTGTAACATTCCAAGTGTACCTTTTGTAGGTGATAGTCTACCACCTGAACTTGTCATGCCGGCTTTGACTTCTACTGGAGTTCCGTCTACGTCAATATCGCCCTTTGCGCCTTTTAATCTAATTCTAGGACTTAGGATTGCGAGTGCAAATTCTCCTGGTCCTTTGTTGTCTTGTCTAAACGGAGCAAAGTTAAACATAGTATCAAATAGTCGTTGACTAAATGGTGTTCCTGTTAACCAATCACTCCAGCCTGACAATGGTTGCATAAGTGCCCGTGTATCGATATGATCTGCTTGTCCTAAAGTTTTAGCAAATGCAATTTTTTCTTCTACTGTTCCTTCAGTCTTATCTATTGCGTCAACTAACCCCTCAAGAAAGCCTGCACCATAGGTTTGATCATCTTCTGGTTTTGTATTTTCAGGACGTAGTGCGGCAACTATTCTACTTTCAAGGCCGCCATCGTCTGCTGACACTTTTGTACTAATGACTTTCCATAGCTCGTCAACAACCGCTGGATCTGCTTGCATCTTATCATAGATGCGTTGCATTTTCCTTACTTGATCACGATTGTTTTCTACTAATCTAAAGTCTTTAAAGCGCATGTACTCATTTCCTTATATAGAGTATTTATCTATTTTAGGAAACAACATGTCGGTGCAGAACTTTTCTACGTCTGCTTCATTGAGGCCTAGAGTTTTCATTACCCTAGGAGTGTGTGGATTCTGTTGCTGATTTTCACAGTAATAATTCTGTGCAGCTAGAGTCATATATTTGTCGCCGTAGCCCATAAAGTTAGGTACTTCTTCAAACCATGCTTGTAAATTTGCGATAGCCAAATCTATAATTTCTACAGCCTCTTCTTCAGTAGTAACATTGCCTGCAGCAATCATGCTATCTGAAAATATATTTTGTGCCCATTCAGGCAATTCTCTTTTCTTACTTGGTATGAAGTCTTTTACAGCATCACGGTACCCATCTATCATAGGATGGTTATCTCCGCCACTACTTGCTGAAAAATCATGAAAGGCTCCTGTCATTTTGCGTTTTCCTGCAATAACATCAAAGCCATATATGGGTGCATCGTTATCTAGTGTAGGAAAACAGCATACATGCATCATCCATAAGCCTTTTGATTCACGTGCATCTACAACATCTATATGTGCTCTACGTACATAGTTGTTTGCCCAAACTCTGTTTATCCATCCGTTCTCTGGTTGATTAAAATGGGCTAATCCTGGCTCTTCGATTTCAGTAGCATGTTTGTCAAATATTTCTAGTATTTGATTCTGACACTCAATCAGTCTGTTCCATATAATGCTCAATATCTAACTCCATAAGCTCTTTAAAGAGCTTTGTACTTGATTCAAAAACAAACTTTGCTTCTTCTGCCATATCATCGTTAATTTTTGATCTAATCTTTTCTTTAAGTTCATTTGTATCGCCGTCAAAGTTATACATTCTTCCTTGTCCGGGTATACGTTTACTTATTATTTGTCCGCCACTTAAATCTCCCATATGGAGAACATATATATGAGCCATTACCTTATTTGGATCAGACATTATCGTTTTCATATGTCCTAGATATTCGTTTGTACTTTCGACTATTGGCGGTGGTAGTTGATTATTCCAAAGCTCAAGATAGTCTTCATGAATAGCGTTTTTCCTGCGTATTTCAAACAAGTCATCTAGCAAGCCATGCACATTCGCAATAGCTTCTAGCACGTCATATTTTTTATGTTGATTCCAAAGGTAAGTTGCATAGAACTGTGGGTTAATTTTTCCACTCATAAGAACTTTGACAAACTCTTGTCTTTCTGCTTCTTTGTGGTGTTCCCAAGTAAGTTCTTTAATTTTTGTCATTCATCAGCTTCTTCTAACTTAATCTGTAGTGGAAATCCTTTGTTCCTACTTGCTGTAGTCGCTTCAGTTGCTTTTATTTCTGCAATTTCGTAGGAATAAATTCCAACTATTCCACTTCCTTCTGTATGTATCTGCATTGTAAGTTCTTCTGCAGATAATTGACTGTGTCTAAAGATATTTGTTAGAAGGAATACTACCCACTCCATTGGAGTTTGTTCGTCATTAAGGAACACTACTTTATACTTGCTAGGCTCTTTAATTTCCTGTGTAATTTTTTCGTCTAATTTTATATCTAAATCTACTGACATCTTTTATTCACTCCAATAAATGGGGGAGTGTAATACTCCCCCTAGACTAGTTACTTCTCGCTAACTTCGCCGTCGATAGTAAGACCGTCATTGATCTTAATTTTCTTAGGTTGTAGCTCTTCTGGAACTTCACGTTTCAAGTGAATGTTCAGCATACCTAGTTCAAGACCAGCGTTTACAACGTCAACGTGGTCAGCAAGTGTAAATTCTCTACGGAATGAACGACCGCCAATTCCTTTGTGTAGATAGTTTACATCGTCGTCCCCTTTTGGAGCTGTACCTTCAATTTTCAAAGTGTTTTTATCTTTTTCAATTGAAAGGTTGTCCATACCAAAGCCAGCAACCGCTAACGAAATCATATATTCGTCATCGTTGATCTGTGCAATGTTGTATGGGGGATACCCTTGACCTTTTGCTGAGTTTTCAAATATTCTATCCATCTCATTAAAGATGTTATCGAACCCTACAAAATGTCTGTGAATTGAGGGTAAGTCTAAGGTTGTTATTCTTGTCATAGTTTTCTCCTTTATTAAGCAAGATTTATATAAAGAGTCCCTAATGGGCACTCCACCTTTAATGTATTGGGGAGAATCAATCTCCCCTCTACACTTTTATTTATCAATTATAGTATACTATAATTTGAATTTGAAGTCAACTATAAAGAACGCAATATCTTTATCAAATGACTTATCAAAGTCTACTTCAAGATAAGGCACTACAGTAAACTTATCATTTACTTTGTATTCTACACCAGTAAATGTTTGCATGTGACTGTAACCTGCATCTTTTGTATTGTAATTATAGTTAAATTGGGGTTCAAATGTTATAAACGGTTTGAACTTTCCAACTTTATAATTGTATCCGAATTGCGGACGGTAACGTAAGACGTCATCCTTCTGCTCTCGAATTCTGTGTTCAAAACGATGATTGTACCAAAACCCATTGCTAGAGAACTGTTTTATTTGTGCTCTAAGCCAATGTTCTTGTCTATCACCTTTTTGTACGTTGCGGTACTCTACTCTATACGGAGTATCGGCAAAATCATAACGTAAAATATATTGTTGTACATCTAACCCTATGTTTTGTCTAGTTCCAAAAGTAAAGTCTCCGCTTTTTATAAAAGTATTAGTTTCTGTATGGTCAAAATCTTCTGCATGTGCAAAAGTTGAAGAACATAGCATTACTAAACTTATAATTATACTTCTCATAGTTATCTTCTCCATTAGATAACAAAGGTTAGTAATCCTGCTGTTCCACATAACATGAATGCCCAAGATCCTAATGCTTTGTAATATACCCTATAGGGTGTTCCGAAATATCGATTACCTATCATTACGCACTTGTGCGTAGGCGATAGCAAATACCCTGCGTAGTCTATAGCAAAAAACCATAAGAAATATTCCATTCCAAACAGTTGTGCTAGTAGAACAGCGAAAGCAATAAACTTTCCGCTACTACCCATTAAGAAACTTGCCGCAAAACCAATAGCAGAAATACTCAACATACCAATTAAGGTTGTTGGATCAAACGCACTGTCTGTAATTAGTGCCTTAAACTCTGCTTCGTTGGCTTTAAAATAGTTGCCTAGTACAATTACAACACCTACAACAATAAGTACTTCCCAATTAATGTAACTGAGAATTTTCTTATAATTCCAAGTTGTTGTAATTAACATATAGTACAATGCTAATAATCCAAAACTCAAGTAATAGTTGTTGAATGCAATATAACTTGCAATAGCAACAATCATAGGAAACACATTACGTGTAACCGCACTCATTTTGAACTTGGTTGGTGTAATTACTACATCATCTTCGTGTACCTGTGTCCAGATATACCAACCTATGAATAGTAATGACACAGCAAGTAGAGGCCATATCATAGCCATCCATGCACTAAATGTCAAACCAAATGCCGCAATAGGTAGGATAACTGTTTTCTCTAGCGGAGACCATAGATAATAATGGTGTGTTGCTAGATAGTCAACTATTCCCATCTTTTGGCGTCCTGGACCATCTTTAGGCGCAACAGTATCTAGCAAACCTGCTGACACTGTAACACGACCTGAGATAGGTAACACGCCGCCAATTGCGGAAAGGATAACTAGGACGAATCTATTTGAGCGGAAGACATTTCTTACGTAGGCAAAAACAGGGGCAAAGAGTTGATGCTCTTTTGCTAGTCCCGCACTGATCATAACG